GACCGCTACCTGATTCAGGATGGTGAGATCAGGCAAGTCCTGAAGGATGGCGACTACGCTTCGATTTACTCAACATCTCTGGCATACCAGCGCGGTGAGTACGAAAACTACCTGCGCTGCCGTATGAATACCGACGTTGAGCTCACGACCATTCTGATCCCGTTCATCGACGTGAATCAGAAGATCGAGTACACTTCGCCGACGACGAAAGAGAAGCACCAGTACATCGTGAAGTCCGTGAACATGGATGTGTCCGGCTTCAAGATGACGATGAAGCTGGCACGGTTCTACAATTATTATCCGTTCTACGAATAAGGAGAAGAATTATGGATAGAGTAGCTATGGCATTGGTAAGAGAGTATCTTGAAAATGTCCTGAAAGAGGCTGGCCTTGAAATCCCGTTCGAGGTGTTCACAGTGTGGAAGTGCAAGACGCTCCAGAACTGGAAGTTCATGATTTCCAGCACAATCCCGTCCAGCGAGATTGGCGGCATGTACTTTGAGATGACCTACAATGGTGATAAGAAAGAGTGGTATCTCGACGCGTACAGGAAAGTCGAGAACCGCGTGATTCAGGGCGACAAGAGATGGTAATGTTATGAACTACGCAGACGCATGAGTTAAAAATAGGGCTACCGCCAATCACGGTAGCCCGCTATTTTTGTTTTAGGAGGTGTTATTATCGGTACCGATCAGTCCATTGACATGGAATTTCTGAAATCATATACTGATACCGTCGTTCAGAGCGTATTGAGTTCTCTGAGCCGAGAGCATTTTGACAACTGCATAGACAGTGCATGTATTCATTCTCTTTCGGAGGATGACATGAAAGATTATTACCCGACGATCAACGGGAAAACAGTACACATCAGGGCAAAATCCCAGCAGGAGATGGCCGGGAAGGTAGCTCAGATGCTTGGCAAAACTGCCGAAGGGCAGATAACGCTATCAAGCTATGCTGATAAATGGCTTGAAAGAAAGAAATCAAAACCGGCTGGTAAACGCATCAGAGAAACGACTGTCGTAGAGTACAGCCGACAAATCATTATGATTAAACGCTTCTTTGGTGATACCACATTGGATAGCCTGTCAACAGCGCACGTCCAACAGTTTGCCGACTGGCTCGCTCACGGCAAATCCAACGGCCTGAAGAACGACATTGCGGAGCAGACCATTGCGCGAACACTGGCCACGCTCAGGCAAATCGTGGAAGACGCTGTCGAGGTCACAGAGGTCTTGCCTCGCATGCCATACAAGCCGAAGCTGATAGAGAACAACGGCAGAAAGTCTGCTCACCACAAAGCCCTCCCACCAAAGCTGTTCGACACAGTGAGACGGGCGATACCGACGCTGGATAAACCACAAGAGCGCATACTGATGGCGCTCCTGGCCACAACAGGTATGCGACCAGAGGAGATATATGGCCTGAGATGGGAAGACATATCGCCAGACTGGCACTATATACAAATCAAACGAGCCGTTACATATCCAGAGCGTAGCAAGCCAGTCGTGGGCAAGCCTAAGACAAACAATTCAAACCGCTTCGTTAATCTGGTCGGCTGGGTGGCTGATAGCTTGAAGCCCTATGCCCAAGAGTCCGGCTATATCTTCGGTGGTGACAACCCGCTGTGCTATTCATCAGTCAAAAGATTACAGCGCGGCGCCTGGGCAAACGTCGGTCTGAAGGGCACCGGCGTCACACCGTATGATTTCCGCGCAAATTTTGCTACGATGTTATGCGAGAGCGGCAAGACAGATAAACAGGTCGCCGACCTGATGGGACATGCCGACACACGCATGGTCAACACTGTGTACGCGCCAGCCCGGAAAGACGGCATATTAATGCATAATTATGCATGTGAGCAGCTCTTCGGTATGTAAACCCACCAAAAAATCCACACAAAAATCGTATCAATAGTCCAGTGAAATGAACAGTTTTAGTAACTCAGTCCCACCAAAAAACCCACCAAAATCCATTTATGCACCCAAAATTTCACGCCAAAAAGCGCAAAAAGAAAAGCGCTAATCTCGTTGTGAAATCAGCACTTTTCGTAGGTGGTGGGATTAGTAGGGCTCGAACCTATGACCTCCACGATGTCAACTGAGGATTTTATACATTACTAATGAATATTATGCATTGTTTATGCAGTTGTCAGATCGCCACCAAAGCACCATCATGGGTGATGTTTTGTTGACCATCTGATCGCACTCTCTACAGATTATATGCACGATAATGCATATAATTTTACCCATTAATTGCACATTTGTATCTATTTATACGCAATAACTAAGAACTTTTCAAGCGGTTTACTTAGCGCTTTTCACAACTTTTCAATAGTTACGACACAAGTAAAATTAAAGTTAAAAATAGGGGCTACCGTTTTTGGCGGTAACCCCATTTTTTACCGACTTATAGCCGGTTACGCCCCTTTGGAGTAGATGGCCTGTACGAGATAACCGGGAAGCTGAGCGATGATTGCATCGCCGAGTTCCTTCGCGTCGTTCACACCGTTGAGGACAATGTCACCGATGTCGATGGACACGTCTCCGCCAGTCGTACCCTCAAGAATCTCCGGCATATCAATACTCTTCAGCATGCTGGTCAGCAAAGACGACACCTCAGACCCACGGTTGATAGTATCGTAGTACCTCGTGAAGTCGATGCCGCTAAGCACGTCCGTCACGGGGAGTAGCTGATTGCCCATGTTGTCATAGATGTTATTGTTCGTCTTCTGTTTCTCAAGGCCGTCAATGACCATCTGATACATCTGATCGTTGATGGCGTCCTGCGCGTCTTCCAGCGCGTCCTCATCGGCCACGTAGTGGAAGCCTTGCTGGTTATCGTACAGGAGAACCCTGCGCTGTCTCGCGTCTTCGAGTTCGTTCAGCGCGTTCATCAGATCGATTTGGCGCTGATACTCGTCATTCTGCTTTTCAAGGACCTCAATCTTCAGGTCGAGAATGGCATCGTTCCACTCCTCCTGATTGGCCTTGATGTCCATGATTTTATCTTCGTTGTCCTGAAGCTGTTTATTCAGTTCCTGATACTTTTCAGACAGGACATCCAGCCCCTGCATCTGGTCACGAAGCTCATTGTTCTGCTCGCGCAGGTTGTCGATTTGCTTCATGCCAGCAGAGATGAGGTTCCTGTAGCTGTTGATTTCGGCGTTTCCGCCCTGCGCTTCACGCAGTCTCTGCAAGCCCTCAATCTTGTTCTGGAGATTATCCAGATAGTAAATGCTGGTTTGCAGATTGTTCATGGTGATGTTCCGCGCCTCGTCGTTTAGTTCAGACAGGTTGACCTTTGCGTCGCTGATCGTCGAGTTGAGCTCTTCAATCTGCTTCGCGTAGTTGTACCAGTCGTCACTGCCAACCTTAATGATACCGGCGTTCACCTGATCAGTGAGCTCTGTCTGTAGCGCGTTCTGTTCCTCGCCGAGGTTCTTGATAACGCTCTCTGTCAGCTTAATGGCATCGAGATAGTCGTCTTTAGTCATTTCCTGACCATATGCTTCCTTTACCTCAATCAGCTTGTTGAACGTGTCTATTTGCTGGTTGAGCATTTCGTCAATGTTTCCGAAGCTGTTTACGATATTGTCCAGCTTCTGCTTTGACAGGTCATACAGCTGATCGTTCAGGGATTCGATGGTTTCCTCGCAACCCTTCGCTTTGTCCCACCATGTCTGGTAGGTCTGAATGGCTTTTCTGGTCTCCTCGTCGTACTCTTCGATGTCGATGGTGCCTTCCTGAATCTTCTTCACGACGTCAGCCGCAAGCCCAGCGCGGGACGCGAAGTCCTCCGCTTGCTTCTTGTAGCGGTTGACAGCCTGTGTGTTCAGATCGAGCTCGGCTCTGACGTTCTGGATGGCTTTGGTAAGCTCGCTGTTTTGCGCGAGATGACCGATGCTCTTCTCAGAAGACTTGATGTAATCAGATGTCTTTTTCTTGAGGAGTTCGAGCGCAGTGGGAATCCAGTCGACGAGCTTCTCAGCCCATTCAAGAGCGGCTTTGATTCCGCCGCCTTTCTTGCCGCCACCGCCGCCTTTTTTCTTTGTGGTTCCAGCGGTCGTAAGAATATCGCCAGAGCCATCGACCCACGACGCCAACGAACTCTTCCCAGACGTCTTAAATACAAACGCGTCCTCTCTCGCCCGCATGCTCGCGAACGCTCCGCCGCGTTTTACACCACCGTTTCTGAACGCGTCAAACACTCGACCGATCAAACCGCGCCGTTTGATTTTCTTCGTCTCTTCGGCGTTGTGAACAATGTCACCTTTGTTCAGGTTCGTAAACCTCGGACCGTTGTCGGTACCAAGCTCGTACGTCCCTTCGCTGACGTGCTCAATCAATTCGGCGCCCTGCTCGTCAACGAGCGACATGCCAGGGTCGGCGCTTGACGTACCAGACGCGCTTGCTTTGCCGGACTTACGAGAGTCTGTGATATCAATTGGTTCGCCAGTGTCTCCCCCACGATAGCCGGGGTCGTTATACTGAATGTTGACGGTGTACGTCCCGCTCTGCCCGTCAAGAGCGTTGATGCTCTGTTGCGCAGCGGCTGTATCGCCGTTTACGTCAACAGTAACGGGCTCCTCGGACACCTCTTGTACAGCGGCGGTCACCGGCTCGATGTTCGGTGCGGGCGCGTTCATCATTTCTTCCTGCGTGATATGCAGGGCCTCATCATAGGCGGACGCTTTCTCAAACGCGGCGTCCCAACCCTCTTGCACCTGCTGTAACCAGAGCAACAGACCTTTGCCGCCGTTCTCGGGCTTGTCTGCGTTTACAATACCTTGGATCGTGTCATTCTGAAGCAGTTCAGACACATAGTCATACATTGCGTCTTCGTCCAATACCTCTCCGTTGGAAAGGATTGGCGTCATGTGCAGGATAATGTCCTGATTATACGGCTCTCCATCAGTACCGGCAGAGAACTCCATTGAATACAATGTGGCGATATCATCATCCCCGACGTCGTATCCGGCGGCTCTCATTTTCTCCGCGCCGACCTGCGGGCGCTTTCTGAGATTGACATTTTTAACAAGCTGGTCGAAGAAGTCGGCGAGACTTGCTGTTACGCCAGCAAACAGTTCCCTGTTGACACCCATAGAACTGAGCACAGTGGCGATACTGTCGTCGTCAGCGTCCTTAAACGCGCCACCTTTATACTCCTGCCTGACCCTGTCGAAGTCATACATTGACTTCATCGTCATCATGGCCGCGTCATGCAGGTCGCCTTCGCTATCACTCAGAGATTCAAAGACTTCCTGGAATGCCTGTGCAGCCTTCTCCTCTTCTGTCGGCCCAAACTTTTCGGCATAGCCCTCCGGCGAGTAAAGCTGTGTACCTTTATACAGGGGTGCTGTTGGGAATTTGGGTTCAGGTACATCCGGCGCGTCTTCTGTGAATGCTTTGTATACAGACGTCGCTGTGTCCTCGGCGCCGTAAACGATTCCGGCAAAGAAGTCCGCTAACGCCTTACTCGCTCCATTAACAGCGTCGGTTCTGTTCTGACTGGCCTCTTCAGAAAACAGTTCACCAATTCCACCAAGCAAATCGCGTATCGGTGACAAGAAGAACGTCTCGGTGTCCTGAACGGCGAGTTTACGCAACGTGTCACCGATGCCGGTGAAGATGGCGTCTCCGTCAATGATTCCTTCTGCCGCGTTCGTTGCCTGAGCATTTTGTAGGTTCTCCTCAAACATCTGATCAAGAAGAGCTTGCCGCTCTTCTGCCTCTTTCGCAAGTGCGGCAATTCTGGCAGCTTCAGCCTCGGCGGCTTCGCGTGCGGCTTCTTCAGCGGCAACCATTATTCTCTCTTGCTCAGCACGATACGCAGAGAGCGCATCATCGAACGTTGTTCCAGTTTCTAAATCTTTTGCGGCGAGATTATCGATGTTTTCTTGGTTTAATAAGAACCGCAGTACGTCTTTGCTGGACGGTTTTCTCGCTCCTGTATTTCCGGTGATTTCAGCAAATCTGGACGTCAGTTCATTAAAATCAAACATGCTCTGCGCGACAGCCAACAATTCATCATCGTTGATATTTCCAGACTTATACTGCTCGGCGAGTCTGTATGCACTGGAGTTCTCAACTTCCTGACGGTGTTGTTCGCGCTCACGGAGCATCTGATTTGTTCGACGTGTCTCGTCTGTTAAACCAAAGCGGTCTGCGTATTCCTCCGCAAATTCATCGAACAATTCTCCGCTTTCCTGCATAGCTACGACGTCTCTGAATGCATCTACTATTGCTTTTGCCTCAGCGTCAGCACTGTCTCCAGCGGCATCCACATAGTCAAGCACCTGTCTGATAAGACTATAGTCACCAGTGCCAGGTGCACCGTTTTGAAGTGTTGCCAGTAGTTTGCCAGTCGCATCATACTCCGGCCTCTGAACAAGTCCGCCATTAGTCGCACGAGCATACATGCCATATGTGCTTAGCAAGGCGTTGCCGTTTTTGTCCTCAAATGTCGTTGTGCCGTCTTTGGCTGTTACGCTTTCCACGTCGCCAAGCAACACCTCTGACCCATCGGCGTTAATGAAGAGTTTGCCGTTCCTGTAATCAAACTCGCTGTTGGCGATCCGATACGCATCATTCAGCGTGAGCATACCGCTCTCGTCGATTTTCGCGCTCGTGATTTTCCCGATGTCTTCTGTGTAAGTGCTGATGGCTTTGCCGTCCTCGCCGATTTTGCTCTTCGTGGCTGTGACATTGCCTTTTTCGTCCTGTTTGAGTTTCCACTCGTCATAGTCACCGAACATCATATTAAATGCATCTTCGGGGCTCTTGAAGATACCGGTGTTCCTACCCATCTCATCGAAGTACAGAATACTTCCATCTTTCCCGGCCATAAACGAGCCGCCGCGACCTTCCTGCGCGAGCATACCGTTCAGCGGGTTGACCGCGAGTGCCGCATTGAACGCAGACAGTGCGGAGGTGGCCGCTCTTACAGCCGAGGCGTTGTCGTTGAATGCCGTTGTGTCCTCACCGGCGGCGTCGGTAAATGAGCCGAAGCTCTCTGCGGCGGCCTCGCTGGCATCTTGGACTTTTTTGTTGTACTCGGTAAAGACAGTCGAGTCCCAGCCGTCCTGCATCATCTTCACAAAGCTGTCATACACGTTACCATTGAACGTCAGCTTCCCGTTCTCATCAAGACCAGCGGCTGCACCCATGATGCTTCTGATGGTCTCAGTCACAGTCGAGCCAAGGATCGTCTGCATAGACTGATTGAGAGCACCAGTGAGATTAGACTGTATAAATTTTTGCCCATTTTCGCGGGTAAAGAATTTGCCGTTACCTTCGATGCCGAAGTTGTCGTTCATCACTCTTGTGAGTGCGCCAAGCTGATCAGTGAGCCCACCAAACGTTGTGTCTGTCCAAACCTTCAGGGTATCACTGAAGTTATCAAATGTCTGCGGTTGTCCATCGGCACCAAGAATAGCCTGTCCATTGCCGTCAACAAGTTTGAACTTGCCGTCCGCTGTTACATTAACATTGATTTCAGATAGCGACGCGGCAACACTTTCCAGCGAAGCGAACGCGTTATTTGCACTCAGATTCAGTGCGGTATCTACCTGTGTGTATGTTTCCTGCGCACCGGTTACAACGTTTGTAAGAACGCCTTGTCCCTTTTCAATAGAGAACTGAATGTTTTCACCAGCTGTGGCATATGCGTCATTGATAGCAACCACAAGACTAGCAAGCTCACTCATTGATCCGCTCGTAATTTCTGTCATCGCTTCCTGGGCAGAAGTATACACCTCGCCAGAAGACAGCCTGTACACACCATTGAGTGAATCGTAACTGAACGACCTGTCGTCACCCATTTTCTCGAGAACGCCATTGAGTACATCAACAGACTTCTTTGGTGCTGTCATGATATCGCCGAACGCGGCGGCTATCACTTCATCCAGTGTCTCAAACAATTTATCACCGAAGCTATACTGGCCGTCTGCCGTCATGCCGATTTTATCGAGAATGCCCTCTGCCGACAGCGCATCATTCAATGCATTGAGCCCTCTGGTAACCTCGGACGCACCTGTGCTCAGCGCCTCATTAAGGGTCTCTGTTGCGGCCTTGACTTCTGCCGCTTTGTCGGCGACGCCGGTATATTGACCGCCGATTTCGTTTATCCTATCAAGCGTACTCTGGATGCTGGTTACAGACGACGAGATAACGGCAGTGGCGCCCAACGTAAGAGTGCCGAACGTCTGCTTCTCACCCGTAGCGGTATCGGTTATCGTCTGTTGTCCCGCTTCTACAGTTGCCCTCAGGCTGGAGTCCGCCTCAGTGAGATAACTATTAATACTCTCGATTGCGCTTGCGAGTGATGTTACAGCCTCGCCAGCAATGTCATTCAGGGCTGTCGCGGTAGACGTATACGACTTAACGAAGTTCCCCTGTTGGTCGAAGATGTCATACTGTTTTGTGTCCTTATTATATTTTGCCGTCTCTGTCCTGCCCATCGCCCTGAGTGTTGACTCAATAACATCAACAGAACCTGCTGTGCTTATTCCGCTAAATACGGTCTGAAGCATGCCAGCCAAATCATACTCTTCGCCGTCAACGGTAAACTTACCATTTTCGTTAATGCCAAGAGCTTTGTTGATGCCGAGGTCTGTCAGCGATTTCTGCCACGCGGCGAGTGCACTGTTTCCAAAGTCGGTACCGCTATCTGCCATCGCCTGAGCCAAACCGTCACCAATCGGCTTCGCTTGTCCATCGGCAAGAATGATATTACCGTTAGACATATCGAGAGTGATTTTGCCGCCAGCAATGGTTTCCAGCGCGGCGGTCATTTTTGTGGCGTTGTCTCTCTCTGTTGTGATATAGTCACCGAACACGCCGGAGATAGCGGCAGCAAGGCTTTCTACTGGATTGCCGTTAACTGTCCACTGGCCATTATCGTAGCCCATCGCGTTTTCAATACCCTTGCTTGCCGCGAGAGCATTGAAAGCCTCTACCATCGTTGATGCCTTTTGCGCGGTTTCGTTCCACATTTCGGCGACGGCGTCAATATTTTGCTCGTAACCGTCCTTCTTTCCAACGATATTACCGTTGGTGTCATAAATACGGTACCTGCCGTCATCGTCGAGCTTCAGCCTTGTCTTCAGCCCAGCCTGCGCGGCCTCTTTGTTGATTTGTATGACTTGTTTTTCAGCCTCGGTAACAATGTTTCCGTACTTCTCAGTCAGTCCATACAAATAGTTCTGCACGTTCTCCAGCCCGACGACGGCGTTCCCGCTCGCGTCAGTAACAGGCGTACCATCATCGTAAACCAGCCGATGCTGTCCATCGCTATACGCGATTCGAGGTTTCCTCTCACCCTCTGGCATATTCAGACTCGCGATTAAAGCCGCGAGAGACATGAGCGCCGCCGTGTTGGCGTTAGTGGCCGACGTCAGGTCTGATGTTGAAGCCACGATTTGGCTGTTCATCAGGGTGGCGGCATCAATATTCTGCTCACCGGCCTTGCCCTGATAGTCATACCATGCTTTAATCAAGCCAGCCATGTCACCTTCGCCGCTGTTGTACTTCGCAACAGCTTCCTTGAAGGCGTTACTGCTCTTTACAAACTCTGTGTAGTCAGGCGCCTGCGCCTGTTCTTCGAGCGTCGGAGACTTGAGCTTGTACTTCTTACTTTCGTCAGCGATAAACTCATTGAGCTCGCCGAACATATGCTCGACCAGTTCAGAACTGATTCCCATCAGCCGCCCGATTTCTTCAGATGTGCGCTCGCCATTCAGTGTTCCATTCTTGTTCAGGATGCCAAGCTTAATAGCGTCCTCTTGGAAGTTCCTTGCGCCGTAGCCGGTGTCTTCGCTTTTCCCGGGAGCAGACTTAGTCAGGTAACGAGCCAGCAGCTTCCTCTGCTCTTCGCTCCCGTAATAGTTCCCACCAGCGCCAAGCAGGTATTCCTGTGCGGCCTTGTATTCAAGATTGCCGACACGGCCAGACTTATAGCCCTCCTCGAGTGCCTTGTATGCCTCGAGCGCTTCGTCGTAGTCGTCACCCTCCTGAGGTCCGCCCTTCGCCATCTGCCATTTGGAGTAAGCGGAGGTCGCGTCCTTGATTTGCGCAGCGAGACGATTATACAGGTCAATCTCCTGATTGATGAGGGTCATATTCTTTGTGATGTCAGCAATGCTTTCTTTCGCGAGCTTGAGCTGTTCCTCGCGGGTCTTACCAGCGACATCGGCAACGTTCTCGTTGCTGTACTTTGTGTACTCAGCAAGTGCATCCTGAAGCTTCTTGGCCTGCTGGACATACTCAGACTGCTTGCTGATCATATCAGCGTACATCTTCTCAGACGCGTCGTTCAGCTTCTTGACGACTTCTTTATTGAATGTGTCCTGATTAAACCAGATGGTCCCATGCGAGCTCTCGACTGCTTTCAGGAAATCGTAATCCCCCATGTCCACCAGAGACTGGTAGTCCTCTTCGCTGATGCCGCGAGTGCCGTAGCCGGTGTTTTTCCTGATGGTCGCGCCGGTCTGCCTGAAGCCAAGCAGGTCGGTGATTGTCTTAGACAACCCGGACGCCGTTGTCGTGCTGAGTTCGGGTGTGCCAGCAACATACAGTTCCTGCATCAGGCCAATGAAGTTTTCGATGTCAACATCGGCAGCTTTCAACTGAGCCCTGAATTTATCAAATTTCGCGTCATTCAGTACGTCCTCTGTGATTTTCACAGACTTCGCCATCTCAGTGATTTTATCATAGGTCGCCGCAAAGCCGCTGTCTGTCTTCCGAAGCTCGAGTAGTACTCTGTTGCTGTGAATGTCTGGGATGACGGTCGTGCCGATGGCGTCCCTGAACTCCCGCATGCGGGTATAAAGCTCGGTTGTCGTTTCTCCGCGAAGCTCCATCTGCTCCATACGGTCGTTCAGCGACTGATATTCCGTTATCAGCTGTGCTTTGAGTTTCGCCGCAGACGTCCTTGTCGCTTCGCTGATATCTGCATAATTCTGATACACCATATCTGCGCTCAGACCAAGGAAGCGCATCTCATCACCGCTCGCGGCTTTGTTCTGCCAGTATGTGATTTGATCAGCGGCCTGATTCTGCATATCTCGCAGATAATTGAACATGGCAAGAGAGCCCTTGATGTCGTTTCCGACAAAACCCTTCTCCATGTATTTGTTCGTCTGGTCAACAACCTCATCGACAGCGTTGAGCATATGCTCACTCATGACTGCGCTCATTTCCCTCTCGTCGAGTTCATAGAACGAGGCCATGTAGTCGTTAAGTTCTTCTTTTGTATCCTTTACATACTGTTCGCCGTCCGTCGTCGTGCCGAGATTAGACAGCAGTGCTGGCAGCGACATGTTCATCTCATACTGCTTTTCCCACGCGGCCTTGTTCAGGTCATATGCAGTGTTGCCGCGCTCGGCCTCAAGCTGGCGGGCGATCATCAACTGTGTGCGAAGCTCTTCGGTCTGCTGTCTGAGGTCGTTCTTCGTCTGCTCGTCTGTGAAGTTCAGCGGTCCCTTGTCGACCAACGCCTGATATTGTGCTTCGACATTGGCAAGCTCCTGTTCAAGAGACGCGACCTCATCCTTGGATTCCTTCCAAGACGCAGTGGCATCGTCTGCCGCTTGTGTAGCAATCTGTTCAGCATTAGCCGCGTTGTTCCACGCTTCGCCGATTTTGCCAAGAGCCCACATGACAGCTGAAATAGCCGCCATCGCCCCGAGGTTGGCAAGCAATCCTTTGAACACGCCGCCAAGCGCTTTGATTTTCATGCCAGCAACAGTGGCGCCGTCACCGACCTGAATCAAACCCTTGCTATATTTCAGAGCGAACTCGGTCGCTCCATTCATTGTATAGTTCGCACCACCCATCGACTCCTGCATTGCAGAGATAGCTTTCTGAGTGGCCACCGTTTTATCGAGCGTCTGTCCGTAGAACTTATTGTACTGCTCGACAAAATTGCCGTCTACTTTTCCAGAGCTTTTTGAGCCGAACGGGAGCAGTGATGCAAACCCTGTTAAGGCATTGCCGCCACCGAGCTTGGCCAACCCAATCGTTCCAAGCGCACCGAACGCGGGACCGATTGCCCCGATTTTGCTGATGAGACTATCGAGCGCATTCAGGATATTGGCGCCGCCGCCATAGAACATTTTGATCATGTCGCTGTTGACGACCGTCTGCGAGAGGTTTTCCCACGACGCCGTCAACTGAGCCTGCTTGGCCGCGATAGAGTCGAGCCAGCGGGCGTGTACTTCTTCCATCGTGCCAGCAGAGTTCTCTGATGTCTTAAGGATCTCCTCTGCACGGCTCATGTTATTGAGCAACGCGGCTACTTGGTTCGATCTGACTTTACCGGCGAGCAGTTCAAGCAACGCGCTCTGCTTGATGTCCGTCATGTCGTTCCAGACTTTGGAGATACCAAGCATAATGTCATACAGGTTCTTGTATGTGTCCTCATCCTGCATGATGTCAAAGCCGCCTTTGCCGTCAATATTCGTCAGCGCGGCGACCTGTGCGCGGAGTTTAGAAGTCGACTCGGCCATATTTGAAGTGTCTTCTCCGGCCTCTTCTACATTTTTGTTACTCCATCCTTCTGGACGGGGGTGGGTCATTTCTGCCCACCTCTACGATTTCATGTTGTTATATTCGTAGATCAGACCATACCTTCATCTCATGGAGATGTGTGGCATACGCATAGCTGTCACCAGCTACGCTGTGGTCGTTACGGGATTCTTGTATGAATAATTGATAAATACAAGCCTTACCCTCGGAGTTGCCCTCTTCAGGGTTTTCTCCGATTTGAGCCACATGTTTACCCGACTGTCACCAGTCGGGGGAGCAAGAAGTTTACTCTGTTTTTGCGCCACGGATACGCATAGACATCGTCCTAATAGCGTTACCGGCGCTACTCGCGTCACGCGTGACTTCCGTGATGGCCGTGATCATAGCCGTCGCCTGGTCAAGGTCGACTCCAGTCAGGTTCAGTGCGCTGGCAGAACGCTGAAGACCAGCCGCGATATCAGACGCCGTTACAGCATACGCGTTAGCTACGGCGGTCATCTTGTCGCTAACAGCTTCGGCATCGCCGACATCCAGTCCATCAAAACCACGGATGATAGCAATCAACGCGTCCGACGCATCGTTCACGCTTTGGAAGTTACCGGTGTTCGCGAACTTCGTGGTGACTGTACCGAGCTCTTGGCTTTCAGCCAGCGAGTAGCCCATGCGGCCATACTCGGTAGCGGTGTTGATAAGGTCTGCCACAGACGAGCCGATGGCCACAGCCGTCTTGCCGCTCTGTTTCTGGAAGCGCTCATACGCCGCCGCAGACTCGTCAGTAACTTTGCGGAGCTCAGTCATCGCCGTATCGATCTGGGTGACGTAGCCAGCCATCTTCCTGACGGTGCCCATTACCCTCTGCACAGCCATGAACGCAGAGCCAACACCGAGCACACGAGACGCGAGCTTAGACAGCTTCCCGTCATACACGCCGACCAACGCACCGCCAGACTCAAACGACTCGTTCAGCGCCTTGACTTGGTTCTGCATGGTCGCGAACGACTCTTTCGCGGCTTCAAGGTTGCCGCCCCGGTACTGTGCTTCGTAATCTCGACGCATCTCCTGATACTGCTTGTCAAGAGCGAGTTGCGCAGGGCTCCACTTTCTACGGTCACCATTCTTGCTATTGATGGCATTGACCTGCTCTTCAAGACCTTTAGCCTGTTCGCGCAGTTTGCCAAATGCGTCAATGGTCGATATTTCCTTAAGCCTCGCCTCACACTGTTCGAGCGCCGCGTTCAGTGCCTTCAGGTTAGCTTCGCTCTGATCGGCCTGATATGCTGAGTAAGCCCCCTCAAGCCTGTTTTTTATGGCTGTACTCTCAACCCTGTCTCCGTCTTCCCGCTCGTGTTCAAACCCGAGTAGGCCGTAGTTTTTGTCGCCTCTGACTTTCTGGTACTGCTGGACGGCTTCGACGTGCGCTCTCGCTTCATCTGAGATTTGTCCAAGCGTGGACAATTGCTGGTTAAACTCAGCCAGCCCGTTCGGCGCCCGGAGGTCAATAGCATTCAGGCTGGCCAACGCATCCCTAAGCTCCCGAATCTTCTGGAGCTTTGATGAGTCGACATCGAGCGAGTCCATCCAACCGTTCAGTGTATCATTGACATTGTTACGCTTGGTGTTTGCCCGGAAGATGTCCTGATCAATGGTCCGCTGGCCACGCATGCGCTTGATTTCTTCACCGATGCGAGCCTGAAGCTGTGTTACTGAGCCACGGTCATCGACGTTCGCGGTCTGGAAGGCGGCGAGCATATTATCGATCACAGTCGTGTCGAGCGTATGTCCCATCTTCTGATAGGCTTCGCGCAGGCCGTTGACCTGATTAACGTAGCCTTCATAGGCAGACGCACGTCTGGCTTCCAGTGTATCGTGGGTATGCTCGGCATTATTGTAATTAGCGTCGGCTTTCTCGAACTCCTTCTGGGCTTCAGCCGCCGCTTTGATTTGCGCTGTCAGGTTAGCAAAGGCGTCAGCGCGGTCGCTCAGAGAACTATCATCCTTGAGCCCCGTTACCTGATTGATAGCGGCCTCAAGGTCGCTCCTTTGCTTCGCTACCATCGGGCTGTCTGTGCTCATGCGGGACAACAGGTCGTTGGCCTCAACAAGCTGTTTATCTTCTTTGTCCCTGCGCTTCGCAGTATCCAGTAGTCCCTGAAGCCCTCTCATCTGCGTGATGCGGGATTCAAGGTCGCCGGTGCCCTTGAAACGAGACAGGGCATCGACCACTTTACGCAGGTAATCTGGCAGTTTCGGGGACGACATGCCGCCGTACGGCTGTGCCATCGTGGCAACCTGATTCCTGATGTTTTCAGCCTGTTTGTTCTGACCGGGCACCATCCTATACTGTCTGCGGTTCTGTTTGCCGAGCTTCTCGTTACTCTGCTGGCGGCTTCTCCACTTCGGATACTTCACGTCGAGGTCATCGCGCATCGTCGCCATGTTTTCTTCGATTTCCCGCATGGCCGCATTGCGCTCATCAGCGCTCTGCGCTTTGCGGTATCTTGCGATGGCCTTTCTCGCGGCGTCGAACTCCGGCGGCAGTCCGCCAGACCCACCGTTCATGGCGTTATATTTGTTTTTATACTGTCCCATCGTGACAGTGCTAATGCGGTTGACCTTGCGGTTCTCTTTTGCCAGACGGGTCTGTTCTTTCTGGGCTTTGTTCTGCTCTACCTGAACGCGATGTTGGTCACGGTATGCAGATGTCTGCTCACGATAAGAACGGGTAACAGCGTTCATGGCCTTTGCCATAGCGTTGTATGCGTCGACTCTGACCTGTGGGTTATCTTTGGCTGCCTGACTCTGGAAATCCTGATACGCCTTATCGAAATCACCGAAAAGCGAAGAACGACCAGCGCTATCGAACGTTTCATCTATGCCGATTGCTCTGAACTGATTGATGAACAGTTTTCTCTGGGAAAGCATGTCCTCAACATATGTGTCCATCTTCTCGACAGCACTGCTCGCCCATTTCTTCTGCATCTGTTTATTCAGGGCGCCAACACTGATTTCTAAATCTTTTACGGCGCTTTTGGCTTCTTGCAGGGCGTTTACGTCTTCGACGTTAATAAGGTCTATCTTCCCAGCGTCATCGACTGTGGCAATTTGCATCCACTGCTTAAGTAACTCGTTCTTGTTTGGATCGCCCTGCATGACCGGCAGTTCGTACATAGCCTTCATCTTGTTAACAAGAGCTAACCTTTGCCGCTCATACTCCCTTTGGAAAGAGTCGAGCTTGCTTTTGTTAGCCATTGTGGCGATGTTGTTGTATAGTGTAGAATACTCTATATTTCCATCGTCGCCTACATTTGCGTCAAACCTGTACTGTGCGCGAACCTGTTCGCCAGACCCATACTTTTTATCGGCACCAGAGATATTGATGCCGCGAAGTATACCGTTGGCCCCAAACAAACCAGTAATGGTTTTCTCTATAGCGCCGCCATTGTCGCCCAGAGAATCAAAAATTCTCTGAATCTCTCCTCCAACCTCACCAAGATTCAGAGAATTCAAAACTGTTTTTAGTTGTTCGAGAGATTCAAAATACCTAATCGTTCCACCGGGTGGTAAGTCATCTCCGCCGCCGCCAGACCCGCCACCGGGTCCGCGTCCGCCGCCCCCAACGCCGCTCATCAACTGCTTGTGCTCATCGTTGGCTTTGTTCTTTTTGTCGATTTGTTCCTGAAGCTTGCCCGCGTTGCGCTGACTTTCCTGTAAGTCCTTCTGGGCAGCCTGTTCGCTCTTCTTCGCGTCTGCGGCTTCCTTCTTTGCGGTCTCGGCTTTCTGCTTCTCTTGATTGAATTTCGTTTCCGCCTTCTCAGCCTTCTTCTCCGCCTGCTCTACCTGCTTCTTCAGTCTCGCGTTTTCCTTCTGAAGGTCAGAGTTTTGCTTCGACAGGTCTTTATCTTTCTGCTTGTTCTCGCTGGCCTGCTTCTGCGCTTCCGCGTTTTTCTGCTCGAGATTAGCGACCTTCTTCTCTGCATTCTGCGCCCGCTTTTCAGCTTGCGCAACCTTCCGCTCTGCTTCCTGTCTGGCTTTGTCGCTATCTTTGGCCTGCTTCTGCGCTTCATCGAGTTTAGCCTGCGTGTCCTGATCGGTTGAGGTTTTGCCTTTTTTGCCGCTACCTTTCTTGCCGCCGCCAGAGCCGTCTTCGTTCTGCCTTGTGCTCTGTTTCTTTTGTTCTTGCTTTTGCGCGGCCTGCTTTTGTGCGTTAGCCAACTGAGCTTTTAGACTGGCAATTTCTTCGTCTTTCGCGGCAGACTCTTTGCGGGCTTGCTGAGCTTCCTGTTGGGCGTGAGCAACATCGGCTTTCGCCTTAACAGCCTCCTCTTGTGCCTTTTGCGCTTCACGCGTAGCGCGGTTTTTGGCCTGTGATTCAGCAAGTTTATCGGCGTCTTCCTTATCATATTTTGCTATATCGCTATACGCCCTTTCTATAGAATTGACAAGGCTTTCTACTTGGGATGAAAAACTGCCGATATCTTCAATCGCAGAGGCGGCATCACCACCGCGTAAATTCTTTATAGCTTGCCACTTATAAATATTGGCATACTCCACATTGTCGTAAATATTGGCAATAGACGCGTTGTCTCTGTGCTTTCTATAGGTTGTTCTGTCGATTGCGCCGAGAGCGTCAGTCATTTTGATTCTCTGAGCGGCGATGGCCGCATACGGGTTTGCCGCGATTTCTGCTCTTCTCTTAATATCGCTGGGATTGTTCCATATTGTTCCCTTGCCGTACGGCTTCTCGAGCGCTTCAAGAGTCTTTCTGATATCGCCGAATTCCTTCAGTGTTTGTCCATAATTGCTCATCTGAGAAGACAACTGGTCGAGCGCACTGACAAGCCTGTCTATACCTTTGTAGTTGGCATCTCCTTTTTCGTTATCGCCAAACCACGATTCATGGACTCTACCCCAGCCGTAGTAACGAAACTGGTCGCCGTTATTGCCGTCGCTTTTTTCATTAACTGTTTGATTGATTGTTATGTTTGTGACGCCGCCGGACGCATTTCCACCCCTGCCATTATTTCCAAGCGCTGAATCGATCCGATCTAATATCTGGTTGAACTGCGCACCGGTTATCCCCGAATTCGGTATCTTTCCACCAATATTCACTTTTCTTGCCATGTATTTCCACCGCCTTTATTTCATAGATGATAATAGTTCTGAAACCGCTTCATTGAGCGCGTTTTCATGTATCTCTGGTAGCACATCTTGTATCTCATTCAACACCATTTGCCATGCTCGTGTTTGGTCGTACTCTTCATCGTACACTTGATAAAAATCACGCGGTGGATGGAAGTCTCCCCTGTACCGATGGTGCCTTGGCAGCGGATAACTATAGCCATAGCCACCAATGACCTGGGGCTCCAGCATACCGTCACCGCTACCCTTATCTGTTTGTCCGGGTGGTGTGATATTAATCATTTCACCGCTGAAGTTGATGTAATCGCCACTTATGGCTCCATCGGCAATATTGATAACTACGTTGCTTGGGTCTCCAAGACCTCCACTACTTCCGCGTCTTACATAATAAGGCATCTCGTTATGATAAGCACCATAAACATACCGATGCACACCCTGCACAACCAGACCTGATATATAATCCCATATATCTCCACCATCAGCACACAGTGTTTGTATGGCCTCCTGAAGTACGGGTAATAGCATTTCAGCAAAATGCTTTTTGTATACGTTGTTAAAGTCTTCTAAACTAAACGCCACCCATATCACTCCAATCTTCCTATATTCAGTGCGTTTCTGCACGTTATTTTCAATTCAAAAAAGCGGTCGCCAGATTTCTCCGACGACCGCGTACTGTTTACAGGTTTACATCCCACTGTGTCATTTCCTTCACAATGGTCTGCACATAACTGTTTCCGTGGTTCTTCTCATACGCTTCCGACATCTTGATCAGGTCTTCCTTCTCATACGCCGCAAGCTTCTTGTCATCCAAGTGTTTGTAATACATATCTGTTATCTCGTGCCTGAGCATGGCCTGAAGCGCCAACTGTTGGTCGCCGTTCGTCTTTTTCTGCATTGACAAAAGCTCGCTGACCGCAGTCTTCAGCGATTCGATTTCGCACTTCATATCATCCGCGTCTGTATTCCGGCGCACAAGGTTCTTAAACCGCTCACGCGCCTTCTTGCTGAGTCCGAGCACCGCGCCGGTGATAGCCGTGATGGCGCCGATCATCGACGCGAGCCAAGTGAGCAGAGATGCGATGTCAAAATTTTCCATTGAAAACACTCCCTTTATTTGGGAGGCATCGCCTCCCCGTTTGATGCCATTTCTTTGATTGCTGTCAACACTCCAATGATTGGCGAGGTTCCGTCCTCGCCGGGTTTAATGAATTCAGTCATGTTGTCGCCAAGCGCGATCAGGCTGTCCAGCAGTTTGTCGACAGGCTGTCTCTTGTCGGCGACCTTGTCGGCATTATCAAGCATGCGCGAGAACGCGTTGAAGTATTCCTGCCCGAGCGGCGAGTGGTCGCTCATGTATTTCAGATAGCGGGCATAGCCATACGCATACACCGCCGCCATAACCTCGTCGGCGTTGACGGTCTTATCTTTGATATCGCAGAACGTATACAGGTAAGCACTGATACGCATAAAGTCTTTGAACACAACGCCCTCATCCAGAGCCGCGTTGATCACGTTCTTGCTATACTGCATTGCTACCATTGTCATTTCCGTATAGGAAATATTGCTCTTGAATTTCAACTCTCCGGGATTATACATATCTTTATACCTCTCCACTTAATTTATTGATGCTTACTCAGCCGACCCGCCGTATGCGTCCTTCTTACCGAACATTGTGTCCAACGCGTCATAGCCACCGTTCGCCGCCAGAGAGACGACCACAGCATTCAGTACATCCAGAACGACCGTGCTCCAGTTTGTCAGTGTTCCGGTCGCCAACTGAGACACGACAAGGATGACCAGCGCAAAGAAATAGCTGATCAGCTGAACGGGCACCTTGTAGCAAACCTTCTTCGTGAACTCTGTCAGGATGCCGGTAGCCAGCACACAGCCAGCAAACGTAGCGAGATATTCCCAAGTGAAAAACGTATCCATAATATTGCCTCCTTAATTCTTCAACTCTGGCTCACCGGCCAAAGCCTGAGCCACATAGTCCATGATCCATTCCTGCGAGACGGCGCCCATCGACCTCATCTCTGTCAGGATATCATTGCATTCCTGTGCAGCCGCAGTGCAGGCGTCAGCCGAGTCGTGAATACTCTGGGCATAGCCAGCCGCCTCCTGTGCAGAAGCCGCCGCCTCGTCCCTGTAATCGTCAACATACTCGATGTCCGCGTCCAGCACAGCGATCTGCTCGGTCAGCCGGTCGGCGATATCTTCGCACTCCCTCTGCGCCGTCTGTGCCGCAGTCGCCGCGCCACTGGCCGTGTTCATATATCCGTTCGCCGCGTTCTTCGCGTCGACCGCCAGCCCTGCCGCGACCTGAGCTTCTCGTCTTGCGTCACGCGCCATCTGAAGCTCTTCAAGATACTGGTCGGCGTAACTGCCAGACGTCTGCGCGTGCTGAAGTGAGAGGTCGGCGTAGCTTTGTGCCGCAGCGATAGAAGCATGTGCCGCGTCGACAGCCGCCTGTAAGTCCTCTGCGCTCTGAGCCGCCTCTTCAGCCGCCCGCTGTGCGTCATTGCGTTCGGTCTGCGCGACGGTAGCATGGCCGAGCGCCTGCGTGGCGTACGTCTGTGCCTGAGACGCGCTCTCCGCCGCATCGTCTTTGTAGGCACCGGCCTGCTCAGCCGCCGCCTCTGCCGCCTCCTGCGCCACGACCGCGCCGTCCTCTGCCTGTTCAGCCGCCGCCTGCGCCGCCTGGGCTGAAGCCCTCGCCTGATTGATAGCGTCATAGGTTTCTTCGTATGCCTGCTTGAGTTCCTCGACCTGCGCCAGCAAATCGAGCTCACGGTCTTTCGCCGCCTTGATAGCCGCTGCTGTCGTGAAGCTCTGATGAATGCCGATCTTATACGTCGGGGACTTCTTCAGCCGCGTTCCGTCCAGCCACCAACCCTCGGCCTCAGCAAGTCCGCTCGGCTCAAGGTCAACGTCTGTCAACGTAGCCTTCAGCAAGCCGTTTTCTTCTGTAACGCTTTCGAGTAGGTAGACCTCGCCGTCTGCCCTGTGCCACCAGATTTCGCCGGTGCCGTCTGGGAATTTGTACTTCGCCTCAGACATGTCGATGACGATTTCGGTCGTCTCGTTCTCTGTGCTGATTGGCACATAGTTGACGATGTTTTCAACCAACTCCATCGTCTGCATCGTCAATCTCCTCCTCTCTGGTGACATGTTCGTATTGCTGTTCGAGCTCAGTCGCGTCGCTGTCGGTCAGGTGTTTGATGATCACCGTATACAGCTTGTCCGCGACATCCTCTTGCGGGGTGTCCTCTTCCTTGTAGTCGTCCACCGTTTCCGCGTACAGGGCGTTCCACGTCTTCGGTCCGACCACGCCGTCGACGGCCAGCTTGTAGTCCTTCTGGAAAGCCTTGACCTCCGCCTGGGTCTTTGCGTCGAAGATACCATTCTGCGTACCACAGTCATAGCCAAGCTTGCCGAGCATCTGCTGAAGCAGGAGCACACTGTCACCACGACTGCCCTTCTTGAGCAGCGTCTTAAGCTCTGGCGCGAGCGGTACGCCAAGCTCTTTGGCTACGTCCTGTCGCAGTGTATACATGTTGTAGTTCGCCCACGCTGTTCCGGGCTTGCCCCACCAATGCATCACGTCAGCGTGATTGCTGGCACAGCCTTCCGCGTGAAGCTCGCTGTGACACTTGATTTCAGACGGGCTGATATCGAACATCTTGCAGAGCTCTGTACATAAATAAACAACGCAGCCGTAGAGATACTCGACTGCGTATACTGTGTCTTTCGCCTTGGATGGCTCGCAGATTTCAAAACCCACGCACCAGTCATTGGCATTCCCTTTATTCCCGCTCCCGCTTAACCACGGGCGCTGGTCCCACGGGAGGGTCTGCATGATGCCGTTCAGGTCAATAAATGCGTTAGGGCACTTGTTGTAACTCGGGGTGTTCCATCGCCGCCAGCGGTCACGCGTTGTGCCCTTGCAACCAACGCTGTGCACCTGAATGCCGGTCGGCTTGATTTTGCGCCCCTTAGAATAGGCGCGGTTCTTCGTCATAATAAATTCCTCAATGGGATATTTACTGTTTGGCTCCATTGCTGTTCACCTCCCATTATAATAGTTTGCGCATACGCAATTGCGCGTTTGCGGCCACACCGTGATTCGACCTGATAATCAGTCTTGCTCCATCTGCTTGCTTCTCGACAACGAAGTCTGATATGGCATTGTCTCCACGCATCGACTGCCCTTCCATAATGACAGCGTTGGCGATACGCGATATCGTAAATTTGATATGCGCCGTTCCAGACGCACTGGCAAAGCCGATGTAGTTCATCCCCGGCACCGTATTGTTCGCCCTATATCTCATATAACTACGGTAGTGAGTGGCGTCTGTATCGTTATCGAACCATGCCAGTATATCAGTATCTGTAATGGCTCCGATCAGCAGACTGCCGACCCACACATCGCCATCTTGTAGGTTGATGTTTTCTGTGAATATGTCGCTTGTTTCTGGCACGGCGAATCGCTGCTCTCTTACTATAACACTGTCACTCGTTCCGATTCCAAGCGTCTGCTTTAGCGCGTCGACAGTTGTTTTATTCTCAAGAGCGACGACTTTGCCTCTGAGATCAGAGACGTCGCTATTGATTGTGCCGATGCTTCCATTAATACCGCTGATTTGACCGTTGATGTTCGCAATATCGCCGGACACCTGCTTGATGTTGTTTCCGCCGATATATACATTCCAACCACTGTTGATAGACACGGCTCCCGCCTCGCCCTGGTCAAGAGCTTTTGCCGCCATTCCGATACCGACCGACTTACCGCCGTTCAGGAAATGCAGAACGTACGCCGCTGTCGGCACGGCGACGGTGGCTGTCGCCTGATTGCCGATAACGTCCGTGATATAGACCGTTACGCTATGGCTGGCGTCCGCAGAGAACAACCCTCCGCCGATTTTCGATGGTGCTCCGTATGTAAACGCTGGGTCGGCCACAGTCCTGTCTGACGACTCACCGGCTATCCTGTATCTGATGACGTTGGCCGTCGAGTTTAGGTTGTTGACCATTGCGTATGTATACCACACCGTCACATTGACATATGTGCCAACGTCGCTCGTTCTTCCGTTCTCGTCACATCTCTGTGCCACGACAGATGAGATGCTTGGCGGCGCATATGGTGTCACTGTGATTTGACTCGGCGCCAACACAGTACACGTCCTCCCACGGCTGTCCGTTACGACCGCCTGTATCGCATAGTTTCCGCTTGCCGTCAGCAAGCCCGATGTTCCGACATATGCGTTGCCAGACGCGGAGCCGTTTGCACTCGAACCCCAGCCGGAGAACACAACGCTCCTGATGGTGCTGCCTCTCGCACCAGCCACGTTAGCCAGAGACAGGTTTATCCTGCTGAAGCCCTGTACATATATGTTTGACCACGACCGAGGTGCACCCGTTGTCAGCGGCGACACAGACAGAGCGCCAGCCGTCGGGACGACATCGCTCGGTACATTGAATGTGAACGTATAGGTAACAGGAGCGCCGACCTGGGCGCCGCCGCTGTATGTTGTCAGCGTGACCGAGCCCTGTCCGCTCGCGCTGTTCGGCACATACTGGCACATATCGAGGTCGGTGACCAATGAAGACGAAGTCAGGCCAGCCGCCAGTGTCTCCGTCAGTACCGTGTGATCGCCGATTTTCCACTCGACACGGTGAGTATATGAGCTATCAACAGGCGCCACATTCAACGTGATAGTGCCGCCCGCTGTTACCGTTGTAACAGTTACGGTGCCCGTAGAGTTTGGCAGTTTATATGTGACAGTTAGCTCGATATCAGAGAATGCGCATCGCGTATACCCTACAGTTGTTCCACCGTCCGCGTGCCATGTGTATGATACCGGCAACACGCCAAACGTGCCGCCGCTCATAGAAGATAGCCACGATGTGACGTTCTTTACGTTGGCGCCGTTTCCAAGCGGCACACCGATGCCGTTCGCGATAGCATGAGCATCGCCGCCAGCCGCCTTACTAAGCGTTGTGTTCAGGGTGGCAGAGATGACAGTACTGCCTTTTGTAATAGCCGATAAATCAAAATTGACCGGCTGTGACGGAGTCGACGGCCAGCCATATATGATATCGATGGGGTCGGTGATGTACTTGACCGACCATGTTGATTTCAGCGTAAAGCCTTCCGCTGTTCTTGTGATTACGGGATTCGCCATTTTCTCACCGCCTTACCCGACATATATCAGTGCCATGCCTGTATCCGTCGGGATGAAGGCGAACTGGCCTATGGTCAGACGCGAGTTGATTTTCGCGTCAGTGATGTTCATTGTCTGATTGTTGATATATGCGACCTTCGATCCGTTGTCGTTGAACGCTAGCTCCTGATTAGACAAGTCGACCGTGAACTTATGGCCCTGAGCGTCCGGCTCGTCCTTACCGAGATGGATACCGTCAGCGTCGAATCTCTGCCACGCCGACGACTTCTTGATGTACTGGTCGTTCTCGGTTGTAATGGTCTCAACGGTCGTGAACCTGTTCTCGATTTCGTCCTGCCGCTGTGTGACAGTGGTCATTGTCTCGTTCTTGATTTGCTCAAGATCGCCCCTGTACGACTCACTGCTCCGCACAGTCGACACGATGTTGTCCGGGCTCAGCTTAATTTCTGTCTCAGTCACACGATCGGTCAGCTTGGCGATATCTTCCTCTGCATCTTCGGGCGCCGGTGTCCAGTCCGTCGGGAAAGTCCCCTGTTCCAGCATCGCCCGATGAAAGTAAAACGAACAGTCGCTGTCCAGAAAAACGTATATTGCGTCCATGTCTGGGTCGAGCTCTTCGCTGACGACGGTGATCCTCTGCCATTCATTCTTTGGCATCTCGAAGACCTCTGTCGTATCGTTCATCGTTACAATGACGCCAGCCGTCCGCGACGGCGAGATCGCACTGTTATTGTCCATATCGCTGATGGACATGTCCACTGTAGATTCTGGGTCATCGAACGCATAAACCCACATAGAAAATGTATACGCCCCCGCTGGGTGCGGGAGCGCTTCTATTCTGTATGCCGATCCTAATGCGTCCTGTATCATGACTACTTTGTCGTTCTGGCCAGTCATGACCTCTGTCGTCAGGGTTGATATTGTCACATTGCTTCACTTCCTTTACATGACGCATAGGCGCGGTATGTGCTTACATTATAATATCCATACATTCCAAGAGCACCATTTTGGCAAGCCGCTTCTGGTACGCCTCCTGCGTGTACATAATGACCAGATACCACAACATCACTGCTTGAATACTCTGCGGCTTTTCCGTCTACTATGCGCCCGTTGTTATCTACAAACGCCAACGGTCTTCCTGCGGTTTTGCCCGTTGCATTTATAGTAAACTTGTCTCCTGCACTGCATGAAATCAAAGCACAGCGATATAATTGACTGTCACTTGGGGTTAAATCATTATCTTGATTATTCTGTATATATATAACCTTATGTTCTGTCATCGTTATGACGTTTTTCCCTGTGATGAACGTTAATGCGCTCGTTCTTTGCCTCAGAAACCTGGACAACATTGTCAGTAGCGCCGCTCATAACAACAGTGTCGAGGTTTATTACCTTCGCCATAACATCACCGCCTATTACTCGATGACGTTGATCATATCGAGCAGCATCATTTTCGCCAACGCAAGCGTGATGTTGTCAGGCTCGCTATTCATAAAATCGATATCGTATAACGTTTTTTCGTCGAGAAAACTGAGATCGTAATCGTCAATATCGTTCAGAGCGCCAAGGACTTTGGCTGTCGCCCAGCGTTTCAGAAGCCGTTTCAGCAATGTATATTCTACGACATCCATTTACATCACACTTCTTCGCTGGCATCATGCCATTTATTGTCGTTACCGAGTATGAATATCACCTTCAGGTCTGGCGTATAAGCGACGGATCCAGGAGCGCAACGTTCAGAGGCCAGGACACTCTGGTTGTCTGGCAGCGACGCGACATCAGATTTGCTGTCGATCAGATATGTTTTATGCATAGACGAATTATATGTCTGTCCGATTTTCAACAGTGTAACCACACTATCGCCTCCTTATTTCATTTTCTGTATATAATTTATTTTTCAAACTGTTCTCCTGTAATCTCTTCATATTCATCTTTTCTGATCCATCCCTTAATCACAGCATTCTTAACAGCCTTCTTCTTCCAGAATCCGGCTTTATAATAACCTTTAACTAATTCAAACTTCTCACTATGTTCCATCACTCTTCCTCCTCTTCATCTTCTTCTGCGTTAGGATCTTCGAGCAGACCCATCATGATATTGTAATCAGTGATCGCTTTCAGCTGCGCGGCCCTCGCCTGCGTGTTCTCACTCTCGTGCCGCTGCAGGATCGTTTCTGTCGGTCTGATAACTTTCATATACCTCTTCCTTTCCGGCATTCAACAATGCCTTTACCTTCTTACAAGATTCGATATCGATATTACCCCTCCGGTGGTGGCCGGAGGGGATGAAAAATGTTAAGATTTGGAAATTTTACAGGCGGGGCGCCCCCTCAGCGCCTCGGACGCGCCTGAGCCGCCGCCGACCATGCCTCCGAAGTTGACAAACCACACGTAGTGGGCGTGTGGGCGATTGCACGAACGCAAGCGCACAACGACAGGGGACGAGTGGTCGTCGAGCCTGTGGCTGATCAGGATTGGATACGTATTGCCCTGCAAGAACTTGCCGGAAAGCCCGGCCTCCTGTGCGAGCGTCTTATAATAATCCCAATCCTTACCTTCGACATTGGCGAATTGCGGTGTGATGTAGGTCTCCTGCAGGCTCTTCAGGAAGATCCGATCCGTCGTCGTTTCGGTCGTGACAGAACCGGAAGAATCAAAATTGTTCAATGCGGTTACAACCTCGACCGGCTCAAGGATATTCAGGAAGTCCTCGGAACACCCGGCCAGCCAGCCGCGCAGTGTCGCTGCCGCAGCAGGCGGCCTGTCCCAATCGTTCTGCGGTGTCCACCAGTCCCCGGCCGCCGCTGTAGAATTCAGGTACTGTCGCATCGCTGACTGGCTCCAGCGGTTATATCCATACACGACACGGCTGACGGCGTTCAGCTGCCCGGACGGCGTGTGCGCGTTTGTCGCGCCGATCGTGCCAAGAGATGTTCCGCCTGTCCCGTTCGACGTCGTACCGTGTTCCTTCGATACAGTTGAGCCCTTTGCGTATACGTTCCATGTTCTCCCGTTCGTCGGGTTGTTGGCGTTGTTCGTCCCGCAGTCAATGACCAACTGATCACCCTCCACCATCGCGTTTGCCAGCGTGAACTTGATCGCCTTCCCGGCAACCCAGCCGCTACCGAAATTGACACCGATATCGATGTGATACGTCCCGGCTGGCAGCCCGCCTGCCGCCGCGTAATAGATCGCCTCTGGCTCATCGAACGGTACACCGTCCGGCGTTGCGTAATGTTGCTCAAGATATGTCCCGTCAGCACCGTGATGTACCACATCCCAGGGTGCGTCGTAATTTGTACCGCCCGCAGCATTCTCCCAGGTATCAGAAATCTGTGAACCGACAGGTGCGTACTCTTGAATCAACCCTGCTTTAACCAACTTTTTAAATGTACTCCAATTATCGATTTCATCATGGAATGCGGCTACCGTCTGAGCTAACTGTAAAACAGAAATTTCATCGCTTGTGCCGGCTTTGATTTTGAGATCGCCTGCGAGAGTCTCGTTGCCGTTCCAATCGAGAGTTCTGGCGTTAGATCTTGTATTATTTGTGCCGTTTCCAACAATCTCAACATAATTGCCTTTATGATAACTATCAGCTTCTGAATTATCCGGAACATTGAATTCACCAAAGACATGCTGCGACATATGGTTTGCAACAGTACCGGTACCTTCAGCATGAGCATTGAAGCCAGATGCGACAGTATCGCCACCTTCAGCGTGAGCATTTATGCCAGATGCGGTAGTACTGCCACCTTCGGCGTGAGCTTGTGGACCAGATGCGGTAGTACCGCCACCTTCAGCGTGAGCGTTTACATTGGATGCGGTAGTAGTTCCGCCTTCAGCGTGAGCGTTTACACCAGACGCGGTAGCACTGTAGCCAATTGCAGAAGAATTATTACCAGACGCCAAACTGCCGTTTCCTGCAGCGATTGCGCTGGAACCAGTAGCATCGCTGCTGCCAAGTTTTAATGAACCAGCTATCCATTCATTGCCGTTCCAGTCTAACATTCTGGCATTAGATCTTGCATTATAGGTGCCGTTTCCAACTATCTCTACATAATTGCCTCTTTCATTACTCTCAGCTGATGAATCATCTGGAATATTATATTCGCCAAAGACATGCTGAGCATTATGGTTAGCTACAGTATTACTTCCTTCAGCGTGAGCACATGAACCAGATGCGGTAGTACTGCCGCCTTCAGCATGAGCACATAAACCAGATGCGGTAGTACTGCCGCCTTCAGCATGAGCCTGTGCGCCAGATGCGGTAGTACTGCCGCCTTCAGCATGAGCATTTGCATCAGATGCTGTAGTGCCACTGCCTTCAGCGTGAGCACATGAACCAGATGCGGTGACGCTTCCACCCATTGCAGAAGAATAATCACCAGACGCCAGACTTCCGCCTCCCGTGGCGATTGCGCCGTACCCTGTTGCTCTTGATCCACCACCAACAGCGAGAGCGCCGCTATTATGTGTCGCAGTGCTTCCATCACCTATAGCAATACCATGTCCAGATACAGTTTGCGACATATTGCTACTACCAAGTTTTAATGAACCAGATATCCATTCGTTGCCGCTCCAATCAAGGGTGCGAGCGTTAGAACGACTTTGTTCAGTACCGTTACCGACGATTTCTGCATATAAACCTTCAGTGGTGGAGTTACCTGATTCTTGTATGTTGTATTTACCAAAAACATGTTGCGTTTTTCTCGAAGCAATAGTATGACCACCTTCAGCGTGAGAATTTTCACCAATGGCTGCAGTATTATAGCCTTCAGCGTGAGAATTCATACCTGACGCTACAGTTTCATATCCTTCTGCGTGAGAATCGCTACCAGACGCTACTGTTTGATAGCCTTCGGCGTGAGAATAATAATTTGTAGCACAAGTGTTATATCCTTCGGAATGCGACGCTTGTGCTCTGGCACCAGTAAGATATTTATTTGATGAAATAGTAATTTCTTTATTATAACGGTATCCTTCTGCATGAGCTCCCTCTCCAGTTGCCTTTGTTTGGTATCCTTCTGCGTGAGATGTATTGGAAGCCTGCGTTTGACACCCTTCTGAATGACTACCTAAATCGGCAGCCATTGTTAAATATCCTTCTGAATGTGATGCATTTCCGTATGCTCCTGGTATATATGAATCACCAGCTACATCAATACTGTTATTATTTGATCCATATCCTTCAGCATGAGCCTGAGGGCCTTTCGCGTATGTTGCGTGTCCTTCAGCATGAGAGTATGGACTATCGGCCGTTGAGTATGCGCCTTCAGAGTGTGCGTATGAGCTATTCGCTTTTGTTTGGTATCCTTCTGCGTGAGAGTAAGAACCTAACGACTCTGAGTTATATCCTTCTGCGTGTGAATTTTCACCAGAAGCAGTAGTAGCGCTACCTTCTGCATGTGATCCACTGCCGGAAGCAGTAGTGCCGCCGCCTTCTGCATGCGATTGTGAACCTGAAGCGCTGGTACCGCCTCCTTCAGCGTGGGCATTTACACCAGACGCGGTGGTGCCAATGCCTTCAGCGTGTGAACAATTATTAGACGCTCTTGTACCGGAACCTTCAGCATGTGAGTTATCGCCGGAAGCAGTAGTACCGCCACCTTCTGCATGGGAGCCAGCTCCAGATGCTGTCGTCCCAGCACCTTCTGAGTGAGCGCCAAAAGCTGTTGCGTGAGTTGTCCCACCTTCTGCGTGAGAATAACCGCCTGTCGCTTGCGTATTATTTCCCTCTGCGTGAGACCACTCACCAGATGCAAGAGTGCCGTTGCCTTCGGCATGCGAAATTTCGCCAATGGCTGCAGTGTTATATCCCTCTGCATAGGACATATTTCCTGTTGCTGAAACTTCGTCACCCAGCGCCACGCTCTTCGCTCCAACCGTAATCCCGGCTTTCCTTCCCATACTCAGCGTAGTATTCAGTACAGTATCTGTCTTATCAGCTTTATCGTTCATCGCGCTCTCGACGTCCTGCATGACACCGTCAACAGACTCCTGCAGCTCCCCGACAGCGGCATCGATTATTTTCATATTACTGTCGTCCCCTGTCCCGGCGATCTTCGCACGCCAGGCAGAGAACTTCATTTGTTTGTCCTCAGCGCTATTCGAGATGAGGTTAAGTCCTAAATTTTCGGTTTGTTCCATTTTCTTCACCTCGTGTTAAGTAGACGGCTGCCGCCACAAAAGCGGCAGCCGGTGTAAAATTGTTACTTTATTCTAATGCAACGTTACAATTCAGATACGTCTTATACGCATCATCACTACCCGTCGCTGTATTCGGATTGAGCGTGATCTTATTCGGATCGTTGTTCCATATGACACTCGGAGTCGTAGAGATCCAGGACTGGCTCTGCCGCCCGTCGCGGTATCCTTCGTCGTAAGCATCATTGATCAGTTTCTTGATCTCAGCTTCCGGGATCTCAATCTTGCCGTCTTTGTCTTTAACTAAGATAATAGGTTTCATAATAATACCTCCTCTGTGTTGGTCATGCTGTCACATCATCATGACAGGAGAGCAAGCAGCGCTTTCAGCTGGGCCGGGGTGATGGTCACTTCGTCATCGGTTCCCATGCCCAATGTCAGACCACCAGCCAGCTTCTCATTACCGGACCAATCAAGGGTACGGGCGTTGGAAAGTTTGTGAGAATTAGCACCATTGCCAACGATTTCCGCGAAATTGCCGCGACTCGTTGCCGCAGCACTCGAATCGTCTACCACATTATATTCGCCAAATACATGCTGTGACGCATGGTTAGCCACAGTACCCAAACCCTCAGCGTGGGCATAAGACCCGGAAGCCGTTGTCTCGCATCCCTCAGCGTGCGCGTAATCTTTTGATGCTGTTGTCGAATATCCTTCGGCATGCGAACAGGAACCACTTGCAACAGTGTTGCTACCTTCCGCATGAGAATAGTTTCCAGACGCCGCTGTGGAATTACCCTCAGCATGAGAGGCGATTTTTGATGCCTGTGAAGACTTGCCCTCAGCATGCGAACCGGAGCCGCTTGCAACAGCGCCGTTGCCTTCTGCGTGAGAATTACCGGCAATGGCTTGCGTGTCACTTCCTTCTGCGTGACTACACATACCAGACGCAAGTGTGTGAGAACCCTGTGCTGTGGCGCCAAATCCAGAAGCCGTCGTGCTGTTTCCGACGGCAGCAGCATAGTCCGCCGACACCGTGCAGATTCCAGTAACAAACCTCCCGGTCGCCGGGAAGTGCGCCTCAAGATCCCCCACCCTCGTTTTCGCATTGCCGACTTCAGTGTCGATTATTTCAAGGTTAGAATTGTAAGTGCCGTCATGACTATTCAACAGATCAAGACCCAAATTGTCTGTCTGGTGTACCTCTACAATGATTGTATCTGACATATATTTCCATCTCCTTTATCAAGGTGTAACCGCAGGCTCTTCTGCTTCTTCGGCAGGCGGCTCAACTGTCGGGTCTTCGTTGTTGCCAGACCCACCGCCGGTTGTGGGCTCTTCGACCACAGCGGGCTCTTCATTGCCGCCAGACTCGCCGCCAGTAGCGGGCTCAACGGCTGGCTCCTCCTCCTGTTGCCACCCAGGTGTGCCAATCAATGTTCTGATGAGCGCGATCTCATCGGTCGATGGGACATTGTCTGCCTTACCAGACACTGTCTTCAGCGCCGCCAGTTCGCTGATAGACAGGTACGCGTCTCTGAAAGTGCTCTCTCCGCTGACGGGGTCTTCTTCCTCCCAGCCAATCTTGATACCGGCAGCCTGTCCGATGTTGATATAGGGATAGTTGTTCCCGTCTGCGCCGTCCTGAATCAACGTCGTGTTGATGACGAGCGTCTTGTTTTTCTGGGTGTTCGGTATTTCAACGCCTGCCGTTTGTAATTTGCCAGCCAGCATCTCATTGCCGCTCCAGTCCAGTGTGCGTGCATTGGCTCTCGTCGTCGGGCCATTACCGCGGCCGACGATTTCAATGTAATCGCCCCTCGCCGTGTTCGCCGCGCTCGATCCGTCTTCGGCATTATACTCACCGAACACATGCTGGCTCTTGTGATTCGCGATAGTTCCGTAACCCTCGGCGTGAGAATAATTGCCGGACGCCGTCGTACTGCCGCCCTCCGCATGGCTGGCCATAGCCGAGGCTGTTGCGTTGTTTGTTCCTTCAGCGTGAGCATAATTGCCAGTAGCCCTGGTTGTGCCGCCTTCGGCGTGGCTACCAGTACCAGTCGCCTGAGTAGAGGCGCCCTCAGCGTGGCTGTTTTCGCCAGTTGCCTGCGTTGAGCCGCCCTCAGCATGGCTCCCGTCGCTGGTTGCAAGTGTTGCTGATCCCTCCGCGTGGCTCGACTCAGCCGATGCCTCAGACAAACGCCCCTCTGCATGACTCGCATAGCCAGAAGCCGTCGTGCTCATTCCTTCTGCGTGACTATACGCGCCCGTCGCGGTGTTTCCGCCTGACGTATTGCCGTAATAGCCCTCGACATGAGAGCCAGAGCCACTCCCGACATCATACGTCGACATTGTGACAGCCAAGACCTGGCTGGCCAAGAATGAATATGTGCCAGTACCGCTCCTGTCAGGAGCTCTCCAGCGATACAGCGTGTTGTCACAGATAAACAGTTCGCCGTGCTTAATCGGTAAGTTGACCACGCCGCCGGTCGTTACGCGATTGGCGGGTACGAAATACGAGCCAAGATCACCGGTCTCTGTCTGTAGGTCGGTGATAGCGGCCTCGGCGCTTGTCGTTCTTGTTTGCAGGTCAGAGACGGCGGTGTCGCTGGCCGCGATGCCATCTTCCATCCTGTTGAGGTCGGCAGAGGTGATTTTATTCGCCTTCGCCCACGTCTTTTTATTGTATGACATACGATCACTCCTATTCAGTTAATATTGAAACATCAGCGATAGCGAAGTCTGCCATCGGCGCGGGAGCGATTTCGCCATGATGTCCGTCCCACGTCACATCCCTCGAAAACCTGATGTAATTTCTGCTGCCGATTTTCATCGAATCCCTGAACGTTTCCGACCGCGTGACCTTGGCCGCGATCAGGTCGTCCGCCATATTGATGAACGCATTCTCGGCGATGCCGGTGATTTGTCCGTTGCCCTCGTTCTCGATATAGTCCTCGACGCCGAGCTTCAGGTATTGGTTGCCCCTGATATCCATCGTATTGATGGCCGCGATGGTGCCCTCTCTCGCAAACAGTGTGTCTACATCGATGTTTGCCGCGATCAGCTGTCTGATAATAGCACTGTCCGCGAAGATATCTTGCACGTTTAGCGTCCTCGCCGTGATACTGTTCTCGATCATCTTGACGTCGCCGTTAATGGTCTGGTCGGCGATTTTCCCGCCGGTGACTGCGAGGTCGTCGATATCACTGGTGACAACATGTTTCTTCGTCGCAATGACTTTAGGGTTATCCCGGTCTGATTTTGGGTCGATACCAATAGAGTAGAACGCGCCGTCTGGCCCCTTGACCATAAGCTCGCCGACAGACAGTGACACCATATTGGCTTCTGTAACGGCAAGGTCGGCCACATAAAGTTTTCCGTTGACGCCCTTGTGGATGATGCTGTTCTCGGCCACAAGGTCCTTCACGTTCGCCCATGTAATGTTCGCCCAGTCGATTTGCGTTGATCCGATTTTAGCGTTCGCGATTCGGGCGTCCGCAATATTGGCGGCATGTGCGTCGAGTTGGTCGACCTGCGCATAGTTGATAGTAGCATTTTCTATTTCTGCCTTCGCGATTCTGGCGACCTCGGCAGTCAGGTCTGTGATTTGCGCCTTGTCTATTTGGGCGCTCCTGATAATCAGACCGACGTTCTCATCAAACCTGACGATTTGACTGATATCGATATTACTGTTAGCAATAGCGCTGACAATCACCTGATTGAGTCCGATGACGTCGCCTGCGTTCACGCTCGCCGCCATGCCGACGTTGATTTCGCCGCTGATTTGCGACGCGTCGATGGTGGCGTTCGATATCATGCTCTTCACGTTCGGGCTAATAATCTTCATACAGGTGGAGACGATTTGTTGGGCCAGCGCCTGTACGACGTCGCTGTAATTATCTGCCGCCATGCTCCATCGCCTCCGTCATTGCCCTGATATCGTACCGCTCGTTGACCTTTAGTAACCGCGTCGGTATCTTGTAGCCCATAAGTCTCGCGTCATCATGGTTGATAGACTTTTTGTTTAGCGCATCGGTGTAGGTGATAAAGGCTGCGATGGGTATACACCACGTCTCTGCCGCGTTCCTGAAGTTGATGACAATACTTGGGTAAACACCCTTGAAGACCGCCGCCTCCTGCAATTCCTTTATCTGATGCTTCTTGATTTCAAAAGTGTGCTTTTTTCCGTCGTGCTCGAAGTCCTCGCGCCAAAACGTGATAGACATAGCTGTTGACTTGAGCTCGACGCAGTGCAGACCTGTTCCCGTATATATCAAACAGTCGAACGGGTTGGTCGGCGAATACTTGGATGCGCCGCCAGTCCACCCGACGGCTGGGTCTTTCAGTCTCAAATAATAGAAGTCGTCGGGGACGGACTTCTTGAAGTTCTGTTCAAATACTTTGCCTGTATTCACACAAGCCCATCTCCTCTCATGCGAAAAGGAGGACTGCATTAGAACAGTCCTCCTCAGATATATCTTCCGTTACATCAGAGGGGTCCTCTCAATGTCTCTTTTTATGCCTATTGCTTCCGTAATGTTTATAGTTGTCACTCGCGTATCTTTTCGGCTGGGTGTTATTCTCTGTCCTCGCCTCGGTCGTGACCGACTCGGGCTGTTCCGACTTAACGTCCTTCTCGACGGCGATATAACCACTCGTCACAGGATAACGCGTCTCACCGGTCTCGCCGTCAACAACGGTATATCCGGCGTCCAGCGCGTTCTGCGACAAGTCGTCCACAACGACAGGAGTAGCCTCTTCCTCTTCCTCTTCTGGCTCGCCGATCAATTCAATAATCAGGTCGTAGGATGGGGAATCCTTCCATTTGTTGGCCTCAGCCTCTTCAAGGATTATTTTGATCTCATCCTCGGCCAGCATGCCGTTAGAGTATTTCCACAACGCGAAATAAACATCATAATGCTCTGCGGTACACGCTACGGTGCGCCACGTCTTTCCAATCTTTTTATCACATGTGTCACACGCGAAATACGGTTTTCCACAAATGCGGCAAATATGGTTTGGCTCACCGTGTTTCATATCGCAAATCCTCCAGATAAGACCCGCCGCAATGACGATCCATCACGGCGGGAATAATGTCGATTACTGCTCGGGTACAGTGACGGTGAACAGCTTCTTCTCGTGGTCGCAGTAGTCCTGCATGCAGCGCAGCGTGAAGGGATGCTGACCATCGGTGGTGAAGTCAACGTCGAACTCAGAGCTCAGCTTCGCAGCCGGGAAGTCGACATAGGCATAGTACTTGGTGGTGATATCGCAGGTGTCGTGGCCGAGGACCTCAAGCAGGAAGCGGCCAGCATCCGGGAAGTTGATGGCGTCCGCCACAGCCTGCACAGCGCCGTTGCCATCAGTGCCATCGGCGGTGTAGGTGTAGAAGGCCAGCACCTTGGTGTCCACAGTCACATTGGTGGGCGGGGTGATGGTCTTGGTCGCCGCGTTCACAGAGAACACATTAGCACCGGCAGAAGCCGCAACTTCGTACTTGGTGCCGAGGGTGCCGTCGGGGTTCACGACGTACAGATAGGGAACTTCCGCACCGGCGGTGCCAATCGGGATATGCTTCAGCTGAACGGTCACGCCGTTCTTGATGGTGAGCTCTTCGGAGACGGTAACGTCAATGGTAGCATTGGCGGCAGCCGTCTTCTTCTGAGTACCAGACTGAGCGGCCAGCAGGCCAAGGTCAAACAGCGCGTTGGCGGCGCTGAACTCACACTGCTTATTGCGCTCAACTTTTTGTTGTGCCATGCTCGCTACACATGACAGGCTGATTACTCAGCGCCTTGTACTTTCGCACAAGAACAGACTATATCTTCTCCCGCTTTGGGAGTGCATTACTTCGACCGTCAATCGCTTACGGTCTACTCCATATAGGATAGTCGTTGAACCTTCCTGTTTCCAGACTCGGCTGCTGATTGTCCATTGTTTGGCGTTTAGGTTTTACCCATGCGTCATACATACACTTTTTTCTGCTTTCGCTCTATTACGTTTGCGTTTCTCTCTATCGCTCCGTTTTAGCAGTATGTCTTTAGGATGTCCCAGCAATTCTATGCATCAATTATTACGCCGCTTTCGCGACGCCGACGCTCTGTTGCGCGTTGGGTTACGCTAACCACGTCATGATCGGTACACCGATAGCGTCAACAGCATCTTCGGAGTCCGCAGTCATGCTGAGGGACGGGTCGGTGATCTGGGTCAGAGTCCAGAGCAGATCAAAGGTACCCTTCTTGAACATCGTGCCACGGATGGCGCGATCAATAACAAAAGAAGAAATATCAAATGCCATAGTGATTCATCCTTTCTATAAATTTGCTAACAAAAAAGCGCCGGTATCCCAGCGCTGTTGTCGCCCTTATCAGGCTTTGCCATCGTACAGGTCTCTCAGCCCGTCCAGATACTTCTTCTGTATCTTGTCCGGGTTGAGCTTTCCGGCATAAATGCCGTTGAGCAACAGGTTCGACGAGTTGATCGTGCAGATACGTCTGACGCTGTCAAAGAACGGGAAGATATGCATGTCGTTCATCTCATTGACGCCGGTCTTGCTTCCTCCGCTGTTCGCGAGGAAGGAAGCCAGCGGCATCAGGGTAGACTTATACGGCTTATCTCTCATCCTTGTCTTCAGCATTCTGTCCTCTTCCACCATGAATCGACGTGTGGTCATATTGCCCGCGAACTCCGGCGTCTTCTTGATGCCGTGTATCGTCGATACATAGTTGAAGATGTGACTATACAGCCACACATCTATTTTCAGACCGGTGTCCGGGTCATACATACAGTAGGTATCATTGGTCACCTGCTTGTACCAGCCGAACTTCGTGAAGTCGATATCGCCAAACAGTATGCGTGTGCGCTCGACTGGCTGGCCGACCATGCACTGCTTGAACATCTCAAAGTCCTGCACGTCGCCCCAGTACACGCCGTTGTCGGCGAGCTCGCACTTCATGTCTGACGGGATGATGGTGACCATGTTCACAAGTCCCCAGTAATCCCGCTCGCCATAGTTGACGATTTCCCCCACAGTCGGTTGATGAATCGTTATCCGGTCGTTGACTTTATAATCCCGTCCAAAGTACGCGGCTGCATAATCGATAGGTTCAACGGGCAGTCTATCTGACGAGCGCGTCTCCATAGACATTCCATCCCTTTATCCTGTACACCATGTCCTTTGTCCGGTGATCAGATGAGAACACGATTCTGTACCCCTCCCTCGGCTCACATTTCTGAAAGCCCATATCGGTAGAGTTGTTGATCAGCGCGTCGATGCGCGAGCACAGAAGGTCGCGGCGTATTTGTCCGCGCCCGTCCTCGTCGATGAAGTTCATATAGTTTTTGTGTACGCTGACATAAATATGAAGATCAAAGTTTCTTGCCGTGGGACTCGTAGCATACTGCTCGTCGATCTCAATACAGATCATAGCCTTGGCTTCTTTGACCGTTTCATCAATGTAATCATACAGAAATACGTTCTTGCCAATAAGGTCTGCGGCGGGAAGCTTGTGTCCCTTCTCTCCAGTCAGGAGCTCGACACACATCTCATCCCTCACGATCAGATTAGCAAGCCGTCTCTTAAATTCCGTAAACTCGCTCAGAAAAGGCATATATCCTCCTGTCAAGCCATGTCTATCCAGCCACCGCCATCACTCTCTGGGATATCCTCCGGCGAGTCATAGCCTTGGTTGATACCATGCTTCTCTATCCATTTACTGTTATCCGCTATCATGTTTTCGACATCATCTGTCTGTAAAAGCTCGTCCTCAACCGCCATCAGGCGCACCAGCCCATATCCGTCCCAATGGTCATTTTCTGTATCGACCTGGGACACCTTCCACGCCGTAGGGTGATAGGTGTTCCTGTCGTGCAGGAAACGGTAGTCATTATCAAAGAGGATAGTCTCCTCGTTCGCGGGGAAGTAGTACAGCCTCTGGGACGACACGTTGACCATATAGTCGGTCGACCGTTCGCCGGAGTTGTACTGCGTCGCGTTATGTACGACCACGGGATAGCGCACGGGCTTGAACGTTTTGAGTGATGTGAAGTTCAGGAAGGAGTTGCAGTAGTACAGGATGCCCTTGCTGTACAGTCGGTTGTCGTCGATCAATGAAATAACCAACCACCACCGCCCGTCGATCAGCAGGAGGTCGCCGCACTGTATCATCCCGATGGGTGTCAGTATCTGACGCTCCTTCATCTTGTTATAACTGTTCTCCACCTGATCCAGCACCATCGCCCTGATGGCGTGAGGCTCATTGTACGGACTGTTCCCGTATACGTTCACCGTGCGGGCAAAATCTGTGCTCAGGATACTGTTTTCAAAGGCGTATCGCCAGTCCCTGAACTCATCATTCTCATACCCGCCCAGCACGTCTGCTTCCATTAGATACCATTCTGCGGCCATCGGTATCACCTCAGTCCCCGTACCAAGACGTCTTCTGTTTGTTGATAAAGTCCGCCGCCGCGTTTCTGGCCTCAAGAAGCTCGTTGTATGTGTACTTCTTTGTCTCGCCGTTACCGTTCAGCTTGATGTCGTTTGTGATGATATTGTTGATCTTATTCACACGGCTGAGTTCGCGCTCAACATACATCACCTGCATGAGCCGCGCCATCGTATGAAGCACCACGTACGGTGTCTCGTCGTCGAAGGCGCCGGTCCTCATATTGAAGTGATTATTACCGATTTCGAGCTCATACTGCGCGAGCGCCTGATTGAACCACATGTCCTCAAGCCCCTCCGGCAGTTTCGTCCTCTCGCGAATCAGCGTGTGGAATGACTCGATCACATCGGTCTTTGTGAACAAGATAACCACCTCTTAAGTTTAGTCGAGTCTGGCCGAAGCCATATTCTCAATATACCGAATCTTGGCGTAATCATTCACGCCTTTGCGCTTGATATAGTCCAGGATTCGATGTACCTCATGCGGGTACCTCAGGAAATCAGCAATGTGCTTCTCGAATGTGGTCTGCGTTTTGTACTCGAAGACCTTATCGAGAAAGGCGTCGGTCGGTACCTTCTGATCGTCTGGAATCTGAAACTGGTCTCGCAGTTCCTTGTCCTGAATGATGATCCTTGCGTGAGCGCCATGCCCGTCGTAGCCGACGAACATCTCATTTTTGTTATAGCACTGCTGCTCGACTTCATCCCTTTCAAGGGAGATGGTCGCCCCGGCGGCGATACCAATATCGCCAGCGTTCAGCAGGCGCTTGAAATGTACAGGCCACGGTGCCAGATTTGTGACATTAACCCTCGTGGGTTTCTGATTCTCCGCCATTTGCTGTTTCCTCCATTACCTTATTTACGGCGTGGTCAAGACGGTCGATGTTCTGCATGATGTAACGCAGCTTCTCCACGGGAGCCCATCTCGCCCACTTAAACAAACCCCATTCGACCAGCGCTTTTGTCAGCGCCTCGCCCTTCACGAACACCCAGTACGGTTTCCCGCTTACCTGATTCTTGCCCTTACTCTCGTAGTCTAGACCACAGGCTTTCAGGAAGTGCATCATGACAGCCGAATAACAGTAGAACAGGGTTTCCTCTCTCACATTCTTCGGTTCCATGTTTCATTAAAGGGGCGGGAAGCCCCGCCCCATCCTCCTCATTCTATGTCAGATTACAGTGCCATACTCGCAGCAGGAGTGATGCTGGTGTCGTTCAGCATACCAATCTTATACTCCTGGCCCTTGGCAACGTCAGCCGCGATGGTCAGGTCGTAGCGGGTCATCAGACGACCGGTGCTCACATCGTTGCCGCTGAAGGAGGTGATGCCGCCGACCGTCCAGGTCGCGATCGGGGAATCGACGCCATTCGGCAGGACATACACAATGCCCTCGGGAGACAGGACTTCAAAGTCCGTGCCAGCCGCGTTCATCTTGCCGAAGTCATAAGCCATCGGGATCTCACGGATGATAGAGCCGTTGTAGTAGCCCAGCAGGCCGGTGCGACGGATCTCTTCCATCGCGGCGTCACTGATGTTCAGGAAGGGAGTCGCCTGGTTGTTGCTGTAGGGAGCGAAGTCATTAATCTGGGAGACAGTGGCGTACGCGCCCAGGATGGTGGTCTGACCGAACTTGCGGACAGCCTTCACAACACCGTCGAGACCGCTCTTGGTGATGCTGGAGTCTTCAGCGAAGTACTTCACGCCGTTCGCGTTCTTGATAGCGTTGTAGACCTTCTTGACGACATAGTCTGTCGCCTTGTTGATCATTTCGCTGTGAATGCGCTGGATGGCCGCGTTCTCACGAGTCATGTCGCCCATCGACAGCGTGCGATAGTCCACCTGATAACCGGCGGAGATGTTGATGGGCTGCACGAGGTAGCGCTCGGCAGTCGTCACGGGGAAGCGGACAGTGCCGTTCAGAGCCTGCACACGGGCGGTGTCAGTCGACACGCCCCAGACTTCGCGCTCGACGGTCTCGTTCGCGCCAAGAGACTGATAAGAGCCGAAGATGCTCAGAAGCTGCATTTCCTGCATCGCCACGGGGTTGATGACTTCGCGGCGAATCTGGTTGAGTTCAGAGACAGAAGCGATGTCGCCTTCAGCGGCCTTGCTCGCGAGGTTCTTGATGTACTCAACAGCGCGATCGGCGACCTTGCTGTCGGCATAGCGGGGCAGTTCCCTGCCGTTGACCATCGCGGAGAACACTTCAACCACAGGGGAAGTGCTCTTGATCTTGGGATTCTCAACGTCACGATGGGCGTTGTTCATTTCAAAAGAGTAATTCATAACTCATTCTCTCCTTTCTTCAGTAATCATCAGTCCGCAGCCTTAACGACCTTGACACGGACGCCGGGGACAGCGCCGACCATGATCTTGTCGATGACCTTGAAGGTCACGGCGGTAGCCACGCCAGACTTGCTCAGCTTGCCATTGGCGTCAGCCTTCAGGGTGTCGCCAACAGCGATAGCGGACATGTCGCCAGCGATGTTGGACTTAGTCGCGAGCATTTCGCGGCCATTCCACGCGGCCAGGTCATACAGGTTCAGGGGAGAACCGGCGGGGATAACAGCGCCCTCGAGATTCTGGTCATCGCCCAGAAGGTCATTGATGGCCACGTACAGTTCAGTGGCGGAGGCGCTGGGAGCGGCGATAGCGCCATCATCGATAGTGCAGATGTACCCGTTCGGGACATCGTTCGCGGCTTTCAGCGTGGGGAAGTTACGAGCGCTATGCTCAATAGACTCGATTTCATGCCATACAAACATATCGTTTCACCATTCCTTTCGTAGATTAGAAGATGCTGGCTTCTCCGTCGCTGCCATTGCTGACAGGGGCAAAGATGTCGAGCTCATCATGATTGTCGTCATGCTCATTTTTGCGGTTAGCGACGATGCTGACGCAGATTTTGTTCACGACGCTATTGATTTCGCAGTTCATGGGGTCGGCCTTGAACGCGTCAATCTCATCTTTCGCGTAAGCCTGCTCGGCTTCGCTATAGTCCTTCAGAGCACTCTCCAGTTCGGCAACGCGCTCTTTCTTCGCGTACTCCTCGACCTTCTGTTCGAGCTCCGCGATTTTGGCTTCCTGTGCAGTCGCCTCTTCTTTCAGCTGATTAACCTCGGCTTCCAGAGCAGCAACCTTTTCGTTCGCGGCGTTCAATTCCGCGTCCTTGGCTTCGATGCTCTCGTTCAGCTGATTGATCTCGTTCGTGTGATTTGCAGTATCATCAAGCACGGCATGCAATTCCGTCTTAATTTCATCAACAAATCCACGGAGCTTGGTTTCATCCATGCTACCATCCTCCTTGTTGTTTAGTTCGAGTACATGACAAGACGTATCGGCTGGCGGTACAGCGCCAGACAGAATTGCATAGCCAGAGTACTCATATTGCATCGGGACGCGGCCTTCATCTTTATACCCGTCCTCGTACACAATCACATTGTTATTTTCCGGTGTGCCGACGATCTCGACACTGCCCATCACGTTGCCGTTCGGGATTTCCTTCTTCAGGTAATCCACCAGCCCAGGGCAGCGATGTTCATACAGGACGCCCTCCGCCAGCAGTACCTTCGTGGGTGTACCGTCGATATCGACCGTCGTGATCTCGCCGCCGGTAATACTGCCGACAACCTCGGACGTTGTGCTGAACAAAGGCATCGGCTTGCCGTCGTAATCCTCTGTTTCGCCAAGATGTCCGTGTCCCGCGATCTCGGTCTCGTCAGCAGTCAGTCCTTTCTCAAGATACTCGACGACGATTTCCGATGGCGCGAGCCGCTTCATGGCCTCGCGGACATATTCCTCTTTCCACGAGATGCCGTTGTACTGGAAGTCTTCCGGCGAGTCCATGATCCTGTGCAGTATCATTTTGATGGGGCGCTTTCCGCCTCTCACCTGAGCTTCACTGAGTTCGTAGATTCTGGTTTTGATCTGTTCCATGCAGAATCACCTCCTCAGTCGCTTGGGCTCGGCAGCGCATTGCCGCCATTGGCGCGGGTCGTCAAAGTCTTCGGGTTGTGGGTGTCCTCGTCTATGGGACGGCCACCCCCATTGCCGCCATTGTCAGCGCCAAACGTAAATGACGTCTGATGCACAGGATACTTATGTTCGACATCGTTCTCGAGCTCTTCATCGAGCATATCGAAGAACGCGTCGGCGCCGATGCCGACAGCGGTCGCCCACATCGACAGCGAGCCCTTGCCGTTCAGGTACAGGTCCTTCGACATCTCAACAAACTGCTTACGGTTCGTATAAGTGATCGGCAGGTACCGGATATCCACACGGTATTTGCTGTCCTGTACAATGTTGGCGTTGATGACTTTATTGAGCTCCTCGACAATCATGTCGATGACCTCGAACACCTCTGCTGTAATCAGCTGAAGGTTGTTCTCCTGAGCGCTGAAAGACGACGTGCCCTCGCCTGTCAGCAGGCTTCCGGCAAAGCCAAGACCGAGGGAAATATTCTTCCTCAGGTTCTGGCTGTTGTCTTCGTCGAGGATGCTCACGTCTGGCTTTAACACATCCAGCTTTGTTCCAGCCGCCACAGAAAAGAATGTTGTGGCGCCGGTAGAGCCGTTCGTGCCCTTAATGGCGTCACGCACCGTATCGTGCTGTAGCTTCTGCTGCTTATCGGTCAGTGCGCTCTCGCCCTTGTTCTTTCCCTCGGGGTATGTCTCATAAATGATGCGTTTGTTGATCTCATCGATAGCCAGCCGCTTCGACCGTGTCATCAGCGCGTCATACAGGATATCGTCGATAGCCGCCAGTGCCAGCGGCCTGCCGTATGGCTCAGACTTCTTCGCCCTGAACTTGATGGCGACGGTCTTGCTCGTATCGAGCACGCGCCACTGTTTGCCGTGCCCGGACCGCCATTGCGCATAAGCATCCCTGATTTCCTTTGGATACCGGCGTAGCTTCTCCTCGGCTGGTTCATTACCGCTCAGCAGGAAGTATTCCAGATTGAACGACAGCACATATGACCCGTTCCGTATGCCAACGATGCGTGTGTAGTCGGGATCAAGGTAGATAACAGCGGCGTTCAGCAGCGTGTTCTGTTCGTTGATCTCGACGATGTTATTGACCTGCCAGTCGCTCAGCGTGGTCTCCGTGCTCAGCGGGCGCTTCCGCGTTTCAAAGTACGCGAAATACACGCCGTCGATCAGCGTATTGAAAAGCGCATCGCGAACGAGCTCCTTGTCCCGCACGATACGCAGTACGTCCTTGACGAGATTTTTATATTTCTGTTTCTTGTTCTTGCTGTCACCGTGCGCCACAAGCACATGATTGAGCGTCGGCAATGCCGTACAATAGTCTATGACGTTAGTGACGACGCCGTTACAGGAGTACAGCGTCCTGCTGAGCTCTCTGATCTCGCGGTTGAAAGTCATCGGCTCTTTGACGATTTCCTGTATCTTATCGATATCATACAGATCGAGGATATTGCATCCATACACCGGACGCCATGATACATTATCCCATCGGGAACTGGCTTCATAGCTTGGGCTTTCCTCAGCCATCGGCGCTCACCTCCTTAATTGACATATACATGGTATTCATACTGACTTGATGTAGACAGAAAGTCGTGCTCAAGCAGGGATGCAAAGTAAACGCCATAGCTGACAGACGTGTATCTGTCCTTGGTGTTGTTCCCTTGCTCCGATATCCTGATGATACCGGTGTCCGGCATTCTGTCATAAGTCAGACTGATCATTTCATTGATAAGGGCTCGCGTCTCGATGAACGGTCCCTCATAGAACATCTGTGTATCGAGGTCAATGGCGTCAGCGTATCCCTTGACCTTCGGTAATATATCGTCGACCGCTACGTCGTACTGAGCCAGCAGGTGCATCCTGTGCTCGACGAACTCACGCCGCGTGACCTGCGCAATCTCACTGTTGATCCTTGATGAGGCGTTGACGGCAAACAACACCTCCATCGCGCCCTCAACGCGGACACGATTGGCTGTGTTCTCGTCATTCATGCATTTGAAGGCAGGCATCTCGGTCTGTGAGCTCTCATCATAGGTCGGTCTGGCCAGCATGTCGTATACTGCCACGCCGCCGTTCCGCATATCCAGCACCACATAGTCACAGCCTGTATCAAAGAAGACAGTCTTGATCCTTTTGGCTTGCTCCATCGTGTCGCCGCCATGAATGTGCTCCATATAGACGACATGCTTCTGATATGCCATACTCCCGTTCTCGAAGTATTCCGGTAATAGCCTGATAACAGAAAACACAGAGTTGTCGTTGTTCTTCTTGTCGACGAACGCCATATCACACGACAGAATCCTGATCTCGCCGTCCTGATGCTTCAGCGTCTCGCCTCTCTTAATCTGGTTGTAGCTGTCCTTGCGCGGGTAGATGGGCGGCTGCTGTATCGTCTGCGCCGCCGCGAGCATCTCATAGTCGAAGTAGGCGTTCTCGTTCTCGCCGACCATGATATTTTCGCTCTCGATTAACCAGGTGGTCGGGTCGTCCCTGCGCTTGTCCTTAATCAGCTGATTCCGTGTTTTGATTTTATGGTACAGTGTGATGACGTAATCGAACGCCAGCAACGAGTACCGCATGTTTCCATGCGCTACCTGCTGGGCGGTATCCCTGATTGTCTTCCACATCCAGTGCGATCTGTACCACGCGGACGATATATAGATGGTCTTGCTCTCTTCTGGCTCGATGTCCTTATACTCTGGAAGGTCCTTGTACGGCGCGTTGCGCACATGCTGGAATTTACTCAAGACAGAGTCGATGATGAACTTTTTGATCATGCGGCACTCTTCCAGTATCAGGATAGTCGAGCGGTAGCCACGGGCGTTATCGTTGCCGACGACGACTACAATAGAGCTCTCGTTTCTGAACAGCACCTCGATATCGTCGCCCCGCGTCTTGATCGATTTGATTTCAGCGCGGAGGTTAGGCGATACCGGCATAAGCTCCTTCTCTATCTTTTCAGACACGATGAGCTTCGCCTGCTTCAGCGTGCCAGATGCGATAACGATTTGGCTCTTCGGTCTGAGGATGGCTTCGCAACAGGCGAAGATAGCCAGTACATAAGACTTGGATGTGGCGCGGGCGGCAATACACATTGACTCGTCCGCGTTGCCGAGCTCGTACAGCATCATCCGCTGGTATGGGTACAGCTTGAGCCCGAGGTAGTGTTCAGCGAACCGGTGGATATTATGCCGGTAGAAGTCACACCAATCGATCAGAGCGTTGACGTGCTCCTGATCGCTCAGCCACCCGTCCTCGAAACGCTCAGCCAAAGCCCTCTGGTTTTTATCGAGCAATCGTTCGTTAGCCATCGTCGTCGCCTCCGATGCTATCGAACGCCGCCGCCTCCTCGTCGGTGATAGAGAGCTCATCGTCCACCTTCTGAGACGCCCTATTCAGCAGGTTCATCGTCGGGCGCCGCACGAAGCGGTCATAGTACGTTCCCTGCTTATCGACGTCCTTGTACGGCGTGTTCTTAACATACTGGGCTGGCGTATATTTCTCGATATATCCCAACAGTACACCGATCGGCGGGACGTCGTTGTCGTCCTTGGGGTTAACGACAGAGTCGAAGCCGCTCTCGGCGATAGACTTTCGCAGGGCGGAAGACAGCGCCGAAGCATTGGGCTTGTCATTCTTGATAGCCTCCATGCATCGGTATTCAAGTGCGGCCAGAAAGCGGGCGCTCTTCAACTGACCAGCGGTGGCCGTATCACCCAATGGGTCGATATAGCCACGGTAGATTCTGTACATATAGCCGTACGCCTTTTCCTCAAAGCCCTCGCCAAAAATATTGACAGCCCTGCTGAGGTCGTCCGTCGATAAACCGGCGTCGGCCAAAGTGACGACATTTCCGCCCCCAGAATACACACGGTCGCCCTCATCCTGAAGTGTGTCGTCAAAAGATTTATTGATAGAGGATACACTCATCCGAATACGGTGAAGGTATTCCTCCATCCCTTGTTTTTCCGGCAATATGCGGTCCATGATTTTCGGATCATAATACGCGTCGATCCACTCACAGGTTCGACGAACAGCCTTCTGCATATCACCAGAATACATCTCCATGTGGTCGTTGAAGAATTTTTCGATGCAGTCCATACACACGGCTGTGTAACTGTAATTGCCCGCGTATGTGCTCGATCCAACCTGCGGGAAATATGTCCTCTGCATGGGATATGTTTTCCCGCACATCGGACATTTGGTCGGCACATCAGGGACTTTAGGTTTCTCTCGTGGCGGCGGAGACTTGTCTTTGTTCGCCGCCGCGCCTTGTCCCTTGTTGCGCGTCCTTTTCTCCTTCACGATCACCTGTTCTTTGATTACAACTGGTATCGCTGGCATCTTTCAACATTCCTTTATTCCCAAAAATACAAAAACCCCGTGGGCGCAAAGACCCACGGGACCCACTACAATCGCATTAAGGCAGCGAAACGCCATATGTTACGGCTCGCTGGCATAAGCCACCAACAGCGGCGCAGCCTGTAACTTCTTAGTCATCGTCTTCTTCCTCCGCGTACTCGTTGTGATCGAGCGTCACATTATATATACACTCCACTGTCCGACGGTTCGACGTGATGACCACCGTCTGCTCCACCGGCGCGAACAGACGCTTGTTGAAAGCGTAGCTGTCGGCGCCAGACAGGCATCCACACTGAATCACTCTCGTCTTTCCGATAGTGTTATAAGCGCTGTGGTGCATATGCCCCATCAGGATAATATCGGGGATGCGTCCGTAAATCTGCGTCATGTTTCCGGCGACCTTATCCATGCTGTCGAGGTCACCATGCACGATGACCACGTCACGTCCGGCCTTCGTTTTGAATAGCTGGTTATAATGGTACGATGCGTCACCGCTCGGCATAACCAGTATACGGCTGTTGCTCGCAGTCGCGGCCTCCAGATAAAACGGGATCAGGTCATCAAGGTTGTCGCCAGGGATATTATCCTCTTTGTTCGAGTTGACCCTGCTGTGGTTGCCGCTGACGCTATAGATGTAGATTTGCCCGAAGACGCCGCTCAGTTGATAGAGAAACCAGCTGATCTCGCGGCATACGAACTTGATTTGCTGGACAGTGTTCATGTTGTTCGTAGCGGTGATTGAGGCATGGATACTGCCACTGATCTGGTCGCCCAGAAGGCAGAGATGACATACACCAATATGATGCCGCTCCTGTATCTCCTTGAGATTTTCGAGATACTCGGCCAGCCTGTTATGCAGTACACTGTGGTCATAGTCATTCATCAGATTGCTGGCCGTAACGCCGACATGCATGTCAGACAGACACACGATAGCTTCACAGTCCGTGTCGCCCTTATGTTTCGGCTCCATGACCTTTACAGGACACTGCTCTACCAGCACGTCTCTGAGCGCGTCCATGAATGACTCCTTGCGGGCTTCCTCGCGAAGCTGGCGGTTGAACTGGTTGCGCTCGTCTCTGAGGCGGGTGCGCTCCTTATACAGTTCCTGTTTTGCCTCGCGAAGCTCCCGGACGAGCTCATCCTCCCCTTTGTTGGCGAAGACCTCGTTATAGTATGTCATCGCCTGAGTATATGGTTTCCGGTACGTTGCGCTGTCGAAATGACAGCCAAGCTGGTCGTTCAGGACATCTGTGAGCTCATCCCATGTCATGTCGAGTTCGCCGTGGTCCTTCATGGTGGCCAGCCTGTAGATATATTGTATCCGGCTTTCCTCATCTCTTTTCTTCAATTCCTGTTCCAATCTCATCGCTCCTCGAATATATATCATCAGCCCACTCGGCGACCTGGCCGCGCCGCGACTTGGTCAACTGTGTATAATCACACAGGTCTGGCCGCTTCATAAAATGCTCTATATATGGCACAAAACCGCTGAGACGTTTGTTTGGCAGGTCGATTTGCTCGCGATGGCCGATGACCACCACAAGGCTATTGTCGAACACACGCGTCAGCAAAAGCCGCATTTCGTCTACCGTGGCGTTCTGCGCCTCGTCGATGATAACGATGGCCCTGTTGTCCGGGTCATTACTGCCGAGGTTGCACCCACGCATATACATCTGCCCACTACAATAGATAGGGTTGTCGATGGCTGTCTCTTCGTCGATGTCGCCATAGCATATCTTCCTGTCGGGGCTGAGACCGGCAGTGATAAGCGCTTGCTCCACAGGGATGAAGTACGGCTTCGTCTTCTCCAGAAGACCCGGCCTGTATCCTACCTTTGATTCAGCAGAGCCGCCCATTGCGCGGATGTAATAGGTTTTGTTGGCAAGTCCGTAGTCCATAGCGATCACAGCCAGCAGTACTGCCAGCGTAGTCTTACCAGACCCGCTCTTGCCTTCAACAAAAACCACCTTCCCGTTTTTGGCGCCCCGCCACATCAGATCAACATAGTGGCGCTGCTCATCGTTCATGCTCTTTGCGAGCCCGAAGAATGGTGAGTCCTCGAGCGTTTCCGGCGGTGCCTCGCGTTCTGCGGGACGTGTACTCTTTCTTGTTGCCAAGCGGTCTCCACATCCTTTCGTAAAAGATCAGAAGATAATATCTTCAACCTTTGTGATGATGGCATCAGCAATACCGCAGTCAACGGCCTCAGCAGAACTCATATATGTATCTGTCTGCATAAACCGTTCCACATTAACACGCGGTATCTTCGTGCGGTCAACAACCATATCAACCATATCGACGACCTGCATATCCCACTGCTTCATGCTGTTATGCGCAGACCTGTGGTCCATACTCATGCCATCCACAGACCCGCGATGCATCATGAACCAGCTATGCTTCGTCGCGAAGCGCTTGTGGCAGGCCAGATAGATAAAGAACGCCGCGCTGTAAGCGATACCGAAGTTGATACCATAGACAGGCGTGGTGCTCATTTGAATGGCGTCATACAACTGCATACAGGCATCGAGCTCTCCGCCGTGTGAGTTGATCATGATACAGATAGGCAGGCGCTTGTCCACCGGCGTTTCTGTGTCATCACGATTCCACTGGATGATGCGCCGCACGATTTTCGTGGCGCCCTCTACATCGATATCGTCGTCGATCCACACGATACGGTTCATGTCGTCCTGCATGGCTTGCAACTCATCAGGTCCCGGCACTGAGCCAAGATTGCCATCGCAGTCACAATCGTCGAGTACGATCCCCATCTCTTTGGCTTGTTCCTCAGTGATATACTGAATGTTTTCCTCACTTTTCATACTGCCGCTTCTCCTTCTCAAAATTCTTCAGCGCGTTCAGCACCTTCATGCTCTCCTCCACATAATACCTGTGGCGTTGGCTATGGGCTTTCATCGTTCTGACAATGTTGAGATTGGGGAATCGACCTCTCAAATATTCCGCTTCTTCTTTGCCGATAAGTACCATACAAAGAACTCCTTCACGTAAATTCCCGATACAGATCGGGTGATACAACTATGATGATACAAGTTGGCCGATACATAATTATATATCATAGTTTCCTATAACACGACGAAATCAGCGAGAACCAAGACGCAGAGCCGCATACAGCGCCTCGATGTCGTTGTCGATAAGTTCGTGCTCTCCTGTATTTTTATATGGCACAAGCAGTTTGAAGCATGACACAGAGCGGCGATATTTTGAGAAACGACCAGCGGCCTTGCCTTTGTCTGTATCTACCTTTGCGATGTATTGCCACTCGCACAGGCGGCGGATATTGCGCCCGCGAACGTTGGCGCCTTTCATATCCAGCCAATTAGCCAGTTGCTCGGTTGACGCCTGAAACACCCCACGCCTGTCAGCGAACGCCTTTGCATTGCACAACAGGGCAAGCGCCACCTTCCTGTCTGTCTCTGTCGGCGCATGGTCCACGATATTCTGGGCGTCTGTCTCTGATACGAACACACGACAGCCACTGTGAAGCTCGGCTTCATTGATGTACGCAGCGTTGACGCACTGAAGGAGATTCAGCCCGTTCGTCTTGTGGCCATTCAGCCAATCACGAATAAAGGAGACGGCGTCCACTGGGGACTCGCCGTCTGCCTTCATCAGCTTGGATATCATATAACATGCCCGATACAGCCGACTCTGCTCCTCTGGCGGCTGTCCAGACATATACTTCTTAACTTCCGCGACCTCGTCAATCATCGTCATCCTCCAGAAAATCAAAGATGCCCGGTTCAAGCGAGATGTCCATCTCGTCACTGTTCATCGGGACCATCGTGTAGTGACGCCCAAGATAGCTGAGCTCGCCATCATCATCGCGCTTTGGCACCATGATGCCAGCCTGCGGCTTCACGTTCGCCACGACACCGTCCGGCGCCACGACCCAAGGGAACTTCCTTCCGCGCCCTTTGTACACCTCATGCACGAGCTTTGTAGCAATATTGGCCAGCACCCGCTGGTCATCACAAACCTCAGCGCACAGCTTCCTATACTTCTGATACAGCGCGTCCCAGTCGGCGATGAAGGTAGTCGCCTCGTACTTCGTAAACTGCTGTCTGATCTCACGGTCAGAGTACCGCCTGACTTTCGTCTGGTATTTCTGGAGCTCGTTCGTCTCCTTGCAGAAGTCTTTGAATATCTTGGCCACCGCGTCGAACTGCTCTTGTGTGTAGGCAATGCTCTCGTCGCACATCACACTGTAGTCGAATCGCTCCTTCCGCCGCCACTTAAGCTCACGTTCCCATTTCTCGAGCTCACGGCAGAGGCGGTTCATATTGCTCGGCGCTTTTGAAAGTTCCATCCTTGCGTAGTACGGCGACCGATACCGCATAAAATACGGGAGGGGTCTGCCCCACTTACTGATTACGCGGGGCATTGAATAAAGGACGCCGGTTTTTGCGTAATCGATGCTCTTCCCGACGATGGTACTGATAATGTCCTCATACTTCTCGTACCGCTCCTTCTGCTCATCTGTCTTCGGGCAGCGGTTCAGATATACACTCGCGTAGTTGCTGTACTCGCCAATCATATTCTTTGTTGTTCTGGTCAACAGCAGGACGCGACCGGCGGCGTCGTTGTTTTCCTTCAGGGCTGTGACCTTGTCTTCCATGTCGATAACGATAGTGGCGTTTTTGTCCGACCCGTCCAGGAAGAGCGGGTTGTCATTGACCAGTACGATATCACCCATAACCCACCGGCTTTCGCCGATGGCCGGACTATTTCTTTACCCATTGCTGGGCAGCTGGCACTTCGCCGACTGGAGTTTCACCAGCCAGCTACTCCTTACGGATAGTCTCTACACCTTCCTCTCACGAGGCTTGGCACGGCATTGTCCTGCGCTCATGCGTTTAGAGTTTTGCCGTTAGCCGACCCAAAAGTCCATATATTATTGATAGTGGTCATTTGGTCCGACACCCCAGTTGTCTGGGTTCACCAGCTTTTCATCATCACGTTACCGTGATGCGCGACAGTGTTACTTATCGAAATCCGCACCGTTCAATCTCTGCGCCACTAAGCTCTTTATGTTCAGCATAGCCACATTTGTCAGGTGGCCGCACCATTTCCAAATCTCGTCCGCGTTATTCACTCGGAGCACTACGTTCTCGCTCCGGCAGATGTGCGGGTTTCTTGTCACGACGTATTCCCCGTCGTACGTGATGCCCTTGCCTTTCGTCCAGAACTCATCGGCGCCGAGACAGCCGACAACCGGAAGTCCGCCAATGTGTTCCGCAAACGCGATCAGGTCTGGGGCGATAAACTTGAAGCATGACTTAATGTACAGCTTACCGCACTTCATATCGTTGATAAACTTGTCCAGCAGGGACATGATGTATTTGTTCACTGTTGGCTCTTTCATCATGGCGTCGTTCTTAGCAATCGCCGCCACGTACGCGTTCAGCGCGTTGCACTTCCCGTCTACGATACCAAGGAAGCATTTGGTAAAAAGCTCGTCTCCGCTAACGATGCGCTCAATCCACCTCGCAGACTGGTGGGCCAAGGTCTTGAAGTCCTCATAGGGCAGGTCCAGCGTCTGCAAGACCTGATAATTGCTCCGTGTGTACACCGGCTCTTCCTCTTCGGTGAAGTTGGCGCGGGCAATAGAAATACAGTGTTCGTATTTATAGAACGCATCCCAGTACCGTTGCCAGTCCCTTGCGTCGCCGTACTGCTTGAAGTAGCCGAGCCCCTTGTACATGCTCTCGCTCAGGATGATCATCTCTTCGTGGATGCTGTGCTTCTGCCCCCACAGGTCCTCAATATACTCGACGCCGCGCTCCTCGTAGAAGCCCTCGTAGTCGAAGACGTGAAGACACCCTTTAATGAACGGCTGCCTGTAGATGACGGTGGTGATGGGCGTTGTGCTGTTGGTCAGCGTCTCCATCCAGTGAGCCACGTTCTTATGCATGATGCCAACACCATCGAACGCGTTGATCTCGTAGTCGAACACGCCCTCGGCGATGTCCTTCTGCGTAAAGTTGAACTCTTTGCCTTCAGAGTTCGTGTACGTGGTCACCTTATCAACAAGGTGTTTGATGCGCTGGTTCTTGATGGTCGTCATCATGTCCGGCACAACGATCATCTTCGGCACATAGTTCTCGATGCAGTGTGCTGATGAAAGCGCGAGCCCGCGATAGGCGTACCACTTGCTCAGTACCGTCTTGTCGATTTTCAGCCCCATCGTCACGCGCTCTGTGAGCTCGTCCGCTATCGAGGCATCGACCATCGACAGTACGCCCTGGCGCACCATAGACGCGCTGCGCTCGCCGAGCACGAACGGTCGCCCGCGTATCTTGATACCCTCCAGCGCAAGCCGCGACAGTGTAACAGCGATATCCTTGTGGTAGTTAATGTCCACGAAGATGATATACGGGTTGTACTTCGACGTCACGCCGGTGATGCGCCTGATCTGTCTCAGGTACTGGCTGTCGGCCTGCTTGATGAAATACTTCTTCTCTTCCTCTGGCGAGATATCCAGACTGAAATCTGCCTTTACGATCGTACGCAGATCAATCGAGCGCACGATATACTGCTTAGGCGCCTGTATGTTGCAACACCGCCCTTCTTAATCTTCTTCGAGCTCCCGTATGCTGAAGCCCGCCTGAGCCCATGTCTCTTCCCTCGCTACCTCATAGGCGCGTTCTGGAGACTCGAACTCATCATCGTAGTCATTTGGGTAATAATAGCCGCAGTACTGCTCGCCTTCCTTCCCGCAACCCGTCAGCCGCCAGTAACAGGTCGCGCATGAATACTTTGATTTGATCAACCCTCATCACCGGCCTCTGCGGCATCGCCGCCTTCTTCTATGAAAAGACTGGGATTGCTGGCCATGTACGCAGATTTCGCGCTTGGTACGACGTGATTGTTCAGATCCAGTACAAACTCCTGTAACCGCTGCAACGTGACCTCCGGCGGCAACAGTCCCTGAGCCATCGCATCCATCATAATGGCCACGACCTGCGCCGGTTCACACATCATGGGCTCCATAGCCACCACCTTTGAGTGCTTCAGGATGAACGCCTTTACCTTCGGCGTGAACTTGGTCACCCCTACATTCACGAACACGTTGGCGAGGTCTACCATCACCGTATCCCCCATACCATCCACATACACGCGCTGAACACCGCACGTCTTCGGCGGCGCCCCCTCTTCTGTCTGTTCCATCAACGCCACCTTGAACCAATGCTTTACTTCCATGCTTCCCGCTACCTCCTATTTGATTTCTGCCTGTAAACCATATTTCTTGAACAGCGCCTCGACATGCTGCCTGATTGTCTCCTCACGCATAAGCTCCGGCTGTCTGTTCGCCAAAGACAAAGCTTCGAGCATTACAGACTGCACTTCCTGTATCGCGAAGACGACCAGCATCCCCTCCCTGTAGGCCACTGCCTTTCCAAGGTCAATGATCGGCTGTACGTCGTCCAGCACAGCCGACGGCGACCCGAACCTCGTCTTGCCGATAAACTCATTGACGAAATGGTCAATAGTAAGGGCGACCCACTCACCCGTCACGTCAGCCATCGGCGCTCACCTTCAACTTCAGCTTCTCGACCATCTTGTCGTCGACCAGCTTGGCGCGGTCAATAAACTTCCGCATGTCGTCCCATACATCCTCAAGGGTTTTGGTCCCGCGCCGGTTGATCGACTCTCGCATCTGCGCCGATACGATAGCCTGGAGCACACCGCCAAGCGTCGTGTAATAACCGACAGCCACATAGTTCTCTTTGCCGATGTTCTCCTGCTTGGGCTGTTTGCCGGTGCCGCCGCCTTTGACCTTCGTTCGCCGGTACAAAATCAAACAGTAGTTGTCCGCGCCGAGGAACCACTCATCAACGATCGGTATGACCTTCGGCTCCCTTTTCTCTTCTGCCAAACCCACTCACCTCCATAAATATCCTTAAAACTAATTTGAACAAATCGCCACGCGTTTCCACGAAGCGAGCCGATAACTTGTTAGGGTGTTTTTCCATCGGCCTTCACGATCTCTAAAATATTGATTTCAGATTGCTTACTTCTTTTTTCTGCTCTGCTCGACCCTGTCCTCAATGATTTCGGCGATCCTCGGGTCTTTGACGATCTCTTCGGCGTCCGCGTCGGTCGGTACACGATAAGCGCTCTGCACGTAGTTGTAGAAAGCCCCTTTCATCTTTTGACCGAGACCGGCGACAGAGATCATGCCGCCGTTCCAAGCGTCGGCCAGTACGTTGATATCCGAGTACGCCGGGGTCGAAAGTTTACAGCAGGTACACTCGATCCAATATGCGTGAAGGTTTTTGAATATAGCCTTACTGCCGCAGAGGGGGCACGTCTTTATCTTCGGCTGTTGCTCGGGCAGCTCAACGTATGCCGTCTCGGTAAGGGACTGAACGCCATAACCAGTGTTCCAGAATGCACCGCTTGCCATTACGCATCCCGTTCCTTCCGGTACCAGTCATTGAATATCTCACAGGCGAGCCACAACTGATGCCATATCTGGCCAATATCGATCTCCGCGATCTCGGTGAACGGTCTGTCGCCCACGAAGTGAAGCTCTGGCGGTTCCTTGCCGGAGAAGTACCAGTAGGCCAGCGTGAAGCAGTAAGCTCTGCCGGAGCTCTCCCTGGTCCATTTGACGAGCTCTACGTAAGGCTGGCCGTCGCCGAGACTCTTTGTTGTTCGTATTTCAAACTCACCGTATTTCCAATTGAAGTCGAATTGATTGGTCTCCATGCATACTCTCCTTTGATGCCATCCATCCTCGCTCCGCACTCGGGGCAGAAGTTGGTCATTGCAAAATCTCCAGCCTTGTCCTCTATCGCGAAGGTCAAACAGTTTGAGCAGAACGGCTCGACGCCGTGTTCGTTCGCCACCCATTCCGCATGAGGCTGGGATGGACACTTCCCGCACTGGTCTGTGGCATAAGTCCACGTCATTTCTTTCCGGCCTCCTCGGCTGCGGTCGCCGCGATGAAGCGGTCCCTGAACTCGATCGCCGCACGGCTCATGTAGGCAGCGCCGTCGGTGGCCTCGTCCAAAGTATCGGGCAGGCGTCCGGCCAGAAACTCACCGAATAGCAGGTGAACGCCGAGCGTGATCATGTCCCGCTTATGCCGGTTGCGGCCAGCGCCCTTGATGGCGACAGCGCAGACCTCTGCCAGGTACTGGTCCCAATGTTTATAGAAGCCGGTCTCAGGCGCGATCTTGAACCCGCAGACTTCCATCATTTTCTTCAACACATCATCCATGCTTGATGGCCTCCTCAAATTCATCCAATAGCTTAGCCGCCCTCAACATCAGTGCGCCGGTGCAATCACCGAGGGACTTTCCGTGGTCGGTTCCCGTTACGCAGTCACTGCACGTCTCATCGTTATACGGCAGGCTGCACCGCTTGAGAGACATCGACGTCTGTTGTACCTCGCCGAGAAGGACGGCGTTCTGGATAACCTTCATCTCCTCGATCTCGTGACGATCGCGCTCAAGGGACAAGTCCTTCCTCAGCTGGCTGATCTCGTTCTCCGCGTCACGCATCCTGTGCGCGTCCGTGATGTGCATAATGACGAGCAGAAGGCATAGCGCCGTAAATAAAAAATAAATGACCCGAAGGTCAGTCTCAATGTTCATGGGGCACCTCCAATACTTCTGCCGGTACGCTCCAGCACTCCCATGTGACCCCGTACTCATTCAATGGCAACATGTACCTGTGCTTCGCGCTCTCGAACAGGTAAACACCGCTATCCTGCATAAGGAAGAACGTTGGCTCCTGGCACCACACTTCGTCTGGGTCACAGCAGGTGATAACGACGAGCTCGTTCTCCTCCAGACATTTAACGTCGAGGAGAGTCATCTTAGTTATCTTGCTCATCGAACTCATTCCTTCCTCCTGCGCTCACCAGCGCCATACAAAAAATGCCAACCATCGCTGACAGGGGAACGATCCAGAACAGATGCCATATACTAATCATTGCTCCACCTTTCTGATCACGTACCGGTGATCCCTGAACTCAGATTCCTTATCCATCTTCTCAACGCTGCGCACAATAATGTTGCAGTCGCCCTTAGCTGTATTTACGAGCGCGATATCCCCAGGCTTCAGTTTCTCCGCCAGCGCCTTGTCCGCGTACCACTGGAAGTCCACTGTGTCGGTCGCGTGATGGACGCCGTGCACCACGTACAGATCCCTCTCATCGTCGTGCAAAGCATCGATATGGCAGAGCACGTTCCACAGGCTTTGCTGTACCTGCTTCGCCTCAGCGCCGATACGCTCGATTTCGTCCTTGTACCGTTTCATGGTTTCGCCCAAGCCCTCAGCCTTTCGCTGAAGCTCTAGCTTTCGCGCCATGAGTGCGCTGTACTGGTGCTCCCTCTTCACATGCTCGACAGGCGGAGGCGTGAACTTGATTGAGGCCAGCATCTCCTCCGGCGTGAGCTCATGCTCGAGCACCCACTGCTTCTTCTTCACGTCCTTGCCGTTGTCTGTTACGACAGCAACATCATACATTTGCCAGGAGTCATCGGCCATGTCATAATAACCAACGGTCGAATACGGGTCCTTCCTTAACTTCCAGAGCCATTTGCCCTCGCCCGTGTCCTGATTGATAAAATATCCAATGCTTCCCTGATACATCAAAACCTCCCGTTATCGTACCAGTCAGATAGTACAGCCATGATTAACACGATACAGAATAAACCGAGAATGATCGTCATGTCCGCTAAGTCCCCCACAATGAAGGTCACCTCCTTTGCGTAAATAAAAAACGGCGAGCCTTCGCGCCCGCTCAGAGATATGTAAAAGGCAGACACCTGGTCTGCCCTGTAAGAATAATATAACACATCGTGGCCGCTGCGTCAAATTAGGTTGGCGGCTCCGTTCTATCCATTGGATAAACTCTGGATGTATATTTTAAAATCGACGAATCTTTTGTAATATCAGATTAATTAAATTATTTTTAATCTGTTTTTTGAAAAATTCTCTATCATTAGTATAGTATATATAATAAGACTAATAATCAGATTAGTACTCAGTTAGATGAGAACTACTGTACAGTAGAACTCAATCAGTTGAGAACTCCTGTAGATGAGTCCTAATTTTTTAAAAACTAATAAGACCGGTCTTAATAGCTTATACTCTCTATGGACATAATGGTATACCATTCTCTCTATGAGGTACATGTAGAATAAGCTATTCTGTAACGATATAATATTATAAGCTTAGATGCAATATAATATAAACTATTACACTCAATAAACTTAGATGCAATATATAAGCTATTAAGCTCAAGTAACTTAGATACGTCTACTATGATACATAATAATATAATCTATGACTTAACGGCTTATATAAGCTATTACCTAACGGCTTATACCAGATGTCACTTAATAGCTTATACTCTCCAGTCTTAAGGGCTTATATCTCATAGAGTCCTTGATTCTAACTGCTGATATATTCATTTATAGCCATGAAGCAAATAAATGAATATATCAGCAGAGAGTAATAGAAGAATATAGAGAAGACTGTCCATAGAGTACATGTAGAGCGTAATAGCTTAGTAACGTATCAAGGACTCGTTACAGAATAGCTTATACCTCTCGGTGCTTATATGCTTACCATTATGTTCTAATCTCTTAATAGCTTTTAAGATAATGGGTCTCGGCAAAAAATTTTCTTGGGTCGGATGGCTTCGGGGCGCCGGTGACTGACGGCTGATGACGCAGCGGCTGGCGATTTATCGCCAGGAAGTTTTGCGGCGGGCGCGTATCTGTATTTTTAATTCTAACAAATCCCTGAACGTCTCCGGCTGGACCCTAACAAGTTATCGACCTTTACGAAAGAATTGGCTGGCGGTTTGTTAGAATTTAATATACGTGTATTTTCACTCGTCGTCGTCAGTGTCGAGCGCGTACTGGTAGCTGAGTTCCATGCTCTTCACGGCAGTTTTGCCTAGTACAAAATCAGAAACACCGCGCCGGAGACTGCTGGTACGCGGGAGCCGACATCCGATGTAAGCCATCGTGGTCGTCTGGTTCGCGTGACGAAGCATCAGGGATGTGTCCGCCATAGCGAGCGCCGCGTTCTGGATGTCTCGGGACGTAGAGGCTATCGTGTTGGCGATGGTGGCGAAGGTCTTACGCATCGTGTGTGTAGAGGTCCTGAGGTATGGAGCCGCTGCGCGTAAGCCGGTACGCAATAACCGGTTGGCGGCGTCGGTCGCCATCGGGGTTTTGCCCTTGCCTTTGTTCGAGGCGAAGAGGTAGTTGTCCTGGGTGAACGGCATGGTCCAGCGGCACTCGTTGATGTAGAGGCTGACGTACTGCTTGATGGCGTCCGTGATCAGCATCTCGTCGTCCTGAGAGCAGGTGCGCTTGCCGGTCTTGATCTCGATGATGTCGATAGCCCGCCTGAACGTGATGGGGTTCGTGGAGATCAGAAGGTCGGATACCTTGAGAGCGCAGAGGTCAGAAATACGAAGGCCGGTACATACACCAGTCACGAACATAGCGGCTTCCCTGAACTTGCGCTGGGAGAGGAAGTGATCGATGACCGCCTTTACCTGAGCATAGGACTCAAGGGGCTGCGCGGCCTTGATGGCAGAGACGCCCTTCGCCAACTGCTTCTGGCGCGGGGTAAGATTTTCGTCCTCTACGGTATAAGCCAGAGAGGTCATGTTCACAGAGTCCGCGCCGGGGAACGCAATGATCTTACCGCTCATAATAGCCTCCGATTAGATGTAGGATCTGGTACGGTGGACCTGACTTCCACCGAAATCAGTGTACCACAAAATGTCGGTTTTGTCAAGAGAAAATGTCGGTCTCCCGGGCGTTTTCGCGAGGTCGATGTCGGCCTGTGCGATTGAATGCGGGGATGGCGGAAGTGGTCTGGCGACGATGAGGAGCTTGGTGTGCAGCGGCTACGGAAGATCAGGCGGCGCCCACACGTTAAAAGAAGGGGACGTAAAGGCCACTACATCATCATGGAAAATGTTTTCCAATCCCCTTTCCCTGTGACTCCCTGGTCCCATTTCTTTTGCTTTTCCCAGAGCTCAGAAATGGGACCAGACTACTGGGAGGGAAGGGGATAAGCCGGGAGGCGCAGAGGGTGGGTATACACTCTTTTCGGTGGTGATTGGTGTCGCGTTTGGGGTCGCAGGGGGAGGAGGTGGTTTTGGGGGTTGAGAGGGGGATTTTGGTGGATGGGAAATAAATTTTGGGGGTTGGGAGGAGAGGCAGCTTGGCCGGGCCAGGCTGGTCGCTCGGTGGGCTGAGATGTAAACGGGGCGGGGGATGTCGGGTTTCTGTCGAAAACCGATATTCTGCGGCGGTCGCGGTCGCGGCATAAAAAGAGCAGGGGCGGCGGCGCGTCCCTGCTTCTGTTGCGGTGGTGGTCAATGGTTAGTCGGTCACGAGTTCCAGCTTTCCGGCACTGGTTACTTTCAGCAGCCCAGCCTTTACAAGGACTTTTACAAGGTAGGGCTTGACGGATGAGGGATTTTTCACTTTTTCCCCGTGTCCCTCCACCATCCTTTTCATATCCTGCGCCTGCTTCGCTGTGCACTTCCCCATTCGTTCCCGCTCTGCGATGGCTTCCAGCGCTCTCTCGGTCCAGTCCATGACGGCGCTTGTCTCGGCAAGGCGGCGTTCTGCGGCACTGGTGGCGCTTCGCTCGTGTACGTGCTCGACAGGCGTTCCCTCTTTCGCGCTTCTTGTGACAATCCGCTTCTCAAGCCTGCCGCAAGCCCTACACGCTTCGATGAATGCACTGTGATGGTCGGCGTAATAATCACCCTCAAGCTCGGCAGGTATCATGACGGTGTACTGTGCCGCCTCCGCTTCTGCTTCACTGATAGCGAGAGCGGCGGTCTGTATCATGTCGGCATAATGACGAATGTAGACGTTCTTGTCTGCGGTCGCGCCGCGCCTGATAGCACCCTTGATTTTCGCGGCTACCACACGCCGCGCAAGGTCATATACAGGGCCTGAAAAAACGGCGCGTCCTGCGGCGGCTTCCTCTGCTCGGTGATTGATGGGGGCTGTGGTGGTGGCCTTCCTATTAGTGGCGGCGGCGGTGGTGGTCGTGACGGCGGCGGCGGTGGGGATGGTGTAGGCGTTCATGCGCTCTAACACCCTGATGATACGAGCGGTGAAGCTATGCGGTGTGCGGGGGTCTCTGATAGCCTTAACGGCGGCGGCGATACGGGCGGCGGCGGTGGTGGTGTTGGTGGTTTTCATAGTGGTGTTCCTTTCTGCCCTGTGGGCTGTCGGTGTAGTGTGTGTCTTACTGAATGACACTAAAGTAAGAATTCGACAAAAATTTCTGAATTCCTGCAAAAAATCTCGATTGCCATAATTTTGACATATTTCCTGGGCGCTCTCGGGTGCATGGTGGGTGTAATCGTTCATCGATGATGAATCGATGATGATTCATCAATCAGTGTTTAATAATGATTGATGGTATCCAAACAAGTTGTATCTGTTCCATGCCAACCGTTGGATTCATCGGGCGCGAAAGTGCCCGAGATGGTACGAGCGGCGGACCTGGACGGGCGCTTGCCCGCTGGATAGCTGGAAGTCCAGACGTTGAGTCCCAGCGCAAAAGCTCGATTTGCAGGATGAAGAGCAAACACAGAAACGACGCTGCTTAGCAGAAAGCGCGACGTGCGAAAGCACAGCGGCTTGCCTGATAGCCTTCGGCGATTCAGGATTTCCGGCAAAGCCTTCGGCGATGTCGGCTTGCTTAGTGCTGGGCTCACCCACCGCATTTGCATCTCTGAGCGCATGGTGCCGAGACTGTGACTGACAAAGCAATCAACAGCCGCAAGGCTGATTTTGCCCACGGTGCAAGCCCGTGGGCCTTATGCCAGCGCTGGCCGCATGAAGCTGGCGCGGTAATAAAATCGCTGGTTAAACCAGCAGAAAGAGGTACCTATGTATAAGCAGAATGATTACACCGAGAAGAAGTCCGCTGCTCAGGCCAAGCTCGACGCCTACATCGAGAAGGTCAACGCTGACAAGCCGCAGGCCAACGAAATCACCGGCGCGAAGGAAGCGCTCGACAAGGCCGTCGCCGATTACAACACGCTCGTCGTGTCCGACGCCTACGAGCGCCTGTTCCTGCTGACCGCCGACGACGCTGAGGTCGGCTCCCTGCCTGATCCAGCCGCACACCTGAAGGCCACTGACCCGCTGGGGCGTGCCTTCCGTGGCTATCGCTTCTCCGGCCTGATGAAGGCCAGCATAAAGCGCGACAAGCAGACCGACCGTGTAGACACAGGCAAGACGTCGCTGGTCTGTGTCGCCGACGATGACGCCGACGAGAAAAAGCAGGTCTACCACCTGCGCGACATCGCCGCGAAGTGGGACGAGCTCCAGACTGCCGCAGGCGTGACCCAGAAGGCCGAGCTCATGGCTTCGCCAATGTGGGGCTCGCTGGTCCAGAAGGTCCGGCGGCTGTTCATCGCTCGCTCGCTGTCGCTGGGCGGCTACGCCATCCCTTCCGGCGTGACCAATGACTATATCGTCTACACCGCTGACGGGCAGGCCGTGGCTGTCGCTGACCTGACCGCTGAGCAAAAGAAGGCGCTCGACGACAAGGTCACCGTCAAGGCGCTCAAGGCCGAGCTTCAGGCGCTCGTTGACGCTGTCTACTTCGACGCGACTGGCCGCAAGAACGGCTCCAACAAGTACCGTGTCAACGAGAAGGACGTGCACTGGCTCGTGGACAACGCTCATCGGTTTGATGAGCGCTCCCACAAGACCGTCCTGATGAGTGACGCGAAGGCGTACGAGTTGGCCTTCTGCATGGTCGCCCACATCGTGACCGGCGAGTCCTACAGCGCTCTTCTGGGGGAGTAATTCCCCCCTTTGCCCCGCATGGCTCAAGCCTCCACGCGGCGCGGGGTGGGTAACGCCGATTGAGTCAGACCTTGTCAACTGAGCGAGAACGTGATATATTTATACAGGGGTGGTGATATTGGCAAAAGAAAAAGATCGGCACAAGAATCCGAACTATAAGAACGAGTATGCCCGCGCAAACTATGAACGTGTTACGTTTATGTACAAACATGACCAACGTTATAAAGAGCGCATCAAAGCGCAGGCTGAATACGATGGTATGTCCATCAACGCCTGGATTCTTCGCGCAATTGATACACAGCTTCGCCGCGAGTCCGGCGAGCTTACAGGAGAGGAGTGATACACCCTGAAGTTTCTTGATGACCTTGACCCGCGACTGATAACCGACGAGCAACGACAACAACTCCGTGAACTCTATGAACGCGACCCGTACGCGTTCTACAACCTGTGGCGCGATCCCGCCCAAGCTCAAATCTGGGCAGAAGGCGAGAACTTCAAGACAGAGCCCGCCAACGACCTGTATCAGAAAATCGGCGCTTTGAGGCTCGCCGGTGCGCCCGAGCATGTTATTGACTTCTGGAAAGACACACTTACGCACAAGGGCAGAGACGAAAGGAGTGATTTACTGCCACCAGCAACAAAACCTGTTCCAGAGAAGCTTAAGCAAATCGACGAGCTTTGCGCGTATCTCGACGGTTTATTGAACTGGGTCGAAGACAATCGGCTCGAACTCGATGACAATGCCGACGAGCTTCCAGACGTTCTGCCAATTGCTGGCAAGTGGGAGCGTTTGATGCGGCGAGCGACGACGGGCAAAGACGTGATTGAACATCACAACGGCGCCGTGCGTCACTACAAAGCGACTGATGACGTTGTAGAGGCCAACATGGGCGTCGAGGTCGTAGAAGTGATATTAAGAGAGGGCGCAGACATCGAGCTCGATATCGAAGACTGGGACAACAACTACATCAAGCCCGGAAGCTGCCGCATAGACAGCAACGGCAACATCCTGTTATACTTCTATCACTGTTACGAATGAAGCTGATATCACAAGCCTGTAAGTAAAACCGCATAACGACGCAATGAACCGACCACCAGCAACCGCCTACGGGCGGTTTTTTTATGCCCAAAAATCCTGCACGAGGGATTGATGAGCGAGCGTTTTTTTGCGACCACTGGTTAGTCGGAACCAGAAATGAAAACGGAATCAGAAAGGAGACCAAAAATGCAGACATTCATTATCAGCAAGAAGCAGTTCAAGCGCCTCATGAAAATTATCAGCAAGGGACGCACCATCCAGCGCAAAGCTGAACGGAAAAACAAGAGGCTCGAACGCCTTTTGGCCGAGGTGTTCGGATGATGATTCCAACATGGGTTTTCCTTGCCGTTCCTATGGTCATCGCGTACGGAATCGGAACCATAATTGATTCCGTAAAAGACCGCCGCGAGCGCCGGATGCTCCACTACATCTTCGACGGTGACAGGCTTCAGGCGGAGCGCTGCAACAAAATCATTATGCGCCGCGAGCGCAAGTTTTATTGACAACCGGAACCAGAAAGGAGAAGCAATATGTTCGACGTCAAACACGGGCATCACCTGATTTGGACGAACCACGCACTCAACCTCGACGACTGGGCCCCCTTTCTTGAAGAGGAATATCCAGACGTAACGGACGAGAGTGACAAGTGGAATATTATCTGCGAGCGGAATCTGGAATATCTGGACGATGAGCGCATGAACCTGAACATTAATCTCGGAATGCCGATCATCTGCATAGCGGATCTGGAACTCTGGGACGGACGGAAAGATGGTTATAAAATCATCGGATCGGGAAATATTTCTGATTGTCTGTATGACAGTTGCGACTACGACACATGGTACGTGGACGAGGTCGGAGATCTCTGCTGCGACGCCATACACCACGACGGAACCAACCACTATTTGTATAGGGTTTTCCGCGACGGAACCACACCTGAACAGATGAGCAAACTGGAACAGAAAATCTACAACGGAATCGCAAAATGGCCTGATATCGCCAGAGTTACGACCAAGATCGGACCCACAATCGCGAAAGTATATGGGTGGGGATGGAACCGGAACCGGAAACAAAACTGAATCTTGATTTTGTTAAACAATTAGCGGGGATGAAAACCACCCCGCTTTTTGTTTGGAAGGAGCAATCATGTCATTCAAAATCGGAAAAATCTTCGACGCGCTCGGACACATCTTCAGAATCAACCAGACGGAACACAAAGGAAAAATGGAGTTCGTTCCGTCTATCAGTACTTCCTGCCGGTGCAACGAATTCTGTCAGGCACGCATGCGGAACGGCGAGAACGTCTGCGCGGAGTGCTTCGCGGACTCCCTTCTGGCGTTTCGCTGGTCGCTGGAAGAGGCGCTGGAACAGAATTCCAAACTGCTTTCCGAGCGGCTTCTGACGGAACAGGAAATCGATTCGATTGTCATCCGTTGGACGCCAAAAATGCTGGAAGGAAATCCGGGTATGTATACCCGCATCGAGAGCTTCGGCGATGTGCGGAACGTAATCCAGGCACGGAATTACATCCGCATCATCAAACGGAACCAGAAATGCAACTTTGCCATCTGGAGCAAAAACTGGCGGCTGTGGTTCATCGCCTTCCAGATGGAAGGGAAGCCGGACAATTGCACGTTCGTGTTGAGCTCGCTCAAATTGAACGTACAGGACCTGATTCCGCCCGAGATGGAACAGTATGTAGACCACGTTTTTACGGTCTACGATGCTGACTACATCGCCGCCAACGGAATCGAAACCAACTGCGCGGCTGAGTCCTGCGCAAAGTGCGGACGTTGCTACAGGAAGAACAGGGCGGACCTGTATGTAAACGAGAAGCTCAGGAAGAAGGGCGGGAAAGCCCGCCGGATAGCCAAAGCCGCATAACGGCATCGGAGCCGAAATGAAATCCAATTCGGATTCCCCGACCGTGGTTCCCTGACTGAAAACCCACCCCATACGGTCAGCGGAGCCCGAAATGAATCTCGTTTTGGATTTCAGCGGCGGCTCTTGTGGACGAAAACCCACCCCGAAAGGAGACACACTATGGAGAAACCCGTTGAATACATCGTCAGGGTTTACGACGGACCCGATACCTACGAGTATGAATACTCGAATCCAGAACACGCCAACGAAGCGCGGGACTGGGAGCGCGAACACGGCAACAGCGCCAGCCTCTTTGCCTACTACTGGGACGGCGTCAACCGTCGCGAAGAGTTTATCCGCTAATGGCGGAACCAGAAAGGAGATTGAATCATGAGCAAGCAGTATTTCCCAATCACATCGGACCGGGATCAGACCATAAACTTCATGCGCGTTGACTTCGTCTACAACAAGGGCGGAATGAACGTCTGGACGTACAAGCGGGAGCCCCGTGGTTACTACCTGATGTTCACGCCGGTCCAGCGTGACGGAATCATGGAGGGCTTCACGGCCTTCACCGGCAAGAAGTACATCATCACTGAGGTCTCCAGGGCTTCCGCGAAAGCGGAACGGGAAGCAAAAGCTGAAGCTGACCAGTTCATCGAAGACATGCTGGAGCACGTTTGTGAACAGCTTGGCTGTCATCTGGTCAGAGAGGAGCAGGAATGAAAATCAGGTTTTATCAGGTGACGATGAATCGTCACTATGACTATCCGGCTGCTGTGCCTGTGACGGAATCGGAAACCATTGTTAATCGCATCGGTCTATCACCCACCGTCAAGAATGTGAAGCGCTTCATCGAGCGTCACACAGACCTTATGATCGACACCCGCTGGATGAGCGTCGCGGAGCAAATCCACGACGGTATGTCATGCGGGTACTTTTCAATCAACCTTGTGACCGGAACAGAATTTGAAACCTGTTCCATCGGATTTATGGAGGTGTAATCATGAAACGCTCGTTTGAATGGCATGGAAATAAATACTTCCTGCTCGGAACCGGATCGGACGGAGATTATTATTGGCTCCAGGAGGCTTCGTTTGATTGTGGCTGGTACTGGAGTATCGGCTACATAGAAACATTCACGAATAATAAAGCTCCGTGGAGGAGCGCAGATATAGCCAGTCACAGCCATTTTAAGTACATGATGGAACGCCAAAAAAACGACTTTGGCGGACCAATGAATTGGTATGACGCGTTCCGTGCCGTTTTTCATGAGACGCCGCTGACGGATTCAGAAGTATGGACCGTGATAGAAATCATGAGGAGCCTGTACACGGCGCGTGATTACTCGGATATGCTTTACCATGGCGGATCGTATTACACCAGAAACCCTGTCGCAGAAACCATAAAGAACGCAGCGGAATACGGGCGGATCAACAAAGTGGTCATCCCTGCCTTGCTCGAAAACCTGTACAAAATCTTGGACGGAACAGGAAAGGAGAACTAACCATGACCGAAGTCTATCGCCAGACCGGCGCCTATGCCCGCGAACACAATGAGCTCGACCAGTACCGCGAATCGTATCGGCTCAACCAGGAATGCAAGCGCGACATCGAGAAGGGCATCGCCGCCGCCTTCGACGGAATGCGCCTCGCTAACGGACCGGAGCAGGAAGTGCTCACTAAGTACGGCGCGGACCGTGTGTCCTACGTCCTCGCCAACACGCTTCAGGAACTGCGCTACGATGGCCGCTTCAGCCGGAGCAATAAAGAGTGGGCGAACGGAATCACAATTACACCCAGCGAAAACAACTGCTATCTGATCGTGAACACCCATCCCGCCGTGCTGGATGGATTCGTAAATAAGGTCCGAAAGATTATCGGACAGTGAAAGGAGAACGGAATGGATAATCAATCGCATTTCAAATGGGAACTGACCCGCGATGAACTGGACACCATCTGGTGGGCGCTGACCGAGCGCGAAACATCCATGCGGAAGAAAGCCGAGCGTGTACACAACGGCGAGAAACTGGGTTGCACGGAAGCAGAATATCACAGCATGGCCAACAAATGTTTAGACTTGTACGGCCAAATCAATCGTATGCGGAACCGCTACTGGTAAGAAAGGAGACAAAAACCATGACTATTAAGCGCGACATCCTCGGAACCGTAATCGAAATCAAATTATCTGAGCAGGAAGTGCTCGCCGCCCACCGTGCCTATCTGGAACAGGAGCTCGGTAAGATGAGCGCTCCTCTCCCCCAGCCCACAAAGTGTGAGATGACTCAGAAGCCACAGCCGGACTGCAATCCAAAGCTTGTTGTCGCTGTGGCCGTAGGGCAGGAACCTGAGTATATACAGAAACTGTGGGAGTGCAGGGCAAAACTCGAAGAGGCACCGTACACATCAAAACGTTGTTTGGTGCTGGATGCTTACGTTCCGTATATGGCAGCAGCGCATAAAGCAGGGCTGTCTGGAAATAAGATTGCGCAAATACTCGGCACTTGCCCGTTAACAGTTCTGAAACGTCTTGATTCTATTCGTCGAGGGAATACTTTCGCCGCCTGACGGACTCAGAAAGGAGAGAGCGTATGGGTTACTACACAAGTTATAACATGGACGTAAACAACGTTAAGAGTAAAGCGGAACACGATGCGCTTTATGATGCGCTTAGAAAGAAGAACATTATTGGATATGCCTTCTATGGCGGAGACTGGGATAAGCATAACTCATCCTCGTTCTGGTGCAGCGAATGCGTTAAGTGGTACGACCACGATGAAGACATGCTTGAGATCAGCAAACAGTTCCCGGAAATGACGTTCAAACTGATCGGAACAGGCGATGATGACGATGATCGCTGGTACACGCTGTATCGTAATGGCGAATTTGAAACGGTAAAGGCCGTACTGACCTGGCCGGAACCAAAGCGGATTAAGTGGAAGGAGTTATGGAAATGAAAATCGTTTATCAGGTGACCGTAACGGACGAAGATGTCAGACAGAACGTAATGGACGTTATTGATGAAATGGAAGGTGAAATCGAGTTTCACAACGACGATGAGAAGTCCAACTTTATCACAGACTGCACTGAGAACATCTGCGATAAATACGAAAGCGAATATTGGAACCACGAATTGTCGTACATGGACTATGAAGAAGAAGTCCTGGATTTGGCAAGGGAATATGGAATCAGGAAGGACTGACGATGAGAGCGAAGGATTACCTGAAGCTCAATCGGACGGCAGCGGTCGAGCTCCGGGCGCTTGATGAGTATTTACTGAGGCTGTGCGGAACAGCATTTGACTGGAGATTCGTCAACATGTACGACATCCCTCTTCTGGCCGGAACGATAAACGGACACGAGTTCCTCGTGAACCTCAGCCTGCCGATGAAGAAGGTGAAATACTGGATCGATGGAGCCGTAAAGGAGAGTGATGACTATCACGGCTTCAGCGAAGAAGAGCTCGCAATCGAAATCTCGAACTGGTCCGGCAGGAATTTCTTGTATGAAATCGAATCTCTTATTTGACATCGGAGCCCAAAACGAATTAGGATTATGAAGGGAGTGGAGTAAATGAGAGCGTCGGACTGGGGAATACTAATCTTACTCGTTATCCTCTTTGGCCAATACTACTACAGGATGAACAAAGCACAGAAGGATCTGTTTAAGGAACAGGCGATAAAGTATCAATTGCTCCCGAAGTACGGTGTGTTTGATCAGCACACAATAAAGAATTATCTGAGCAAATTTGCAGAGCCAGGAGTCAATGTGTACTTCGGCAGCCTGCAAAATGTCGCGCAGAGTGTTCCGATGATGCGGCTCGGATCGATTGACACTGCGATGAGAAAGTACTATAGCTGGTACGGGTTCCTGTATATCGCAATGTACATCATGTATTATCAGGATTCTATGCCGCAAATCGCCAGACGGATGGCGCACGAGCTTGAGAAGTACTGGCCGGAAGGAATGACATGGCGAAAAGCCACGAAGTACTTAACGGAATTAAATCAACAAGAGATTTATGAACTCGGAAACAAAGCTACCTACTATGCAAAACTATACATGACGCTTCCGCCGGAAATCCAAGCGAAACTCGATGACAAAAAACAGCGAAAGAAGTTCCTGAAAGAAGAAGGAATAATCTAACGGAACCACAATTGAATATGGATCGTTACGAAGTATGAGGACTGTCTGGAACGGCAGTCCTCTTTAATTACGAAAGGAGACAGACGGAATGGTAACAAACACATTCGGGCTGAAGATGGACGGCCTCGCTCAGGCCGCAGCCGCCACCGAAGATTATGGTTGGCGCGGACTCAGATACAACGAACTCTTCTACAATATGCGGACCGGTAAGGTGTGGCTGGTCAAGCAGACCAGTCTGAACCAGGCCGCCTGTACTAAATATGATAACCCCAGCATCGTGAAGATTGGCAACCTGACGGACCAGTATACAGAACAGAAACTGGCGGTAAGGATTTACCGTGGGCTCATCAAACAGGGGAGGATCAGAAAATCATGAAAAAGATGTCTGAGGTCTATGCGGAACTGGTCGCCGCGATGCCGTCGGAAGAAATCGACCATCATGAGTCGGACCTGTATGTGAAAGCCACGCCGGTCAGTAGTCGGATCATCAAAGAGGCTGATATCCCCCACGGAATGGTGGAACGGTTTGTAGACCAAATTACAGGAACCGTCTGGTACGACCTTGCGTTTGCTTACATGCCCTTCTGGGCGGAAAGGATTTAATATGGCAGATTACACTCGTTACTCTATGGAAGTCGACGGAATCAAAACCGATGAAGAACTGAAGGCGTTTGAGGACAAGCTCAAAGAGCTCGACCTTATCGGATACGTCTTCGATGAAGGTCCTTGGAAAGCAAAGAATGGTATTTACCAGTGGGGACATTACGATGAGCAGAACTGGACGACATGTGAGGAAACGATGATGCTTCTCAGCAGGACATTTCCGACCTTCACCTTTAAGCTCATGTGCTACGGTGAGGGGATTGACGACAACTGGGTGCTGTATATGAAGAACAACGTTTGGCAGTGGGTTAAAGCGGAATGCGTTGCCCCTGCTCCCGACTGGGCGGAATGGCGCGGCGACTGGAAAATGTGAAGGGAGAACCGGAATGACATTTGAAGTGAAAACCCGCTGGGCTGTAACGCCTGACTGTTACCTGAGTGTTGGCCAATATGAACGCGGCAAGCACATCGCCATCAGCATCTGGTCTGAATCGGAAGGACCGTTCGCTGACCTGACCGTGAACCTCGACAAGGTCAAGCGGTTCCCGAGGAACTACGCTTTCGTGGACGTGAACAATTTTCCAGAGGCTGAAGCCATGATCAAACAATTGGGCATTGGAACACGAATTGAAAACGAATTCGGTTTCAGCGGATACTGCGCTTACCCGCTGTATCAGTTCGATGAAGAAGCAATTAAGAAATGGATGGAGGGATGAAAATGACTATCGGAGATTTGGCGGACGTATATCAGGGACACATGGTGGTTATGGGAGCGGACAAGATAACGCTCGCAGACACGATCCGTGACCACGGGGATTTGCCGTTCGACCTTATCAATGTGCGGATTGAAGGACTCTTGCCGCTGAAATATCCAAGCGGAGAGTTTTATATTGAAATCACTGTCGACCTGTAACGAAAGGAGATAAGAAGTATGGAACTGGAAGTCAAAACAAAGCTCGGAACCCTGATGGCCTCTGCGGACGGAGACGTCAGTTATCCGGGAATCATGATATATCTTGTGCGTGACGACGGAATGAGAATACTGTATGCCTGGGTCGAAGTCGACGAGACAGAAGCGGAACCAGTGCTGAAGGTGCATGCGTTCAACAGCTACGACGACGAGCCAGAGTTTGATTTGGACCAGACAGCGGACGACATCAATAATTATGGAGAGGAGACGGAATAATGAAGAGGTATCGGATTGAGTTTAACGGCGTGATTGAGATTGAAGCCGAGGACGAGGACGAAGCGTGGTCGACCTTTGGATGTATGTCCGACGAAGAAGTACGCGGGAACATCAGCTACATCGATGTAGAAGAGGTTGAGTAAGGAAGGAGCGATAATCGTGAAAAAGATTCAGTTTGGACTGACGGAAGAGCAGATGCTGATCACGAAGGGATGGACGGTTGTGCCGTCTGACAGCAACGACCCCACGCAGCCCGTGCTGTTCATCCCGCCGCTTGAGTCGGACGAGCGTCCGTTCATTAAAATGTCCGATGGAACCAGAATCAACGTCACAGCCAATATGTGCGACGCCATCTACCGCTACGTGGATCGGGAGTCTGCCGCCGATGATTTGAATTACTTCACGAACGATAAGTATGAGGGCGGCGAGTTCATTGAGCATAAGGACGAGATTGAGGAATGCAAGGAAGATATCATCGACAACTACATTGAGCGCCGGAACGGAGCGGAATCGTGGTGGGATGATATGCGCGACAGCATCAAGTATTCACTGGGATTGTATTAAGGAAGGAGCGATAAACATGAAACCGTTTAAGGAACTCAGCCGTAGAGAGCGCATGAACGAACTGCTGGTGCATGTAAACCAGATCATGCATCGTATCTATCCAGACCGTGAACTCTGGGTGGACTACGTTAAGCCGGACGAGGAAAGCATCAAGACCTTCAGCGACTGGACTCAGAAGAGACTTGGAATTCTGACTGGAGATGAATACCTAATCGTCAGCGAAGGGCCCCGCATGGAGAGTGTCCTGTACGCCGTGAATATTTCGGCGGACTCAGAACTCACGGCGATGGACGAACTGTTTCATCTGCTGAGTTATAAGTTTTAAGGAGCGTTGTGATGGATGGTAACGGATACGCCATCTTTTCATATGAAAGATGGCGTGATGGTATGCAGGATAGGCCGGAGCCCGAAACAATGAGTCTTGAAGACCTGGTCTCCGAACTGATTAAATGGTTGCCGAAGGATGAGCACCGCATATGGAGCTATGACGGAGACGAAATTCTGTGTGAGACTGAACAGCTTGCTGAAGACATCGCCGACTTCATAGATGCGCTCTATGGCACACCTGTAGCAAACACAGGATACTACGCCCCAGAAGAGGATGCGCGGAACGGCGAAACAGACCAGCAGACCGGCTGGTATTATGTGACGATAGATTAAGGCGGAAGGAGAAAATGATATGACGTTATTTGGTGGATATGAGTGCAAGACGACTTTCTGGAACGACTTCGAGATTGCAGAACGATTCGGAAAAGATGCTCTGATGGACACCTTCAACAGGGCGTTCGGTGAGTGGAAGAACAACTACATCTACCTGACAGAATTGGTCATGGTGATGAACCACAAGCTGTGGTACTGGTACGAGAAAAAGCACGATCACCCATATGTGGAACTGTACAACGTTTTCTACGATAAGAGCTCATGCTATGCGGAAGAGAATCTGAAAGGCAATGAGCTCAGCTACTACTACAGGACGACAGACTGAAAGGAGAATCGTTATGAAGTATCGCGAATACAAGAAAGAATACATCGGCGAATCCGACAGCGCTGTACTGGTGGTGCTGTCTCAGACATATGACGGGGCGCTCGAAGCGGCGCCGCTGAAGTTTGGTCAGGACCACGCATACAGCGCATATATCGTGGACCAGCACTGCGACCCGCCCCAGCTTGAGGGATGGAACCTTGAGATCATCAGGATTGGCGCTGGTTGGTTCAGAATCTACGACGACCACGAGGGAATCGTGATGCAGAAGGATTTTGATAACGTGCTCCGCATTTACCGGCGCGGCGAGATGGGCTGCATCATCCAGGCGTATTGAGAGGAGTTAAACATGAAGTATATCGACTATATGGAACAGCATCCGAAAGAGAACATGAGTTGGTGCAGGCCGTTCCTGTCAGATGACGGACACGCGCTTGCTCTCAACGAGGGCGACCCAACCTGCCGCTTCCCAGACGGGGCAATAGGCGGGCAGGAACTGATGAAGCGGTTTGCAATGGAGGTCAATCCATCATATGATTTATACAGCGGATGGGATGACATTCATATAGCGCTCGAGTGCATGCACGAAGTCGGCTGCGTGGACTGTCCGTTTGCCGACATGTGCGAAGTGATGAACGATGAACTGGAGGGATGAGGAATGAATAAGGAGCGCAGGAAGCAGTTACAGGAAGTGATCAACAAGATTTCCGAAGCGCACGACCTGCTCGACGAGATATTGAGTGACGAGCAGAACGCCTTCGACAATATGCCGGAGGGGCTCCAGTCTTCGGAACGCGGTGAGACTATGGAAGAAGGCATCTACAACATGGAAGAGGCGCGTGATAACCTCGAAGACATTACCAGCACACTCGAAGAAGTAATGGGATAGGAGAGATGAGCGATGACGGAAGACACTTATATCAAGTGTATTGACGGTAAATGGTATGCCTTTGCGGCAGACACAAAGGATTGGAAAGCATATTCGATTGGTAGCGACAATCCGAGCAGAGGCAGAGACGGCACGCGTTGGGTGGCGCCACTGAACGACAGTGGAATCAAATATGTGGCTATCTGGTCGACGTCCAGAAGCGGCGCTTATCAGAAAGCCCGTCGGAATGGCAATTACTGCGGCGAAATGAAATGGTAAGGAGACAACACCATGACGAAGCTCACGAAGGAAGAGGCCAAGAAGGAACTGTTCGATGCGCTGAACATTGACCATCCAATCATCTTTCATGTCTACGAGACCGACATTACGGACGGATATGTGGTGGGATCGGGGATCATCGGAGCGCCCGATGACCTGTACGACACAGACCGCTTCTACGATATCGGATATGATAACCACGACGTGGAAGAAATCCATGTCGACAGCATCACGACCTACATGATTGGTGATGGTGGGGATAGCGAACATGCTGACTCCAGCGATTGCGCTGTCATAGAGGATATGCTGAACAACCGACGGACAGCTGGCGGACTGATGGAGTTCCTTGAACACGACGCCGACGTCATCTCTGATTGTGGCGCTGGGTATGTGGACAACCCGTGCTATGAGCCTGAAGACGACGATTACGACATATAATAGGAAGAAACCCATGCATGCTTTATCCAATGGATAGAAACGGAAGGAGATTTGATTATGAAGATAGTATTCTCAGCGGAAACATTCAAGAGAATGATGAAGGTTTGTTCGTCGGCAGTCATCAAGAAGGACGATGGCCGAAGAATGCTCCAGTACATCTGCATTGATGTTGGTTACGACGGAACATTTACTGCGTGTGGTGTGAACGGGCATGAGCTTGCCAAGTATAGAGGGGCATGTGAGGCTGACGGAGAGGGACGTGTCTTCATTAAGCCGGTCAAGACGCCAAAGGACGCGACCAGGGTCGTGGTCGACGGTACAGATGGAACAAGGACCATTGTTGAGTATCAGATGTACAGCCGCGCCATTTACACAGAGGTACAGGTGGTCGATAAAGGCGAGTTTATCGCTTACGACAATGTGATTCCTAAACCAGAGGAGCGAGATGTTCTTTCGATTTCGGTCGATCCGAAAGCCATGATTGAGTTAATGTCTGGCCTGAAGGACTTTAAGTCTATAAAGATGTCCTTCAGAAGACCGATCGACAGCATCCTGATTACACCGAATCATTACACGGAAGGCGAAGTCACTTGCGTCCTGCTACCAATGCGTGTCGCTTGATGGCGGCAGACCATGATTGATACGTCTTAGCGATTTGACAGGCCGAAATAGTATATGTATACTGTGTATCGAAAGGAGGTCGGTTTGAAATGGAAGTTAAAGACCCCGGAAATCTGCTGATACCATTTGATAAGGTTAAAGAACTGGTCCATGACAAACTTGTTAAAACACTCGACTTAAGGGCAGATGTTAACAGTGATGTTCTCAGAGCATTGGAATTGTTCTTTCTCGAACTGGAGATGCAGCTCTATGTGGATGACATCTGGAACCCAGACTGGCGGCTCGATTACCTGGAGGGCGTCATCGATTTTGTAGAAGAAGCGAAATTGGTCACAAAAAAGCAGGCACAGTGGCTGCGCCAATACCATGACTGGATCGTCGGGAACGATGACATGTTTGGCGACGTGGAGGATTACAGGAAGGCACTCGGAATCAAAACCCCCATTCGATATCCGGAAAAAGAAGAAGACGCAGAATAACAGAATATGAAAGGAGCCGCATAGCGGACGCACGGTGAAAACTGTGCGTGTTTTTTTTATTATGACGATAACGATGATTGTGGATGGCGTGGAACATAATGTCAACCTGAGCGAAGAGCAGGTGCAGCAACTGCTGGATACAGCGGGACGTCAGCCATATGCCCGTGTCGGGTACGGCGAGACGTATTACTATCTCGATAATCTTGGCGACGTCAAAACGACGGACGACATTGAATCAAGTGCAGACGACAGGTTGTATGATTTTGGCAATTACTGGGCGAACAAGAAAACATGCGAGGATGATGCCAGAGCGGACATCTTGCTCAGACAGCTCCGTAGGTTCGCTATGGAGAACGGCGGTTACTTCGACAAAGACACAGACGACCTGATGTTGTCATGGTGTTTGGAACCGGCGGACAAGCCATCATTGAAAGAGGTGCGCATCTATAAGCGATACACGAGTCGCGTCGGAATGGTGGGCTTCGCTTCATGGGATGCTGCGCGAGACGCTTTAACGCAGTTCCGCGACGAAATCATCTGGTATCTGTACACCTACCTGCCGAGCAAGGAGATGAAATAATGGCGCTGATCAAGTATTCATGTGAAGTTTGTCACCGGCTCTGGGATACAGAGGAGCAGGCGGACGCCTGTGAAGCGACGCACAAAGGAGCGACCGAAATTCTGGAATGCCGTTACAAAAAGAAAGCGCAGCCGGAACTGTATCCCTCCAGCCTGCTGATGAAAATGGCGGACGGAAAACAAATCGTCTACTACATGGGACGGGCAGAGAAGCAGCCCACTACACCGCTCAAATATGAGTCTGTCCCCTACCCCACTGACCCGACTGGCGGACAGTAAAGGAATAGTAAATCGGATTAAGCGCCGACGGCGAGCGGCTATCCGATGCGGATTAAGAACCGCCAGTGAGCGGGCATCCGCGTGAAAGGAATATTTGAAGTTAGGGAGTTTGTTCTCCGGGTCCGGCGGCTTTGAGTTCGCCGGACTTTTTTGTGGCATCACGCCAAGTTGGAATTCCGAGATTTTGGGCTTCCCTCGTTCTGTAACGGATCGCTGGTTTCCAGACACAAAGCAGTTAGGCGACGTGACGAAGATTAAAGGGGGTGATGTTGAAGCGGTTGACCTGATTACATTTGGGTCGCCGTGTTAGCCAGGACCTCTCTATCGCCGGTAACCGTGCCGGAATCCATGATGGAACCAGAAGCTCACTGTTCTTTGAAGCGATCAGAATCATAAAGGAGATGCGCGATGCCACAAACAACCGGTATCCAAGGTTTGCAGTCTGGGAAAACGTTAGCGGCGCCTTTAGCTCCCACAATGGAGCAGACTTCCAAGCCGTCCTCGAAGCGTTCTGTCAGGTCGCAGGAACCGACATTCATGTACCTTTCCCTGAAGTCAACAAAGGAAGGTGGGCAAAAGCCGGAACCATCGTGGGAGATGGTTTCTCGATTGCCTGGCGTCTCTACAACGCCGTCGGTTGGGGCGTTCCCCAGCGTCGAGAGAGAGTCTTCCTTATCGCAGATTTTGGAAGTGAACGTGCCGGAGAAATACTATTTGACAGCGCGTGCGAGTCTTGGGATACTTCGGCGAGCATGGAAACGTGGAAAGAATTTGCCGGAAGTGTTAAACAACGCACTTGTTGAGTGCATAAAAATTAGTGGTGATTGCTTTGGGCAGAAAGAAATTAGAGACGCCGGAAAAATATTGCGAGAATTGTGGGAAGAAGTTGGAGAGAAGACCTTTAAAGAATGGATACTTAGAGCCATTATTTCACTTCAACAAGAGAAAATACTGTTCAATACAGTGTTGCAGTGCTATGCAATCGAGGGAAAAGCTCCTGTGCCCACCAAAGACAGCAAAGACGAGCAGACAGAGGGCGAGAAAGATTGTAGAGCAGGGAACGTGTGTGATGTGCGGGGCGCAAACACGGACAGAAGTGCACCATATAGATCACAATCCTATGAACAATACGCCAGAAAATTTGATGAGATTGTGTTCCAAGTGTCATCACGCCCAGCACAAAAACGACCGACAGAAACCTTTATGTGTTGTTTGCGGGGAGCCGCAGAAGGGGCACCATTTATGCTCAAAACACTGGCAAGCATGGAGAAAGAGCTTAAAAAGAGGATGGGATACAGAATACACATTGATGATAAAACAATGTTTGATAGATGCGGGGCTGTGAGCGTCTGGGATGCCCGTGGGAATGGCGACGGAGAGACTTCTCCTACCATCACAGGCGACCACAACAACAGGATCACCGACTACACCGCCGTCATTGTGGAATCGAAACCGAGCACCCACTACTTCTCTATGCAGCGCTTCGATGAATTCAAGGAGAGCGATGCGGCGTCCACCCTCAAACAGCGGGACTACAAAGACGTGACAGATATCGTGGTCGAGGAACGAGAACCAATACAGGAACGCAAGTACATCGTCCGGCGGCTGACGCCCACGGAAAGCCTGAGTCTTAATGGTTTGCCGAAATGGTGGTGCGATGATGTGAAAGGCCGTTCGGATACAGCGGTATATAAGCTGTCCGGAAACGCAATAGCGATTCCGTGTGCTGTAGATGTGTTGGAAAAAATCGAACGGGCTTACAGGAGAGATTTGAGATGAACAATTACAATTCAGGAGTAATGGATTTATGGCATGCACTGAAAATGGTTTGGCAGGAGATGCCGACCTCCGCCGTTTGCGGGATGTTTGGTTGGGGTGAGTCATACGATTTTGATTTCGATGATGTCCTTTGTGAAGATCCGATGACCATGATAACAAAGGTCAAGGAATACGAACAGAGAAAAAACCCGACAAAGAAACAGGTCATCGCGGCGCTGAAGTGCCTCGGCAACCCAGAGTCGGACTCGTGGGATTATAAGAAATGCTTAGAAACAGGGTGTCCGTTCGCCAGTAATGAGGATGGATGCGCGGCGCCTATCACACAAAGCCTCTTCAAGTATTTTCCAGAGCTTTGTGATGACGGCGCTGATAAACCTGTCAAAGCCCGCCCAATAAAAAAGCATGAGTTGTCGTTGTTGAAGCCCGGAGATAAGGTCTGGTGGACACTGTGTGATTGTGAACAGAAGCCGGATTGTGAGACTATCACCTATATCAACAAGAACATCATACGCTATGAGCCCGGTCATGGATTTGACGTCGTCGATAATTACGCAAAGGAGAATGGTTTTATTCTGTGGTATGACGAGCCAACAGAGGAAGACATCGACGGTGTCGATTTGAAAGGATTGCGCGATGACTGATAACGGGATGCCTGACAGGGAGAAGGTTATCAGGGCCGTTGAAACTTGTTTTGATAGCTGGATTGATAAGCACCGGAACATAGGTCTTGATTTGCATGAAGTCGAGCGGTTGAAACGAGAAGCGCTGGAGATGCTGAAAGAGCAGGAAGCTGTTGAACCAAAACTTGTCGATGTAAACACATGGACTTGTGGTGAATGTGGTGCGTTGATCGGTTGGGAGGAATTTGCACAGTCAGGATTGGAACTGGTCAAGTACAAGTTCTGCACGGAATGCGGAAGGGCGGTGAAATGGGGATGACATATTCTTCGATTGAAAAAATCCGACCGAAAGCGAGTATCCAATGGGACAATGGCAACGACGGGCGGGATGGGCGTTATTATATCGAATATCGCTGCCCCGTGTGCGGTCGAAGGATATTCTATTATGGGCGCGATAACGCATGTGATCAGTGCGGAACATTTTACGATTGGGGAAAGCGTGAACCAGTCATCGAAATAACGAGGTGCGTGAAATGGGATGAGTGACCAATATAATACAGACGGGATAATGGTTTTCCAAAAGGCAAGTCAAAGACCTGTAACAGATAACGCCTTTGAAAGCATTGAACGCGCAATAGCGTTTGACGTGAGAGACTGGTCTCAAGACCGGAGAAGTGCATGGATCTATGCCATCGTGTTCGGCTGGGAGTACGAGGACGCCTGGGATGAAGTGGCTAAGAAATTCGGCTGGGATGAAGAAGACCGTAAAAGAGCACGCTCACTGCATGTGCAATGGGAAATGGCAAAGGCGGTGAAGTGGGATGCCTGACCGGGAAAGGGTCATTTACGATCTTGAACGATGTACGTGCCACGTTCCGGACGCTTGCCGGGATTGCTCAAAATACGCCAGCGGAACCGTGATGAAATGCATGGAAAGCCTGATGATGGACGCGTTGGAACTGCTGAAAGAGCAAGAACCAGTTAAACCAACAGTCAACGTTGATACTTGGATTTGTTCCGAATGCGGTCATACATTAGAAAGTCAAGAACTTATTGATGACAATGAGAATCCTCAGGTGCTTATCCATGAGCAATATAATTATTGCCCGAACTGCGGAAAGGCGGTGAAGTGGGATGAGTGAATACACAGGAGGGCCGCTTGACAGATTAGCCGATTTGTTCATGAGAGCACTGAGAACGGATGACCCTCAAACGAAAGCCAATTTAATCAATGAATGGAACGAAGAAATCAAGTTTATCAATTCTGTATTAAAAGGATGGTGAAGTGTGATGAATGAGTACAAAGAAGGACAGTATATCATTTACCAGAACGGCGATAGATTCGAGATCGGGAAGATCAAGCGCCTCACGCCGACCGGCGCGTTTGTATGGTACTCATGCGGTGATACTGCTGCAAATACCCCGTATGACTGTATGCACCCGATCCAGAATGCTTATGTGATCGGCGAGACAGGGCTTGGAGGGTGTATGACATGAGGCTGATTGATGCGGATGCACTGAAAAAGGAATGGAGCATGGGCCTTGGATCATGTAATGATTGCCCACAGAACACGAGAAGATGTCAATTAGACATGGATTTTACGCGAATGGATATTTGCGGGATGATTGACGATGCTCCAACCGTTGGCGGCTGGATCAGCGTTAAGGACAGATTGCCGGAAACACGTCATGCTGTACTTGTGTACACGCCGCATTATAAAAACATATGGGCGGCTTCAATGCACGAAGACGGGAATTGGTGTATATGGTCACCACACAGCGGAGTATATTTGGACCCAGATTGGCACGGGCCGATCACCCATTGGATGCCGCTGCCAGAACCTCCAAAAAGCTTAAATAGGAGTTTATATTATGGATAATTGCCCTATCTGTAAGTTGAAAATTGGCGAAAAAACAGTTCAAAGTCCAATTGCGCCGTCCCTGTGTTGGCTTGAAACAAGTCGAAGTAAAAACGGATATATCATTATGAAATTTGGATATGGCGACGATTATGAACACATTTTCTATAGCCCGCGGTATTGTCCAGAGTGCGGGAAGAAAAATGAGCCAGTTACCTAAATAGGAGTTTTGAACATGACCCGTAGAAACACATTTATACCGTTAGAAATTCAATGCTTCTGGTGTAACGGGCAAATGGAAAGAGGGACGGTTATATCTGGTGAACTCAATTGCGTGACGTATTTTTGCGAGCGATGTGGTGGAGTATCACACTTCGCAGTAAATGACAAGCAGAGAATAAGCAGTATTGAAGTTGAGTATAAATCGCCAGACAAAGGGACTCAAATAGGAGGATAAGCGCGATGGATTGTCCGTGGTATTTAGGGTTTCAGGCCACAGAAGAATGCCTCAAAACATGCACCATCACAGAAGAAAACCGGGATTATTCGATATGCCCCGAAAGCACCAGCGAAGATGATGTTTATATGGACATGGCTTAAAATAGGAGTTTGTATGATATATCACTTGAGCTGTCCATATTGCTTCCATCTTTGGTGGAGTAAAAATGGATTTCCTAAAAGATGTCCAAAGTGTAGAAAACAACTTAAATAACACTATTGATGGGTGGGTAAGATGAAAGCCAAACAGTATTTTGAAAAATACGGGGAATCAATCTGGAAAGAAGCCAACGAGCCCGATGTTCATACTGATGGGCCGATAGCACAGATGTTCATCGAATTCGCATCTGAAATGAAAGAGATTATAACCCGCAGAAACGCGAAAACCGATAATGCGGTAATGGCTATCATTTCAGAACAGAACCAAAAATGGAATTCAGTTGTCAATATGTTTGTGAAGCAATATGGAATTTCACCGATTTCAAGAGATGGATTCGCAAAAGGATTCAAACAACAGCTTGGAATTTAAATAGGAGTTTAGAATGGCTGATTATCACGTTGGTGCTGGCGAAATAACTGGAGAAATCTATGCTGGCGTGTTGTCGAAAGACGGCAAATCATGGAGAAACCGTTCGATTGTAACTGATGCGGCAATCTGTGCTGTACGGGATCATCTCATCAATCAAATGAATCAAAGCAATCAAGATTGGTTTGGTTATGAGTGGTCACGAAAAGACGGCAAGAAGGTCGTATTGAGCATTGCAGTCAAATAATTTAAATCGGAGTTTATAGCATGAAAGCAATTATAAAATTTACCGCCTGTCTTGAATGTGATATTGATGACAAACTTCGAGACAAGATAGTTTCGAAAGATGAACAGGTCAAACAGCTAAAAAGCCTGTTAACGGAAGAATGCGATTGCGAGCAAGTTGAAATAAGCGAGTATCACGTAGAACTCAAATAGGAGTTTAAGCAATGAAGCGAACACCACAAAATTGCACGGTTGCTGATAGAGTTTATTCCCGCGATGGACATGATAGGTACGTTGGCGATAAATGTGCTGGTGTACGGATTGCTGTTGGTTGGGATGGCGATGAGCCGATTGATACTTGTAAAAAATGCAAGTATTTCTATATGTTTGATGAGGATGAGGAAACTTAAATTATGGATTTAGGAGCCTACGCACAGATTGAAAATATTAGCAAAATCATGACAGACAACGGAATCGCTGTTCCAAGACTGCGCGGACTCAGGCTGATGAGTCAGGAAAAAGCAATTTCTACAGACGAAATTTCAGAGTCTGCCAATCAATTGGGCCTACAAGAATGTGAAGCTCTCTGCGAGTCAGACTTCCGACTAAACGCACACATTTTCGAATGTTCAAATAGAACCCGCCGGATCAGGCGAAAATATCTGAAGTATGACGATGATCAATTCACGCCTGTCGGAGTTAGATGGGATCACATCCATGGCAAAAAGCGCAAGAAGTTCAAGTACGTTATCAAAGCCGCTTATCAGCGTACGCGTGAACAGCTTGAATTATTCAATCGCTATTGCGGCAGGCCTGATGTTCTCTACATCCACGCAAGAATCGGTGGCGGAAACTGGCCGTATTACTGTAACGAGGTAAAGAATCAGCCGTGGTTCATCTGCAAAATCGACGATGCCTTTGATTCCACCTACTGCGACATTTACGCCGCGATCAAACCGCCGGAGGAGAGCCATGGCTGACGAAGAAAGAGAGCAGAAGATTCATGAAGCGCTTCATGTCCACCATGACAAGGTAAAAGAAAAATACCATACGGTTATGACTGTTCCTTGTGGAAGCCAGAACTATAGGCTGGATACGGAAAGCAGTGATTATGACACTTTAGGAGCTTAGAGGAGTAAAAATGGCACAGATAAAGACTTTTCCAAGGGACTGTACGAAAAAATGCCCACACTATAAAACGTGGGATATGTCCGTGGACGACTGGACATCATACTGCGATTTGCTGAAAGAGCAGGTTGATGATTGCGACGAGGATTACATTCGGTTTCGTTGTCCGCTGGATGCAACTGTGGAATATGCAGACCAACCAACATTGCAACCAGCGACTTAAATTGAACCAAAGTCAACGAAAGGAGCTCGCGAGATATGTTGGAACGATTCTACAGATTCAGACACAAGCTATTCGATCTGATCGAGAAGGTGGATGATGGATATCATAAGAGCTATGAAGGAGCGATGGAAGTACGGTTCCACTACCCAAACATATTTGAAGATGAACCGGTAGAGAAGGTCGACTTTGTAGAAATCGAAGTGCATTGCTATCTGCTGATAAACGGACGGCACATCACGTTTGAGGGCAAGACGTTCGACGATGCTTTGGATAAAGCAGAAGCGTGGCTTGAGCGTGTGACGGAAGAGGAAGGTTTCTGATAATGATTCCACTGCTGCTCATTGGTTTTCTTCTTGTCGTTGTTGCTGGCGTCTGGCTGTTGATTATGACGGACGAAGAAGCGTTCTGGTTATCAACGACGTTGCGGTCGCACGAGTCTGACTGATTCAAAAGGAGACAGAAATGGTGATCAATCCATCTACAGTTTATTGGATGAACGTGCTGTGTCATGTGCGGGAAATCGTACAGGTACTGATGATATCGTCTGCTATTTTTTGCACGATATCGCTTATATGTGGTTGGATAATCGATGACGAACAAGAAAAGGCATGGTGTCGGACCTTTGCCTGCATTATGGCTATCATCTGCCTCGTTATGATTTTCCTATACATATTCATACCGGATAAACAGACCCTGGCAGAGATCATGCTGGCCAAACACATCCGTGTTGATGAGACTGGGTGGACCCCAAAGCTGGTAAGAGAGACAGCGGATTACGTCGTCAAGGCGTTCAAGCAAATCAAGTGAGGTGTGTTATGAAGATAATCGATTTTGAGAAGAAAGGGAATGTCGTCAGGTTCTACCTCGGTCAGGATAATCTGGAAGACTGGTACGGCGATGACTGGAATGACAGGCCATACGAGTACAACGCCGGAACTGTGTACGATGAGTTTCTTGCTGGATACAGAGATATCGCGTTCGATTTTGACTCGGTTGTTCTGGAGCCAAAGGATGACTATGAAAACCGCGGCAATTCAAAGTACTGTAAAGACGATATGCGGAACAGGGATGTGCCGTGCATCATTGTTGTGCCTGACGATGTTATTGAGGACAATTGTTGTAGGGATGAATTCAATAGGTACGTTGGCAGCGACCGTGTAACAAAATTCTACTTTGGCGACAGGATGGAGCCTGACTATGTATACGATGCTCCACCGAAGCGTGATGAAAACTATAGGCTGATCGCAAAACCGGCCAACGGGGGTTGATAAAATGCAGGAAGTGAAGCACAACGGAATCACCAAGTATATCTACCAGCGTCTTCTGGCCTTCATCGGAAACCCGTATGGGGTCGCCGGATTGATGGGCAACCTCTACGCGGAATCAGGTCTGCGCTCTGACAACCTTCAGAACAGCTTCGAGCAGAAGCTCGGTATGACAGACGAAGAGTATACAGACGCCGTCACGAACGGCACGTATACGAAATTCGCCAACGACGGTGCTGGATACGGCTTGGCGCAGTGGACCAATAGTGCCCGGAAACAAAATCTGCTTGGTCTGTCGAAAGCGATAGGCGCGGCCATTGACAGTGTGGAGATGCAAATCATTTTCCTGATCCTTGAGCTCCAGAATTACTCACTCGTATGGAACGTCCTGACAAAAACGTCAAGTTCGTATGAAGCGTCTGATGCGGTATTGGAACACTACGAGAAACCGGCTACGATAACTGACTCCTCGCGGGACAACAGGCGTTCGTTCAGCGTACAGTACTATCAGCTGTATGGGAGCGATGAAAAAATAGCTTACAGTAATGATGAATCTGTCATGTTTGCTGGTGTGCTGAAGCGTGGAAGTCGTGGTGCTGATGTCAGGACGCTCCAGCAGCAACTGAAAAGGCTTGGCTATGCTGGCGGAACGCTTGCTGTGGACGGTGCATATGGAGAGAAAACGGGAGCGGCTGTCAGTGAGTTTCAGAGGGATTACCACCTGTACTCTGACGGAAAAGCTGGGGCTGTCACACAGTATGTGCTCAAGCTTCAAGAGCGTGATGGATCGAGATACACAGTTGTGATTGGCAACCTCGATTTCACAAGCGCAATGGAGCTTTATCACAAGTATAAAGACGCAATCATCAGAGAGGGACATGTCGATGCAAAAAATTCCGACTTTGTTTAAGCGCGAGTTTATCGACCGCCATGTTGTTAAAATTCTGCCGGAAGTCACGCCTGGGCTGGAATGGGTGTTGCTTGGCGGCGGTATCCCCACGGTCAAGTATGACGGCGCCTGCTGCGCGATCATTGACGGTGTGTTCTATAAGCGCTATGACGCGAAACGGAACAAGGATGGCATCCAGAAGTCTCCCCCGCCGGGAGCTATTCCGTGCTGCGACCCAGACCCCGTGACCGGTCACTGGCCGCACTGGGTAAAGATAGACGCGGGGAAACCGGAAGACAGATGGTTCATTGAGGCTTACATAAACACGGGGCGCGACCGTGAACTTACAGACGGAACGTATGAGGCCGTCGGTCCACACTTTCAAGGCAACCCGTATCACTTGAATTTTGAACACCTTATCAAGCACGGCGAGGACGTTATCCGTCTTCCAGACCGTAGCTTTGAAGCTATCAAGGAATACCTGCAATGGAATCACATTGAGGGCATCGTCTTTTGGAAGGATGGCAAGCCGGAATGCAAAATCAAACGTTCGGACTTCGGCTTCCCGTGGCCGATTCTTAAATGTTAACGATTTGTTAAGTTGGTGTCCGCAAAAAGACTTAATTTGCGGACGTCCATAAAAATGGCAGGTCGGAATCATAAACGCCTGATAGCACACGATATTTGTGAGCAGGCTTTCTAAAAATAGCCGGACAAACCTGTCCTGTACAAACACGCGGCTTGTCCGTTAACATAAATATGCGATCGCAAACGACGGAAAAAGAAGGAGAAGAGAGAATGAAGGAATTGTTTGTTCTGCGCAACGTCGCCGACCTGAAAGCCCACCCGAAGAACGACTATTACTTTGACCCCATCGAAGGAGACAAGTGGATCGAGTTCGTTGACTCGGTTAAGCTCCACGGCGTCATCAACCCTATCGTTATCGCGCCGGACGGGACGATTATAAGTGGGCATATGCGGGTCGAGGCTTGCAAGGCGCTCGGCATCAAGGAGATTAAGTGCTATATCCTTGACGTGAGCGAGGAAGATCAGGAGATCGCACTGATCGAGAGCAACGTCAGGCAGCGCGGGACCATCAATAGCCCCTCCGTTAAGATGGGGCGCGTCATCAAGGCAATGGAGCAGTACAAGAGCAAGGGCGAAGTCCGTAAGGAACTTCAGATCGACTACAACGTGGCCAGCAGGTCCAAGTGCCTCGCCGACATGCCGGAAGAGGTACAGGAGCTCATCGAACTGGACGTCATCTCTCCGCGCACAGCGCTCAGCCTTGTGCGGAAGCTGACGCCAGAACAGCAGGTCGAGCTTGCCAAACAGCTTGACCCCGTCCGCCAGTACACTCAGAACGAGATCGCGGCGGCGATCAAGGAGCTTCCGTCCAAGGAGAAGGTGGACGAGCTCCAGAGCAAGCTGGTCGAAGCCCAGAGGAACCAGAACGAGGACGAGCTCGAGCTTCGACAGAAAGTCAATGAGCTCACCGAGCGTGAGCGCAAGGCGTATGAGGACCTTCAGGCGGAGAAGCGGGCGCGTCGGACCATGATTGCGGACTACGAGCGCAGGATTGAGAACGTGGAATCGCTTCTGGAGAATGCCTCCAGCAACGCCAAGGACCTGGTCGAGCTCGCTGAGGAACGCGACGAGTACATGAAGAGCGCGGAGACCGCTCAGTGCGACGCGGATCTGAAGCTTCTCTGCCAGTTGGTGGAGTCTGTGGCAAAGGGTCTGTCCGAGGTAGCGAACGACCCGACGCCGCTGTATGGCGACATGGCGACAAGGGCAAGCAGCGCCATCAGCGAACTGAGCGGCGTTCTGGAGAAGATTACCAGGCGTCTGAACACCGTGGACGGGGCGGCGTAAGCCGCCTTTGTCTCTGTTATTGGATCTAACCAATTATTATGTATCCCCGATACTGTATCACCCTGTATCATCGAAAGGAGAACGCATGGAAAACAAAGAGGATATCATGTCGATGAACCTGTATCAACGTCTGGCGAAAGTCAGAGATATCGCTGACGTCGTGCAAAAGAACAAGTCCGGCTATGGCTACAAGTACACGTCGGAAGACGAGATTCTGGCCAAGGTCAAAGCTGGCATGACGAAGTATCGTGTATCTATCTATCCAAGAGTGGACACGGAATGCTTCAATAGCCAGCCGCGCAACTACGAAAAAATGAAGTACGACAAGGCTGCTGGCAAGAACGTGACCACTACCGAAACAGAATGGCTGGTGGACGGGACGGTCGTTTATTCCGTTATCAACGATGACGATCCTAACGACCGCTTTGAAGTGACGTGGCCTATCTGCGGTTCGCAGTCAGACAAAGCACAGGCGTTTGGCTCAGCGCTGACTTATGCCAATCGTTACTTCTACCTGAAGTTCTTCAATATTGCCACATCCGAGGACGACCCCGACGAGTGGAAGCGAAAGAAGATGGAAGCGGCTGACGCGGAAGACGAGGCCGCAGCCAAGGTGGTTGTGCAGAAAATCGACGAGCTCTGCCGTGGTGGAATCACCGAAGAGAACAAGCAAGACATCATCAAGCTGGTCAAGAAGTACGCCAGGGATGGCGGGAAACCGTCAGGTAATTACCTGCTGATCAAGAAGCTGGATGACGCTAATGCCCTGTACACGGAACTGCGGCAGTTCTTCGATGGAACGGGAACAAAAACCAAGAAGACCGAAAAGAAAGAGGAGGCCAAGTAATTATGGGTTTCAGGAATGATGCGTATGCTAAGCTGTGGAAACTGGACATGAGCAGGAAGTACCCTGAAGGGCAGATTTCCATCTCCCGCAAAGACAAGACGACTGGTGAGTATGTCACGGACTTTCAGGGCTTCGTGACCTTCAACGGAAAGGCGGCTGAGGACATCCAGAAGGTGCCGAAGGAAGGCCGCTTCCAGATCAAGCAGTGTGATGTGTCCCGAGTCTTCAATAAAGAGAAGCAGCGGGAATATACGAACTTCCGCGTGTTTGAGATCGACGCCAACGTGGACAATGGTGGACAGCGCCAGCAGACGAGTGGCCGAGCTCCGGCGACCGCGAAAGGCGACGACAACATGAGTGTGGCGGAACTGGAAGCAAGGCTGGCCGAGGCGAAGCTCCGTGAGAGTGGGAAGAATGTTGTGGGAGATCCTGATGAACTCCCTTTTGAGTGACGGGTTAGCCTTCCCACACAAAAAGGCGGATGAGGCGATGGCGGTATGAGCTCACTGATTTACGACGACTGGACGTGGTCCTACAGCCGACTCAGCCTGTTCAATCAGTGCCCGTATGCGTTCGCGCTGAAATACCTGTATGGGGAAACGTCACAGTCAAACCAATATGCAGAGTTCGGCTCTTATATCCATAGTATACACGAGCAGTTTTACAATAAGGAATTGAAAGAGTCTGAGCTTGTCCCCTATTACATCGAACACTTCAGCGAAGTGAACAGCCGTATGAGCGGCGAAGCGAGAAGTAAATACTTCCTTGATGGTCTCAACTACTTTGAGGGCGGGATACGGGTTGTCCCGTCCTCAATCATTGGTGTCGAAAAGGTTATCAACTTCAAAGTTGCCAACTACAGGTTTGTTGGAATCATCGACCTGTTGTATCGGAATGAGGACGGTTCACTGACCATCCTGGATCATAAGTCCCATAACCTAAAACCAAGGTCTGGCCGCGTCAAGCCGACTGCAACGGACAGGGAGTTGGATGACTATCTAAAACAACTCTATTTGTACGCTCACGGCGTTCATCAGCTGGGGTTAGGAAATGTCAGCACCCTTACGTTCAATTGCTTCAGGGGTTCTCAGATTATCGAAAACAGATATTCTAAAGCCAAGGAAGACGAGGCCGTTGAATGGGCGGTCAACACCATCGGGAAGATAGAGGATGCGACCGTCTTCGATCCGCGTCCAGACTGGTTCTACTGCCGCAATCTATGTGATTGCCGGGGCATCTGCGAGTACAAATAAACAGGGGTGATGATGTTGGATCAGATATCACAGGAAGCTATACGGGAAGCGAAGGAAAAGCTCGGCGACCGGCAGGCCGACATGATTGCCGATATCCTCTCCCTTGAACAGTACAATCAACAGCGGCGTATCGCCTGCTGTCCACTTCATAACGACAAGACGCCGAGCTTCAGCTATAACCCCCGGAGCAATAGTTTCTTCTGCTTTGGTTGTCACCGGACGGTCGATATTATTGACGCATGGATGATGAAGGGAGATACATTCCTTCAGGCGGTCGAGAAGTTGTTTACCGAGGCAGAGATGCCTCACAACTTCTCGTACCGTGGCGTCAAAGAAGACGACGAGACAGAGTTTTGCTATCCAGAGCCGACCTACGCCGAGAACAAAGAACGCGTCTACGCGTACTGGCAGCGCCGTTGCATCTCGCCGGAAACAATCGACGCTATGGATGTGCAGGAAGACCCGGATGGGAACACGCTGTTCCAGTTCTATGACTCTGCGGACGTCCTGAGGGCAGTCAAGTTCAGGCCGTCTCGCCCTGTCCCCCACGGCGAGCGGAAATGCTGGTGGATGAAGGATAAGAAGAACCCGGCGCTCAAGCCCTATGTCGGAATACTGTTCAACCAGCACAAGCTGAACATCTCCCAGCCTGTCATTATCTGCACAGGCGAAGGCGACGCGATGGCGGCGTATGAGTGTGGGTTCCATAACGCGTCCAGCATTCCCGGCGGAGACCAGAACCTGAATTGGGTATCGTACCAGTGGGATTTCCTGACAAAATGTCAGCAGTTCGTGCTGGTATATGATAACGATGAGTCTGGCAGGAAGTACATCAAAGAGATTACGCGCAGGCTTGGTGAGGACAGGTGTAAGGTGGTTGACCTGCCGGAGACCATCGAACTGGAAGATGGTTCGGTCAAGCATATCAAAGACTTGAACGAGCTCTTGTTCTACGGTGGCAAACAGGCTGTCATTAACGCCATCAACAACGCGCAGGAGCGGAAGATTGAGTCTGTTATCGACTGCTCAGACGTGCAGGATATCGACATGGATGGTATTGACGGCATGAAGACGGGGTTCAAGGAATTGGACTCATGCATTAACCGCTCGTATTGCGGAACTGTATCCATTGTGACGGGGGTTCCCGGCGCGGGCAAGACATCGTTTCTGTCCACTATCATTAATGAGGGCGTAGACCAGGGGTTTCCGACATGGGTCTACTCTGGCGAACTTTCCAATAGTGCATTAAGGAACTGGACTATCAAGTGCAGGGCTGGACAGTTCTGGCTGGAGAAGGTCGTACGCGATGGATTCACATCCTATCAGGTGGTGCCGGAAGCCATCAAGAGGATGGATGAGTACTATCGCGACAAGCTGTTGTTCTTCAAGGACACATATGACGCCACGCCTGATGCGCTGTTCCAATCACTGGAGTCATGCGTCAGGAAGTACGGTGTCAGGATGGCAGTCATCGACAACCTGTCGTCGGTCAACCTTGGCGCGTTCGGTGACCATTACTGGGATGAACAGAATAAGTTCATCAGGGACTGTATCGCAACAGCAAAACGACTGGATGTCATCATGTGGATCGTGCTTCACCCGAAGAAGATGGTCGAGTTCAATCGGGCGCCGGACCTATATGACCTGTCTGGCTCTGTTTCTGCGGCGAACCTCGCGCACAGGGTGTTTTCCCTGTACAGGGTCAAAGAAGAGGACAGACAGCCGGACAAGAATGGCAATCGCAGACCGTACACGGACTGCTCTGTACAGCTTCACATCGTCAAGGATCGGTTCACAAGCGCACTTGGCAGGGTCTATCCGCTGTACTATGACCCGAGCAGTCGGCGCTTCTATGACACGATGGAAACACTCAGGAAGAACTACTCATGGGATACACAGTTGCACACGGACCCGCTGCCGTTTCTGACGGACGAGCAGGTTGCAATGATGCGTGGAGAGCTCAATGATGACGACCCGATTTAAGGAGGGGTGAATGCCAAACTATGTGATGTACCACTGTCATAGCGATTACAGCCTGCTCGACAGTTGTACAAAGTTCAGTGATTACATCGAACTGGCGAAACGCGATGGCATGACGGCGATTGGGTCCAGCGAACACGGACTTCCGAGAGGCAACATCAGCAAGATGATCGCCTGCCAGGAAGCTGGGCTGAAATTCCTCTATGGTGTTGAGGTGTATCTGACCAGGACGTTGAGTGGTGAAAAGGTCAGAGACAATTACCACACCGTGCTGATTGCCAAGAACCACGAGGGCATGAAGGAAATCAACCTCGCGGTCAAGCTGGCCTCGCGTGACGACCACTTCTACTACCAGCCGAGGATGACATTTGATGAACTGATTCGGCTTTCAAAAAACGTGATTGTTATATCAGCCTGTGTCGCTTCGCCGCTAAGCAAGCTGCATGTCAGTGATGCGGACTACCAAAGACTGCTGAACCGCTACGATTATCTGGAGATACAGCACCATGACCACCCAATGCAGATAGCGTACAACCAACATCTGTACCAACTGTCGCTGGAGACAGGCAAGCCGCTCATCGCCGGGACGGACACACACTCCTCTACACCGTATAAGGCCGAGTGCCGCGACCTGCTGATGCTGGCCAAGGGCAAGTCGTTTCCCGATGAGGAGACCTTCGACCTGACCTATAAGACCTATGATGAATTAGTGGCCGCATATGAGAAACAGGGCGCCCTCCCCCGTGACGTGTATCTTCAGGCGATTGAGAACACGAACGTGATGGCGGCGAGCGTGGAAGAGTTTACCATCGACCGCAGTAACAAGTATCCGATATCGTATGGCTCTGCCGAAGAGGACGCAAGGCGGTACAAAGAACTGACATGGCAGATGTTCGAGGACAAGCTGAAGAAAGGTGTAATACCGAGGAGCCAGGAAGATGCGTTCAGGAAGGCGATAGAAGAGGAGCTCGCCACATTTGAAAAGCTGGGCATGTGCGGCTTTATGCTGTCTGAAAGCGAGCTCATTCAGTGGTGCCATGCTAACGGCATTCCAACCGGCCCAGCTCGTGGTTCTGTCGGCGGTTCGCGTGTGGCGTATGTTACGGATATCATCGACATGAACCCTGAGGACTATGGCACGATATTCAGCAGGTTTTGTAACGAAAATCGTATAGAAATTGGCGATCAACCATACGGTCGCCCTTTGCAGTAATGCATCGAAAACAAGCTGGTGAACCAACATACGTTGGGTGTGCGGCGTTTGCCGTGCTAACGGTGAAAGCTAAACCGCAAGGCATGCTAATACCGTGGTAAGCCTTTAGGAAAGGAGGTAACCATATGATTGACTATAGTTTGCTGTATAGCGGAGAGGAATTGAAAGAAATCAATGGGTTTGAACATTACTATGTTTCAAATTATGGCCGTGTGTTTTCTGACGGAGAATACAGAAAGAGTGGCCGTCGTGACTTTCATGAGCTGAAGGGCAAGTACGGGAAGAATCCAGCGAAGTACGGTAATGTCATGCTCTCGAAGGATGGAAAGTATTACACGTTTATGATTCACCGACTTGTAGCTCTACACTTTGTGCCCGGATATTTCGATGGCGCTGTCACCAATCATATCGACGGCAACAACAGAAACAATCGAGCCGATAATCTTGAATGGATAACTCAAAAAGAAAATATCCACAAGTCCTATGTCACATCAGGAGTCAATCAGCTTCGTCATTATGATGAGTGGGCTTTGTTTGACCCTGAGGGCAACGAACTCGGAGTATTCAAAGGTATGACGGCCATACACAGATTTATCGAGAAGAATCATCTTCCGACGTATGGATCTTCGTTAGAAAAGTATAAGGTCAGTCGTGGTTACCGTGTTGAAAAAGTTCCTAAGGAAACTGTAACGACTATCCAAATCGGAGTAGCGTGACGGTGAAATTCCGTCGTGCGAAGTGCCAGCCTCCGCAATAATGCGGATGAAGATATAGTCTACTCCCCTAATAAATATCGGGAAACCGAGGGTATAAAGGATAGATACTGATCTTATTGACACCGATAGGCCAAGAGTGTTCCAACATATCATCCAGAAGTTCGGCGAACGCAAGACCGCCCGTGTTTCGGCTTATGGCACGGTCGCCGATAAAGGCGCGATTGACGATATCTGCCGTGGCCTGAAGACGCGCTGGGTGACAGATAACAGAAAAGACCTAAACCCCAAGACATTCAAAGATGAGATGATTCCAGAGTGCCCGTTCACACTAAAAGCGGCGGACAAAATCAAGGACGAGTATATGAGCAATCCGACAGCCGCCAGACAGAAATATCCCGATGTCTTCTACTACTTCGATGGCACAGTCAACACCATCGTCAGCCAGTCCATTCACGCAGCAGGCATCGTTATTTCTCCAGTAACATTGGACGATAACTACGGCACGTTCTACAACTCTGGTGAGCACTGCCTCCTGCTCGATATGGAAGAGGCTCACGACGTAGGTATGTGCAAGTACGACATGCTGATTCTAACAAACGTTAAAATCATTGCGGACACATATAAGGCGCTGGGCAAACCGTTCCCCAAAACGCACGAAATTGACTTCAATGATCAGGCTGTATGGAAAGATATGAGGCGAAGCCCCTACGGCATCTTTCAAATGGAGAGCTCGCTGGGATACAACTCCCTGCGCAAGATGAAACCGACCAGCGTCAAAGAGATGGCGTTGTTGACTGCATCAATTCGTCCGTCCGGCGCGTCGTACAGGGATGACGTATTCGCCCGTAAGGTACACGCCAACCCCACCAAGGAGATGGACGAACTCTTCAAAGACAACTTTGGCTTCTGCGTCTATCAGGAAGACATCCTGCGTGCTCTGATCGAGCTTTGCGGCTTCAGCGGCAGTCAAGCAGACACAGTGCGGCGGGATATCGCAAAGAAGAATCCAGAGAAGGTCGCCAAGGATATTGTGCTGATCAAGCAGGGGTATATCGAACGCTCCAATAAACCAAGGGAAGAGGCTGAACGCGATGTGGCAGACCTGCTTCAGGTCATTCAGGACGCCAGTGGATACTCTTTTAATAGCTCGCATGCAGTCGCATATTCCATTGTGGGCTTCATGTGCGCCTATTGCCGCCACTACCACCCGCTTGAGTTCTGCACGGCCTACCTCAACGGCGCCAAGTCGCAGGAAGACATCTACCACGGAACCGTCCTCGCCCAGCTTTACGGCATCAACATCCAGCCGCCGACCTTCGGCCACTCCGGCGACGAGTACACATTCGACAGAGCGACCAACACCATTTATCAGGGGCTCGACTCGGTCAAAGATATGGAGTCTGGCGTTGGCCAACGCATGGCCGAGCTTGAGAAGACCGCGCCAACAGACTCTGCGGTCGACCTGTTCCGTTATCTCAAGAGTAACGGTATCGGCAACAAACAGCTTGAGATACTCATAGACATCGGGTTTTTTGCCAATTTCGGCAATGTCAGGAAGTTGCAGAAAATCCTTGAAAACGCTATCGCTCTCAAGTGGGGAGATATGACATGGCTCGCGCACGAAAAACTCCCGAGGTTTAGCTTTGAAGCCGGTGCGCTCTCCGCCTATGCAGAGCGCAGGACAGAGAAGAACTGGAAGGTCAAAGACGGCGCTGGCCTGTTACGGTATATGGGGCGCATCGTCGACGATCAGAACGTACAGGACGAACCGTTGTCCGAGAAGTTTAGCAAGTGGATGAACTACCTTGGTTATATCCCGGCGATGGGCGCGGACTTCAGGGCAAAGATGTATGTCTCAACCGACCCGAGAGAACTCAGGTCCAAGAAGACGGGTAAGGTATGGGCGCACTGCATATCGGCAATTTCGCTGAGAACTGCCGAAATGCATGAATGGCTGATACCGAGCGGCTTCTACATCAACAAGCTTAAGAAGGGAGACGTGATCCAGGTCGTCGGCGGGCGCGAAGGATTCAGCGTTGGTGATTATAACGGTATGCCGACATATCGCCTGTATAACTACAAGGTAACCAATGTTTAAGGAGGGCTTATGAAAACACTGACGCGCATTGTATCAGCAACACTGTTGTTTTCTTTGGTTTGTCTGGCGCTATTGCTCTGCTTCGGTTACCGCACAGCTGTTTCCGATAGCATCACATCAGACACAATCAAGCCAGACCCGTCCATCGTCCTGCTTGAACCCACGCCGACCCCTGTCCCGAAGACTGTGCTGATCTTCTGCTCGCGCCAGCCCACTATGATGACAGGCGACCCCGTCAGGCTGACGTCAAAGCTGACTGGCTTTGATGGCCTGAGCGTGAGCTACCAATGGCAGTGTGACAAAGGCGGCGGATTTGAGGACGTGGCTGGGGCGACAAGCGATTCCTATACGTTTCCAGCCACAAGTGAGACCCTTGGCTGGTCATGGCGGCTGGTGGTCACATATAACACCGATTAACGATTGACAGGAGATGGTGCCAGTGCAGACGCGAAGCGACAGCGCCACTATCAGTAAGCTCAAGGCGGAGATAAAGCGGCACGAGGCACTCGAGCGCAAGCTGTTTGAGATACTGGTGTCGGTGCCGATCAGGAAGACAACCGATATCTACGAAGAGCTCTGGAATTACGCGGAAGAGCAGTCGGGTTTTATACCCGAAGGGGAAGATTTCTATGATGAGGTGTAAAAATTGCACCTTGTCGGGAAGGAAAGTGCAGAATGTCAGAAGAGAAGAAGACATACTTTTTAGAACATACGGCTTTCCCGTGGGATATCACATACTGCGGGAGCGAGAAGTGTCGGCGCAGGGACTGCGTCAGACATCTGTGTCACGTACATAATGTAAAACATGTGACATCAATGAAGCCAGACGGCCTGCCGTTACTTTATTCGATGGCTGACTTTGGCAGTGTGTGCGAGGACTATACGGAGGATCAGAATGCAGGTTGAATTGATTTCCTATACCAACGACCCGCTGTTTACGTGTGAACAGGCGGCGTGTGAGTGTTACGACTCCGTGCCGGACAAAGAGCATCCATCCAGGATACTCGGTTCGTGCATCAAAAGCGGGCATCAGTCCGTCAGTGAACACGCGAACTTCACGTTTAGGGTGACCGGCATTAGTCGCGCCTGTCTCGCCCAACTGACAAGGCACAGGCTGGCAGCGTTCTCTGTGCGTTCACAGCGGTACTGCGGAGAAGGCGAGTTTGGCTACGTGACGCCGCCGTCCATTGAGCAAAATCCAAACGCGAGAGAGACGTATCACGCGTTGATGCAGACCATCAAGAACGTTTATAACTACTACACGCAAGACCTCGGTATAGCCAATGAGGACGCGAGATTCGTCCTGCCAAACGCGTGTGAGACGACGCTGACGATGACGGTCAATCTACGTGAGCTCATCCATATCTGCCACGAGAGGCTGTGCAGTCGAGCTCAATGGGAGATCAGGTGGCTGGTGTCAAAGATGGCCGATCTTGTGGCGGAGAAATTTCCTGAGACAGAGCAGTGGCTGGTGCCGAAATGCGAAAAGGACCCGGCGCACCCGTTCTGTACTGAGCGGCAGTGCTGTGGGCGGCATAAGAAACTTTCGGAGGTGTATAGGGATGAGTGAGAAGGTAGACCATCCGTCATATTACAATCGCGGTAAGGTCGAGGTGATCGACTTTATTGAAGACTGGGACCTTGACTTCTCTATGGGGTGCTTCGTGAAGTATGTGTGTCGTGCTGGACACAAATCGGACGCGGTTGAGGACCTCGAGAAAGCCAAGTGGTATATCAAGCGATACACAGAACATCCGAGCGAGCCGAAATTCGATGGTACTTATGATTGGCGGGAGTACGCAGAGTCCCAGGGGCTGTGCCGTGAGTTGTGCATTGCGATGCAATTGGCGCACGACATGTATTTTACGCCGGACGAGCTTGTTCTGAACGATATTTTGTTTCTGATCGATACAGCGATCAAAGATATTAAAGCAAAAACATTCACGCCAAGCGTGACGTTTGAATCGGGGTGTAAGGAATAATGGGCTATAAACTTTACGGACTTCATGGCTGCGGCATGTGTGCCGCGCTTGAACAGCAGATGCGGGAAAAGGGTGTCCCGTACGAAAAAATCGAGGACAAGGAAAAGATCATGGCGATGGATCTGGATAGTATTCCGGCGCTTGATACGGGCGACAAGGTAATGTATTTTCCAGAGGCCATCATGTTTCTTCGGAATACACAGTTTATCTACACATAAATAACATTACACGAAAGGGTGATCTCCTATGACGGATGCTGAAAAGCGGCTCCTGCTTGATCAATATTTACCATTCATGAATGACCTTGACTTCATTGACCGCTATTGCAACGCTGAAAACGCGGCCTCGGGCAGTGAGGTCGATCCAAACTCCAACGTCCGCAATAAGAACGTCGCTACGCTGGAGAGCGAGATTCATAAAAAGAAGAACATCTTTGCCAATCGGCTTCGCATGTTTAACACGATTAAAGAAATCTACGGCGAAGACCTCGCCTATCAATATTTGTATGACCTTGAGCACCACATCATATACCGTAACGACGAGACAGGTTTGGTCGGAAAACCATATTGCGCTGCCATCTCCCTTTACCCTCTGCTGGTCAGCGGTCTGAAGGGTGTGGGCGGGCAGTCCTCTGCACCTAAGAATCTGGAGTCCTACTGCGGCAACTACATCAACCTTGTGTTCGCGGTCTCCGCGCTGATCCTCGGCGCTTGTGCGACCCCCGAGTTCCTGACCATCTTCGATTACTTTGCGCGTAAGGATATGGGCGAAGACTACTGGCAGTATCCTGACCGTGTCGTCTTTAACTCTCCTATCCGCAAACGCACCATTGATCAGTATATCTGTGATAAGTTCCAGCAGGTGGTGTATTCCCTGAATCAGCCCGCAGGCAGCAGAACATACCAGAGTCCGTTTATCAACTTCTCCTATTTCGATAAAGAATACTTCGACGCTTTGTTCAATGGATATTACTTCCCCGATGGCACACAGCCAAAGTGGGAGAGCCTGCAGTGGCTACAAAAACGCTTCATGAAATGGTTTAATGAGGAGAGAAGAAAGGTAATCCTCACGTTCCCAGTGGAGACGTTCTCAATCCTTAATAATGGGGAAAGCTTTCCTGATGAAGACTCTTTTAATTGGATTGCTCAGATGTATAGCGAGGGGCATAGCTTCTTCACGTATACGTCTGATACAGTAGATAGTTTGAGTTCTTGTTGTAGATTGCGAAACGGTATTGATCTCGAAGAAAACGTATTCAGCTATTCTCTTGGCGCTGGCTCCATCCAAACCGGCAGCCTCTGCGTTATTACTCTGAATATCAGCCGCACTGTACAGGACGCGAAGCGTGAGGGTCGCGACATCTCTGACATGATTACCGAGCGCGTATCCCGTATCCACAAGTATCTGATTGCCTTCCGCAAGATCCTTCAGGATATGATTGACGCACATATGATCCCGATTTATGAGGAGCCGATGTTCATCGATCCCAACAAGTGCTATCTGACTGTCGGCATCAACGGCCTGAATGAGGGTGCTGAATTCCTTGGCATTGAGCCTTCCAACAATGAAGACTACCAGCAGTATGTGGCCTCTATTCTGAAACCGATTTACGAACTCGATAAGGCGGATCGCGTCGCCGGGAAATACAAGTTTAACTGCGAGTGCATCCCAGGTGAGTCAGTCGGTGTGCGCTTCCGCAAGTGGGATGCCCGTGACGGCTATTGGGTTCCCGACCGTATCGCGTACAACAGCTACATCTACCGCTCTGACGACCCAAACATCCAGCCCACCGAGAAGTTCGTCATGCATGGCGAGAACTATACCCAGTGGCTCGACGGCGGTTCCGCTCTGCATCTGAACCTCAATGAGCACCTGACCAAAGAGCAGTACAAACGGCTGTTGAAGCTCGCTGCCAAGAACAAGACCGGACTGTTCACCATGAATATCCCGAACACCGTCTGCAAATCCTGCGGTCATATCTCCAAGCATTACCTCCAGAAGTGCCCTGAGTGCGGCAGCGAGGATGTCGACTACGCGGTTCGCCCCATTGGCTACCTAACACTTGTGTCACGCTGGTCGCTTGAGCGGCAGGAGGAGTTCAAGAAGCGGTACTTCGCAGATCCGCAGAAAGTTGATGAGGTAAAGAATGATTAAATACGTCTCTCACGCCATTACCTTCGCCGAAGTCCCTGACGAGATCAGTCTGACCCTGGCCATCTCTAACTGCGGTGGCCACTGCCAAGGCTGTCACTCGCCGGAGCTCCGGCAGGATATTGGGCGTGACCTCGAAACCGACCTTCCAGACCTGATCAAAAAGTATCGTAACCAAATCACCTGTGTTTGCTTCCTCGGCCAAGGTAACGATATCGATGCACTCAATGAGTGTATCGCCTACTGCCACTATCACGGCCTGAACTCATGTCTGTATACAGGGCGAGACTCTTTCGACGTATTCCAGACGCCCTACTTGACATATCTCAAGGTCGGGCCATACGACGAAAAGCTCGGCGGCATCGATAAAGTGACGACTAATCAGAAGATGTATCAATTCTATTGGGCACCCGATATCAGCGCGTCGATGATGGTTACGCGATACGATATCACACACAAATTCTGGCGCAAACCTGTGGTGTGACATATGGTTTAAGAAAATCAGAGCCGAGGGAGGAAGAGTATGAAGGTCGCTGAAATGTCGAGAGAGGATTTTGAAAAAGTTCCAGAGCGAAAACACTTTGATGAACAGATTGGTTTGTTTAACTCTCTTGTAATTCTTCCAATGGACTATTTGCACGACAGCGGTTATAAGTGTATGGATTTTATTGCCGTTGATAATAATGATGAACCGATATGTAGGCTGTCGGGGTATTCAGATGTTTTGCATCTTGATGGGATTGGCGGGTGTGGAGAGCATAACGGGAGAATTGCCACTAATAGGCCGGTTGAAGGGTGGTCGATTGATTGTTTACCATGCGGTCTTTTGAGAGTTTTTTGTAAAGGATGGATAGCAGCAGGTGCTGCTGTTAGTAGCTTTGAGGTTTTCTTTCATGATAGGAACGAAAAAAGATAAGTGTGTTAATCAGGAGTTTAAGCGGTGGCGAAATATGTAGACGCTTACACTATGCCGGTTGATATGACATATGTCTTATCTTCTAAGAAGAGCTACGGCACGTTACCACCTGTGGTCCCAAATCGGCCGTTGGAATGCTCTTTATGTGAGGTGCAAATCCTCACCTGCTTAACGAAATAACATTTTTATGCGGTGGTGCAAGCATAGCACTCCGCCGGGGTGTAGGCGTAGTAGCCGATAGCCGGGGGCAATGTCAGGTGAAATGCCTGTCCCGCATTAAATAGGAGCTTTGTAGAATGGAAGGAATCTGTGACAACTGCCGGAATGCAGAACAATGCGACAGTGCTAAAACAATGATTGGCATCAGAATTGAATGCAGTATGTTTCTACCAAAGGACAGAGTACCTTATGAGGATGAGATAACGGGCTTTGTTTCAACAGTAAAGCAGTGTAACAAGAAGGCTTAAATAGGAGCTTTGAAATGGCTGATTATCATGTTGGCACTGGTGAAATAACTGGAGAAATCTATGCTGGCGTATTAGCGAAAGACTGCAAATCATGGCGCAGTCGTTCGATTGTGACAGATGCGGCAATCTGTGCTGTACGGGATCATCTCATTAATCAAATGGAGCAAAGCAAGCAAGATTGGTTTGGTTATGAGTGGTCACGGAAAGACGGCAAGAAGGTCGTATTGAGCGTTGCCGTCAAATGACTCAAATAACACTTGTACTGCGGTGGCTACGAAGGATGGGGATTGGATAGCGTAATTGATGGGTATCCGCAGATGGTTAAAATTAGGAGCATAAACCATGAACGACATTGATTCTATGCCGCCGAAATGTCATGATTGTCCTTATTGGGAGATGTGCGAAGAACCGTATATATGCCCAACGCAAGATGAAAAGAAGGAACTTGAATAACACTTTGGTTAGAGCCTGACACGCCTCTGATGACGGTGATTCAAGCGGACCACGTTAGGACATTTGGCAGAGAATGCCGTCACGTTCTCTGCGACTTCAATAGGAGTTTTGTATGATTGGACTAAAGAGTTCCATGCCTGATAAATGCCTTTGTTGTCCATGTCTCCATACCATATTGGTAGACGGTATGGCAGTTCGTTTCTGTATGGCTAAACACAGGGACATCGTTATTATATCAGAAAACGAAGTAAAGAATTCCTCAGAGTGGATGAACTTTCCGAAACCGGATTGGTGTCCCTGGGTTGAAGTAAATTAAACAGGAGAATAAAATGACAGGGCAAGAATTGATAGAATACATTATAAACAATCATCTGGAAAATTATATCGTTGTAGTGTCTCAAGAAGTTGGTGAAAGCAGTTATCCAGCAAGAGAAATCGAAATAGACAATACTCTAAAGACATTTGAGATAACATAAATTAAATAGGAGTTTTGATTATGACAGTAAAAGAATTGATTGAAAAACTGAAAAAGGAGAACCCTGATGCGTTGGTTTATACAATAGATACTTCAGACGATGATATCGCGCTGATTGTAACCAAAGTTAGCAGGAATATTCTTGAAGGGAAAGACGAGACAGTTACAATACATTAAACAGGAGAACAAAGTATGAAAGACTATAGTTTTGCCCAACAGACAGATGAACTCAAGAGGCTAATCGCAGAGCATCCAGATTATCAAATCGTAGTGCTTGCAGGCGAGGAGGCATACATCGGCGATTATGCGTGGACGTGCTGTAGTGATGTCAGGTTTGCTATTGGTGAAATCTTAGACACGGACTATTACGATTATGACGATGCCATTATTACCGATAGAGAGAGACTGGAAGAAATAATAGAAGATCGTCTTTATGATGAGTTTGAGAGCGATGAACTGGACAAGGCCGTGAAAGACAAGATGGCGGAGCTTGAACCGTATTGGAAGAATGTTATTTTTATATACGCAACAAACTAAAATAGGAGCTTAAGCGGTGGCGGAACAGGTAGACGCAGAGATCAGACTTGACTGGTAGTAATCGGCGCGTAGGCCCATGTGGCGGATGTGGATGCGACACCACTGTTAAAAAAGCATAACGGTTGCGCTGGTGCCAAACGAGGAGCGTACAGGCTGAAAGCTCCCGCCAATCAGGGGTTGCTTCAAATCCAGTCATGTGAGGTGCAAATCCTCACCCGCTTTAACGTAAATAGGAGGATAAACTATGCAGGGAAATGTAACCAAAGAAATATGCTTGACACTTGACCAATGGGAAAAAGTGAAAAATGCGCTCAATTTTTACGAATGCGCTGCCGTTGAGTTTTTATCAATTACTGACAGGGAGAATTTCAGCGAAGAATACATCATACCTATATATAATCAACTGCCTGACGAGGTTTTCTAAGCGTCTTAAATTAGGAGTTTTTATATCATGGCTATGGATTACATTCCAGATGACTGTACTTGTTGTATGTATTTGGACAAATGTGGCGTATGTCAAAAATATAACAAGAAAGCGGTTAATCCAGATGATTTATCAGACCCGTTCGCGGAAATAGAGAAACCAGATTGGTGCAATATTGGAGAGCAAGAGTGTAATTAAATAGGAGTTTAAATGATTAAGTGGATAAAACGTATGCTTGAATTGCACAGAAAACGAAAGACCTGTTATTTCAGGACGAGACCATACTTTCATCCGCCTTGCAAGTATCCAAATAATGAAGAATGTAAATTGTGTAGGTATAAAAAGTAAATGTTCTTTTAGTCAAACACGATTTACCAAATCTTGATTATATAAATCGACATTATATATTAAGGAGGTGAAGCTATGTACAAACCTAAACCAAAGGCGATTTACTACAGCAAAGACAAAGTCCGCTATGATTATCCAAGCAAAAAGTACGTTTGGAAAGAAGGCAAGAGTGGCACATTGTGGTCGATGGGAACATATCCTACAAAGATTAGGCCATGCGATCTGTCTGATGACTACATCAAAGTATATCTGTATGGCGACTACAAATACCTGAGAGCGTCTGGCATCAAAGACATGTACTACAAGCCAAACATGTGGATTAACCATTTTCTAAAGGATGATGTCCTATACATCTCCTACGGTAAGCCGCTAATAATTGCGCCCGACAGGTATGGTTATGAGCGATGTGACAACTATGACGTCGCCCTGTTTGGCAACGACATCATGCTCTTTATAGCAGCTGCCAAACGTTACTCCAACTACGACGTCAGTAAGTTTGAACAAGCGATTAAAGACAAGCTCATCCACTTCAGGACCAAATTTCCAGAAGATGCGGCGCACATTTCCAATGGTTGGGATTACAGGCCGGAAGACTACGATAATAAAATAAAGGAATTGGCGAGACATGAATGGTAATAAAGAGAAACAGATCGCACGACGCCAGAAAATACTCGAGATTATCACGAGCGAGCGCGTCGACAGTGTTCCTGAGCTCCGCGAAAAGCTCGATGCAGAGGGCTACCACTGCGACCGCGCCACCGTCTACAGAGATATCCAGGCGATGGGACTCATCACCGCCGTTCAAAGAGATGGCACGGTTGGCATAGCGACCCCAGAGAGAGTCGCCTATGAGAGTGTGTCAGAGCGCTTGTCTAAGCTGACGGTGGAAGCTGTATACGATGTTGTCAGTTATAAGGACATGGTAAAGATACGCTGTGTGCGCGGGTGCGCGGAGGCTGTTGCCGCTTCTGTTGAGGGGCTGAGGCTCCAAGAGGTGTTTTGCTGCATGTCGTCGTTTGATTATGTGATAGTTATATGCCTGCACGAAGAGGGCGCCGCAAAGGTGGCTGATATATTAAGAAGGGCGGTGTTTGGCGATGATTATGTTTGAGAAGGTTCCATTTGATATTTTCGTAGATACTGTGAATAATCTTGATTTAGGCATTATGTTTCCAAGCGATCCCGGTTTTTTGTATAATACACTGCATGACCTACAGATGCCCACGCGGGCAACCAAAGGCTCGGCTGGTTACGACATTCATACTCCCTTCGCGTTCCCGCTTAACCCCGGAAAAAGCGTTATTATCCCAACTGGGCTCAGATGCCTGATGCCGCATGACGTGGTCCTGATGCTCTACCCACGCTCCGGCCTTGGCTTTAAGTATCGGTTAAGGCTGAACAACACCGTCGGCGTGGTAGACAGCGATTTTGCGAACTCTGACAGTAAAGGCCACATACTGCTGAAACTCAGCAACGAGGGCGATAAGCGTATAGAGTTCAAAGCCAACGACCGCGTGTGTCAGGGCATATTCACTCATTACCTGCTGACCGATGACGACGCCGCAGACGGTGAGCGTACCGGCGGCTTCGGCAGCACAGACAAATAAAGGAGGTGCGCCGTGGAGATACAATCCATTGTATGCACAAATAACTATAGTCAGGCATGCGTTCGGGTAGAGATAGACTATCCACTGCCTACTATCGGTAATATCGCCACCATGAAACTGACTCGCACTTCGCTGGCCACGGGCTTCGTAAAAACGCTGATTGATAAAGAGGTGACAGACGTCAGTGACCTTGATGTGACCTATGATGACCTTGAGGTGCTGAATGGTGTGTCATACCTGTACATTGTGTATATGGCTACGAGCGATAACATTGTCGAGCGCAGCGGTTCGGCGACAGTGACTTGCTCATTTGAGGGGCTGTCCATCGCCGACGCGACAGGTTCGTGGAAGACTGCGTTCGGCACAAGCTCCAGCCAGTACTCAGAATCCTATAAGCGCAACAGGCAAGTCCAGTATGTGACAACACTATCGGGCAAATTCCCGCATCGTGTATCAAATAGCGCCAGCAATTACACCACTGGTTCTATCAGCGCCCTCTGGGTGCCGCTGGGAGAGGCGTGTGGCGAGCCCACGTTCCCAGAAGAGACGAACAAATACAGAGAAGCGTTCATTGAATTCCTCGCGAACGGCAGGGACAAACTCCTGCGCACAGCAGACGGCAAAGCGTACATCGTATCCATCGACGGTGAGATCACAGAGAACTGGAACCCGGTTGTTAAGCTCTCGACCGTTACATTCAACTGGACGCAGATTGGCGAAATCGACAAACCGATATATGTGAGCACTGGTCCCGCGTACGTCAGACCCGATGTTGAGGACGACATTTATGACGCCGACGAGGCGCTCAGACGCATCGAAGAACTGATTGCGTCGCTTGATGACCGCTACGTGACTCAGCCTCAGATGGAGGCTTATGTCGCTGAGGCGATAGCCGTCCATCCGCCGACACTTCAAGAATAAGGTGGTGATCATATGCCTACTAATACAACAGAGGCCGACATTATCGCCGAGGCGTTCGATGGCCTGTATGTGACACCCAAAGAGCTCGAAGACCACGTCGAAGAAGAGCTCGATAAGCACCCGCCGACGTTACAGGAGTGAGGCCCATGACGATCACACAAGACGATATCAAAGCCGTGAACCAGCGAACACATGACGTGATGTATAAGCTGGAAGTGCTGAACGAATACCTGTTCGTAGAAAGCGAGATTACGGCGAGCGCCAGCAATATTACATTCAACATTGACGCCGAGAGCGATATGCGGAGAACTGGCACCCTGACGATGCTCGTCGAGGACAAGGCATGGGTCGAAGAGACTTTTGAGATAGGTTGGATGAATAAGTTTATCCGATTTAACATTGGTCTCTTATACAATGATGCGTATAGGTGGTACCGACTGGGGACTATGGTGGCGACCAGCGACGCGTTCAACTATGACGCAACGACCAAGGAGCTTCAGCTGACGCTCACCGACATCATGGGCATCCTTAACTCGGAGCGCGGCAGTCAGATTGGTACACCGGTGCAGATCAGGATGGACAGCGTTATCAAAGATGCGCTCGAAGCGACGATTTCCCGCTACTCTATCCTGAAAAGGGCAGAGATTGCTGACTTCCCTGATGTGATTCCATACGACCTTGACTTCGCCGAGGGCGCGTATCCGTATGAGATCATGAAGAAAATACTCGACCTCTTCCCTTGGTATGAGCAGTACTTCGATGTGGAGGGCGTCTACCATGCCGACCAGATACCGATGCGCAAAGATGAGGCTTGCCTGCTGAATGCAGAAGACATCGACGACCTAATCATTTCCGAAAAACGCTCAATCAACTTTAGCGATATCAAGAACACTACAGAGATTTGGGGCAAGCAACTCAAGTCTGATTACTCGGCGACACAGTGTACGCTGAACGGCTCGACCTACACTCTCGGCTTCCTCGTACAGCTTCAGACCGTAGAGGCTAACAAAAAGTATTCCTTTACGCCGAACGCGGACTCCCCCGCTTCACCGAGCTTTACGTTCCCGTTGGTCAACGATGGCGTCACAAGCACCGAGACATTGCCGATGCTCGACTCGACCGGCGCCGAGCTTGAGGCTGGTGCGCTGTCGGCTGGCAGAACCTACGTCGCGAGATGCATCCTGACGACTGTAGACGACCAGCCGGTCAAGAAGCTGTACTTGATGGGGCAGAAAGACATCCATGTCATTGTGCGCGAGATGAACATCCAGCCGACCGTTGATGTCATCCGGTACGACAAGTCGCGTAATGCCTGCGAGGATATCCTTTATGTCATCAACCCGGACAGCCCATATGCGTGTGACAGGCCAAACGGCGTTGACCGCTACCTGATTCAGGATGGTGAGATCAGGCAAGTCCTGAAGGATGGCGACTACGCTTCGATTTACTCAACATCTCTGGCATACCAGCGCGGTGAGTACGAAAA